AATATATTATTTTATATATAAATTAATTTTTATAGTTATGATTATTATTCTCAATAACAAATTAATTTATTTTGCTATCATTTTCAAGTGATAATAAACATATAAATGAAAAATATTATCAATTATAGATAAAATTATAAAATATCCTATATAATCCATTATGAAGGGATTTAATGTTCTATAAGGTATTTATACCTTAATCATTTTAAAACGCTTTAGAAGGACATTTAAGAGGTCGCTTTTATTGAGTTTTTATAAAAATAACTTCTGGAGTTGATATTTAATGTTAATGAAAATCATTATCATTTTATAGACAATAAAAAGACTAGATAAAGCTCCAGCCTATAATTTTATTAATTATTTTCAGTATCATTTGAAGGTAAACTAAAGGGGAATTACTCCCCAAACACACCTATAAAGCACATATTATTATTTTCTAAAAAGTCTATAAACTCGTCAATACATTTTTCTTTATTGTCGCATGGTATACTGCCTACGATTCTTAATGACTCTTCAGAATAATCATATACATTATAATATCCATCGAATCCTTTGTCATCTAAATATTTTCTTACCGATTCAATATATTCAGCTTTACATTCTAATATATAACCAGTTAATTCTATATATTTCATACTATCAACTCCCCTTTATTTATCTTATATATTAATTATATCATACTAAAAATAAATTTGTCAAGAGCTTTTTTAATAATTTTATTAATTATTTTTATTACTGGTTTTAAGGATAAACCAGTAAACCTTTTATATTTATATAATATCATATTCTACTATCTTTTGTCAACAACTTTATTAATTATTTTTGTTTTATATTTATTTCTTTATATTCATTATTCTCATCAAAGTAACATATATAATCTATTTCACCAAAAAATTCCCTTATATCGTCCATTTCTTCTCTTACTTGTTCTAAAGTATGTAATATTTTATAGTTAAACGGTTCGGAAAATTCCATATTTCTATTATAATATATTTGATAGCGTTCCCAATTATTATTTTCTTCGTTATAATCAATAGCTATCATCATTCTATTTTTACTATCATTTTTTACATATTTTCTAACTCTATCAATATGATTTATTATTATTTGCATAATATCACCTTCCTTTTATATTCTACTATATTCTCCATTATTTCTTCTTATTTCGTGTTTAATTAATCTTAATGTATAGTTTAAGTCCTTCTTTATTTCTGGGCTACATTTTTCACCATATTTATATTTTTGTGCTATAAAAAATTTACCATCTTTTAAAACTTCTATAGTATAATTACCTATTTTGACTACTAATAATTTATTATTTACTGCTTTTGTATATTTTATATTATTTTCTTCTAAACATTTTATTATCTTATTCATAATTTATCACTCCTAATTAATATTATTTACTATCATTGGATGGCATTGAGCAAAGGAGAAAAATTATTCTCCTAATTTACTTCTTATTTCTCTACAGTCTTGACAAATGCCGTCGTTGTTGTTTAATTGTTTACCACAAAATCCACAATAACTGGTATTTGTATATTCAACTGTATAGTTATTATTGTTATTACTATTATTAGTATTATTGTCATTACTATTATTAGTATCATTCTTATTATTACTATTATTAGTATTACTATAGTTTTTATTATCATTACTATTGTTTTTGCTATTATTATTGTATGTAGATTTTTTTGTAGTTGTTTTTATAACATAATCACTAGTGTTATTAGTAGCATAATCTTTATTATCATTATTAACTCTATTGTCATGCTCTTGACTATCATCAAGAGGACGTTCATTAGCTGTTATTCTGTCATCTTTTTGTATGTTTATGCTAGTTGTTTCTGTATATGCGTATTCTTTTTGAGTGTCATATTTAAATGATAATATTATTAATAATAATCCTATTAAAAATATAGTGTTACTTGTTATACCTAATATAATCCATAATGTTTTTTTATTCATTTTTTATACCTCCAGTTAATATAATTTACTATCATTCCATTATTTAAATAATATAACATAATCTTATATCCCCTTTTATTAATTATTTTTACTATCATTTGATTATGATAGTTTTGAGCTATACCACCTATAAATATAGGCAGTATTATTAATTATTTTTAATATCTTTCAATAGATATTTTTCTTATAACTTTAGTTTCTTTATTAGGACTTGTGCTTACTAATCTAGTAGGTATATATCCAGCTATTGTATAACTTTTATATACTCTTTCAGTCCCACCTAATATTTCAACAAAGAAATTAGTGCTAGAGAATATTTTTTCATATTCTTCTGTTGTTATTTCTTCTCTTTCTCTCTCTAAAGGGTTTTTAGGGAAGTTTTTTCTTCCTTCTTTTTTATAAGTTTCTTTTGTTAATGTTATTTTATATCCTTCTAAACCTCTTATTATTGTTCCTAATTCTTTTTTATTCATATTATCGACTCCCCTTTATTTATTCTATATTTAATATTATATACTATCATTTACAACTTGTCAATAATTTTATTAATTGTCGACAGTATCATTTTGATAATTGAGCCTAGAGGATTAATTAATCCTCTAATATAATTTTTTTACTAGCTTTTATACACTTTTTATGCTCTTCTGTTGCTTGATATTCTATTTCGTCTAAGTAAGTTTCCATAACTTCGACATTAACTCTTTTACCATCATTGTATTTTTCAATTATATCATTAAGATTTTCATAAGTACTAGATTTTATAGTGCTTAATTCGTTCTTCATATAATAAACATCGTTTTCTATATTTATTCTGTCATTATGAAGTCCTAATTTGTCTAATAGATTTTTATAAAATCTAATATCCTTATCCATTAGTTGTTCCATTTGATATTGATATCCATATTCTTCTAATAATATATTTTTTTCTTTTTTAGTCATTTAAACCAACTCCTTTATTTACTTATATTTAATATTATATACTATCATTTATGACTTGTCAATAATTATTTTAAAAAATTTATTAATTATTTTTGCCATCATTGCTTAATACTATAAATAGTATATTGTATTAAGCAAATCAATAATATCAACCACATTAATGTTGAATGCATAACCTATACAGTCAACTGCATACATCAATGCTATGGATATTTGATTTTTAAATATAACAATTCCTAATACTAACACTAATACAAATAACATTTTATTTTTCATAATATTATCATTCTCCTTCATTATTAATATAATTTGCTATCATTCGATAGCTTGAGCTAGAGGGCTTAAAATCCTCTATTTAATAATTATTTTTCCTTTGCCTTCGTATATTTTGTTATATAACATTTTAGTTCTTATTGCAAGACCTTTTGACTTTACTTTTGCTAAAAATTCTTCGCTTTCTTCTGTTACTAAATATAAGCTATAATATACTTTCTTCATAACTCATCACTCCTATCAATTTATTTTATATCGATATTATATACTATCATTTAATATTTGTCAACAATTTTATTAATTGTTTTCATTATCATAAATAATAGCATTGAGCTGGAAGGACTAGAACACAATTTCTAAGTCCTTGTTATATCTTTTCATATTTAAACTTGTATGAGTGTCGTCAACGCTATTATACCATACTGTTATAATTTTTTGTGTTTTTGGTTCAACGACAACCTTCATTGTACATTGTGCCATTTTATCATCAATTTCTACTGGAAATGTACTCCAACTTTCCACTAATATTCTTCCTTGTCCTCTAGTGTAATTGTATTCTATGACGTCAAATTCTCCATATTTCAACATTTCACAAATTGTTCTCATATTATATGATACTGTTGATTTTTTTCTTAAGTGACTTGATGCGTATATACGTTGATGCATCATATTATTTATTGCTATGATACACTTTTCTAGGTCGTTACCTTTGAACTGTTTTATATATTTCTTTTCTTGTCCTTCTGTTTTGCGAACTATCCCTTTTTTAATTTCACCCTTTAGCATTTTAAATCCCCCTTTATTTATTAATTATTTTTTATAACCACCTGGAGGAGTTTTCCCTCCAACGCTTAGGGCTTAAGGTTCTATTTTTAGTCGCCCTAACGACTACTACATTTAACAGATTGGGCTATTTCTCAGGCTTAAACATCCCTATCTATTTTGTACTGTGTTTATTAATTATTATTTTTGATATTTATTGTCTCGCCAATCCTCTTCTTTTTACTTCTTCTATGCTATAATATTCATGTTGTTCCATATGTTTACAAAATTCTGTCCAACTGTTAAAACCATTTTCTATTAAATTAAATTTATGTTGCCCTCTATCGTCAGGTGCGTAACATTTCCACTCATCAACCCATTCATATGGTAAACATTCTACCATATTTTTATTTTTTAAGATATAATACTCTCTTTTTAACCTACTATCATAAACTATACTGCTATCCATTTTTCTTAAATTAATTTTCATTTTAAACCCTCCTAATTTATTAATTATTTTTATTATATTATAATAGTAACACACTTTATATTTTATTGTCAACAACTTTTTTTGATTTTTTATTATGTTATAATAATAGCATATATTTTTCATTTTGTCAAATATTTTTATTATTTTTTTAAATACTCAATAGGGATATTAAGTATTTAATTTTATGAAATGATTTTGTTGCTTATGCTGAACAAGGTTGCTAATTGATTTTGATTATGTTTTAATTATAGTATAGGCAAGTGCTATTTGTCAAGCACTTTTTAAATTTTTTATTAATTATTTTTGTTGCTTTATGGTTAGTAGGGTAACCTCCCTTGTCTAATACTTATATTTTAATGTTATCACTTGTTGTCTAATTTGTCAACAACTTTTTTAAATTTTTATTAATTATTTTTTGTTGTTGTTTATGTTTATATAGTATCACGTTCTATTCTATTTTGTCAACAACTTTTTTAAATTTATTTTTTCTAAAAAAATATATAGATAGAAAAATGATAAATAAAAACGCTACAAGTTAGTAATATCAACAGTTTAAGCTATATTTTAGATAACTACAATAAAAATAAAAGTTTATATATAAATAAATTTTTATAGCTAAATACTTTAATTTTTTAAGTAAAAGATAGACTCCACGGTCAAATAGTAAAGTGTTCGACAAGTTTTACTTTAAAAAGTGATAGTAGAAAAAAGGGTCACTTTATCTATTTAAGTTTACGCCCTCTAAATAATTAATTCTTTACATAAAAAAATAATTTATATAGTGAAAGCAAGTGTCGAATACTTTATATAAGTAAAGTATATTGCGTCGAATACTTTATTTATTGATAGTGGAAAATAGGGTCACAAATTATTTTAAAGTGAATAGTACTATATACTTATTTTAGTAAAGCTATAAAAAAGTATTTTATCGTACAAAATTATTTTTATGGAATACTCCATTTTAAAATTGATTTTAAAGTTTAATAAATAAAGTTGGTATTAATTAATAAGTTTAACTTAATTAAATAAAGCAGAATGATAATATCTCCTTTAAAATATTAAGGTAAATCAAGGATTAGCTTTATTTAATTAGGGAAAATACAAAGATTGTTTTATATTATAAAGTTATTATAAAATACTGTAGTTGTTGATATTACTAGCTTTAGAGTAATTCGACAAATATATGCATGGTTTATATAATAAAAAGAACAAAAGAGAATAGCTTAATTAGTTAATATAAATTAACATTATGCTTTATTATTTTAATTATCATAGGTATATTTATTAACTATCTAGCATTATCAAGCATTACAGGACTTAGGAAAATATACGAGAAAACAATAGAAGTGTTGATATAACTGGGATTGAATACCCTACATAGGTATACACAAATAGAAGAAATAGAAGAATGTAGGAATTGCAACAGTTTCACGCTTTACAATATACCCACTATAGGTATAGGATACAGTTATTGCAACGGTTGTATAGTATTGGGTAATAAAGGTAAACTGTGAAACAATTATAGGTAAACACTTTAGGAAAATAAAGGAAAATAAACAAATCACTTTTGATTATTAAGAAGAATTGAATAAATGGTAAAAAATGTAAAATGGAAAAATTAGAAAAATTTTACTTGTGGATAACTTAGATTAAGAAAAAAGTGTATAAGTGTATGAAAGCGTTGATATTACTAGATTATATAGACCTATAGGTTGTTAGCTTGAGATGTAGTCGGAAATGTAGTTGTAAGTATTAGTAAGACTTGCTTTCGTATATATATTTATACATATTAACAGCTTGTGGATAACTAGCAAAATATTTGTGGATAACTAGGTGATATAGTGTTGATAATCACGTCAACTGGACAAGTCAACCACTTTAAAAAATTAAGAATGTACGATTAATTAATACTTAATCACACTTTTTGGAGAAGGAATTTTTTTTCAAGAGGCAAGAAATGTTGATATTCCAACATCTAGGGGGTGGTATCATATTCGGAGGGGCTTGACAAAAATTTTATTCTGTGTAGTAGTTTACCAACTATGTGTCGTAAAAATACCGAATTAGATTTTTAGCAATTCCTACAAGCTCCTACCTTTAAAACATAAACATATTTGCAAATCAAGAATACTAGGAAATTAATACGTTTTTGTTATACTTCATTTTGCCTAATTTAAAAGTATTAAAATTAAATGTTTCTATGTTGTGCTTATTCTCGGGAAATGGTATCATAAATATGTTATTTTACGTTTATAAATTAGTACTTGATTTAATGGGAATTTAATAGTATATTTAATATATTGGAAATAAATGGGAAAATACGGTGTTAATTGGACATAATATACTCCCCACTACGTATTAATTTATCTATATAAACTCCTTAGTTTACCGTATCAAACCATTGAAATACCAAATAAAAGAGTGTGTAGTACAAGCAATAGTTGTATCACACACTCAATTTTACATTATAATATACACTTGTCTAAACACTCTAAGTTACAGTTTACACACATAGTTTTAAGAATTTTATTTCTAATCTTACCCTGTAAGTCGCTTATAATAAGTAGAGAAGGAAGAGTCTGCATACCTTGTTCTATAACATATTCTTTAATGGGATTAATATCTGTGTATTTATCTATACAATCTGATAATCTACCATGCAATTGAACTTCTATTAATAAGCCTTTCTTAATTATAGTATTGTCTTTTTTATATCTAATTATAATATAACCATCTGCTATAACATTACCTAATTGAACGTTTCTATCTACGTATATTATTTCTACACCTAGTAATAATAAATTATATATTAATTCAGTTATATACATATCATGCCTAAGTAATCTTTCATTAGGTTTATTTTCAATATAATAAATATATTCTCTATTATATATTCCACTTCTAAATCGTTTTAATTGCTTATATTCTACTAATTTATTAGCTCTTCTATCCCAAGTGGTATTAGTTAATCCTGTAAAAAATAAGTTTCTTATATGTTCTGTTCTACACATAGCAACTAAATTAATAAAGTTTAATACATTTAAATCTCTTTCCGTCATATTATCACCTCAATATAGTATATGTATATATTTAAATAATGTTACTAAAATATTTTTTTTAATATTTAGGAAACATTTACTACACACTTGCATATAGTTAAGTAAAAGGAGATGATAATATGAGTAATGTAATAGAACCTTTAACAAATACTATTTGGGATACAATAACATTATTATGTAAATCAGTTTTAGATGTATTTAATATTAAAAGTGTTGATTTTGATAAATTCTTTAATGAAATCAATATAAAGAATAAATCTGGAGAGATACCTAAATTAAAAAAGAAATGGGAAGATGAAAATTATAAAATATACGAATTTATAATACCTATTGGAGTAACTATAGATGATTTTAATAATAACAAAAATAAATTCTTACAATTATTAAATAAAGAAAAAGAAGATGTTAGTTTTAAAAAGAACAATGATTACATTCAATTAAGAATTAAAAAGGAAGAAATAGTATGTGCTGACTTTGATTTAGAAAAACATAAGGCTAAAGGATATAAAATACCTATTGGGATTAATTTAGAAGATTGTAGCATTAGATATATTGATTTTAGCGAACCTTCTAATGCACATATGTATTTAGCAGGTGCTACTAGATGTGGTAAATCTAATTGTTTAAGAGTTATTATATCTCAATTAGTAATGAAAAGAAAATGTGATGTTGTATTAGATTTAATCAATGAAAAGAGAGTAGATTTATTTGAATTTAGAAACTGTAAGAACGTAATTCATTATACAGAAAACAGAGATGAAGCTGAAGATATATTATTCGATGCCATACAAGATATAGATAAAAGATATGAACTGTTTACTTATAGAAATTGCACTGATATATGGCAATATAGAAAGTTTAAAAAAATGCCTATTAGATTTATAGTGATAGAAGAGTTATCTTCTTATATGAAGAATAAAGATTTTCACAATATGTTAGCTTTAATAGCTAGTAGAGGTGCAGGGGCAGGGGTATTTTTAATACTAACTACCCAATTACCTTCTAAAGATATATTACCTAATATAACTAAACAAAATATAAATATCGTTATAGGTGGTAAATGTAAAGATGAAATTAGGTCTAATATGATAATTAACTATGGATATTTACATTTATTAAGAGGAGCAGGGAATATGAGAGTATTTGACTATGAAGAATATGGTACAGAAATACAAACTTTCTATATTGATAGAGAGACTGTACTTAAAATATGTGAAAAATATAGTAAAAAGAAATAGGAGGGGTAATTATGAAATATGAACTATACGGATATATACATGATATAGATGATTGTTGTGAAACAGTTTATAGAAAGAGAGCAAAACTTAAAAATAAAGAGGAACTTAAGAAAGAAATTGAAGAGTTAAAAGAAATATGCAATAAAAATCCAAAATATGGATGTGAATATAATATAGTTAAAAAATTATTTTAGGAGGTCGATGGTATGAGAGAAATTTGGGAAGTAGAATGGGAAATGAAATCAAGAGATGGAAGAGAAATAGTTGGTGGAATAATCAAAGAAAACTCATTGAAAGAGTTAGAATCATTGATGGAAATTTATAAAGATAGGTCAATACGTGAGAAAATTTTAATGAAAGCTCCTAAATTTGGTGAAATTGTTAAGAAAAAATACGAATAAATTGCTAAATTTTTAGTAAAAAATGAGTAAAAATGCATAAAAAACGTTAAAAATGAAGAAAAATTGCTTATTTTTACTAAAACAAAAGAAAAAGCCCTAAAAAGGGCTGATTATTACATCTTTTGGGGATAAAATGTAATAATTTGATTAAAATTGCAAAAATTTTCTATGATATATGCTATTCTTGTGATTTTTGTGAGAGTACACTACATTATGATAACATATAAAATATATTTTGTAAATATGTTGATTAAAATATACTTGTTTTTATGAATAAGTCAGTATAATATTTAATTTTATTATTTAATACGGCTTTAAAGTAAGGATATACATTATAATCTATTTTATCTACATTAAATTTAGATAATGTTATGTTGACCGATTCAATAAAAGCCTGTTCCATATCTTCATACGTGAAATCTATTAACTCAAAATCTTTTTGAAGAGACGACATGCAATTATTTGATATTAAATTCTTATTAGGAATGTATAATAGAGATGAAGTTTGTTTAATTTGTTTCTTTTTAAAATATACTCTTTCATCTAAATCTTTTACATGAAATGTTATAGACTTTACACTTCGTCCTTTTTTATTTTCAGTATATGATAATTCAAACATTCCAGTATTATTTAATTCCTTTTTAGCTCGTTGAAGAACATTTCTTTTAAAATCAGCATACAAATTATATTTGTTGTTTAACATTAATAAATCTTTTAATTCGTCTAGTTCATATGTTATATTTTCTTTTGTATTACTCCATAGTCTAAGAAGGTCATATAATCTTTGGCTATATATTGATTTTAAAGTTAAAAATATTTTCATATTAATAGGTGTATAAGCTTTGTAATTCATAAGAAGATGATAAACTTTATCAATGACAACTATTTTAAATAAATCTTCTTTTTTATTATATTCATACCCAGCTATAATACTATATTTACAGCTCCACTCACCATCTTCTCTAAAGTATATTTTTTCATCTAGCATATTATCTAATACTTTTTTAATACCTGGAACTGTTTTCTGTGTTTTATTCGAAATAAGATTTTGAAATTCTTGTTTACTTATATAACAATATGCATTACCAGACTTAGCCTTCTGAAGTTTATACAATATGAAAATAAATATATTATTATGCATAAGAGATATGTTATATCTAGCACTAACTATTGTGTTATTTTTCATAAGTATTTGATTTTTACTCATATTAAAGCCTCCTTAATTTCTCATAGTTATATTATAACCCTTAATATCTCATATTAATAGTCCCTTATTTTAACATATTTTAAATTATTATGAGTAATTAAGGAAATAAAATGCCCTTAAAAACACATATTTATAAACGAAATGATACTTAATTTAACATATATATCCCTTAAAAACACATATTAAGACCTTTAAAACTCATATATAATATGATGAACACAAGGAATATCAATAGAAGTAGCTTTCTTAAATACTATTAAATACTAAATTAAATACTATATATATTAAATAATATAATTCATAGGTAATTTTTCATTATTAGTTGTTAATTATATAAATATAATTATAAAATAATACATATATTCGGAGTGTTTTTGTAATGGTATTAAAGAAGCTTAATAAAAAATTAGACGGACAAACATATTTTTGTAATTCATAGGTAATTTTTGATACAGTTATGTTAATACATAAATAAGAAATAAATAAAAAAGGAGTTGATATTATGTGGAGATATGCTGGTAAAAATAGTGCAACATTATCAGGAGCTGTGATAACTGCATTTGTATTATTTAAAGCTATGAAATATTCAGTTATAGTTGGTGAGGCATTTGGAGAGGTAGGTTTCATAATAACATTAATAGGAATTATGTTTCTTCCTATGATTACATTACTATTAATGGTAGTAATTCACGACGCTATAATTAAAAAGAGAAAAGATAATGAAAACCATAAGTAATTTTTAAATAACTAATGTTAATGCAATAATATAAGAAAGGAGGTGATGATATGGAAAACATATCCAAAAATATAAAAAAAAGAAATATTTATTGTTTTGTCAGAGATAGAATTAAAAATAATTAATAAAAGGAGATGGAAATATGAATAAACAATGTAAAATAACAATAGTCGATAGTCCTCCTGGATATGGAAAAACTTCATATGCAATACAATACATGAATAATGAACTATTTGAAAGATTTATGTATATAACACCGTTTTTATCTGAAATAGATAGAGTAATTAAAACTTGCGATAATAGAGAGTTTAGAAAACCAAATGAGAAACTAGGGAAAGGAAGTAAAACAAACCACTTTTATGAGCTTGTAAAAGAGGGTTATAACGTAATTTCAACACATTCTTTATTTAGAGGGTTGAGTCAAGAAGTAATAAATGATATTCGAGAAGGTGAGTATATACTCATATTAGATGAAGTATGTGATGTTGTCGAACAAATTTCAATATCCAAGAGAGATATTGAAATATTAATAAATGAAAAAATAATTGAAATAGACGAAGAAAATAAAGCCCATTGGATAGATGATACATATGAAGGTAAATTTAGTAGTATGAAAAATCCAATTAAAAATGGCGATGTATATTTCTTTAATAATTCACTAATGTTATGGACATTTCCAATTAATATATTTACAGCTTTTAAAGAGGTTTACATATTAACATATATGTTTAAAGGTCAAGTACAAAGATATTATTACGATTTAAATAACGTAGAATATGAATATAAATCAATAAGTAAAATGAATAACAGCTATAGCTTATGTGAATATCAAGAAATCAATGGTAGTAAATATAAAGACTTAATACATATATATGAAGGTAAATTAAATGATATAGGTGATAAACCAACGGCATTATCTAAGTCATGGTATGATAAATCTAGTAAAAAAGAATTAATGAAACAACTTAAAAAGAATACAGAAAATTACTATCAAAACCTAATAAAAGGTAAATCTAAAGAAAATATGTATACAACTTTTGAAGATTACAGAAGTCAAATTAGAGGTAAAGGATATACAAAAGGATTTGTTCCTTGTAATAGTAGAGCAACAAATGAATATAAAGAAAAAATTAATTGTGCTTATTTAATAAATAGATATTATATACCTACAATTAACAATTTCTTTACTAATAAAGGCGTTAAAATAGATGAAGATATCTGGAGTTTATCAGAATTGATTCAATGGTTATTCAGAAGTGCTATTAGAGAAGAAAAAGAGATTAATTTATATATACCTTCTAAGAGAATGAGAAATTTATTAAAAAGTTGGTTATGCAAATAAAATGCATAAAATCAAAAATCACACTTTAAAATAACATAGTTTTATCGCAACATTTTAAAAATAAAAAATTCATTTTCTTAAAAGATAAGAGAAGAGTAAAAATAATTAATAAATAGAATTGCAATTATTCGTCAAGAGTTTAATTTAAAACCGATTAAACTCTTTCCTCTTCACTTTTTCATTTATTCATTACATTCATAAATTCAAAGTGACACTATAAATAATTTTAATTCATAGGTAATTTATTCACCCTTAATGTTAATACACTAATATAAGGAGGTGGTTAAACAGGATATAGCTAAAATATCTAATGAAAGCTTTTCTAAGAGTTTTTAATTGAAAATAGGATTAGTTATTCAATAAAGAAATGTGATTGCTTAAAATTGATTTTAGGAGGTATAAATATGAAAGTGTATATTGTCATAGAAATATATTATAGTGAAGAAGGAATTCAGAAAGATATTAAATGTGTTTGTAAAGATAAAAATACGGCTAGAGACAAAATGAAAGGATATGCAAAGAAACAACTAGAGGAACAATTTGAATATGAAGATTGGGCAATAACAACGATAGAAGACGATAAATGTATTTTAGACAGTATGTACGAATCGCTTGTATTTAAAATAAATGAATGGGAGGTGGTATAAAATGAAATATATCAATATTGCTTTTACTGGTCATAGACCAAATAAATTATACGGTTATGATTTAAATAATCCTAAATATAAACAACTATTCAAAATATTAAGGAAATTATTAGATAAAATAGATTATGATAATCCAGGAAAAAGAATTAAAGGCATAGTTGGTGGAGCTTTAGGATTTGATACATTAGCTTATGATTCCCTTTATAATAAAAAAATATCTGGGGGATTTCCAGAATATAATTTATTAAAAATAGAAATGGCTATACCTTTTAAAAATCAAGATGTAAAATGGAATCATATTGATAAAGTTAAATATTCATTTTGTAAAGAACGCTCTGACGAAATAACTTATGTTGATAGATTAGACGATTATAAAGTTAAAGGAGTGCAAGAAGATATTTATCATGGTGCTAAAATGCAAAAAAGAAATGAATATATGGTGGATAATTGTGACGTATTAATCGCTTGTTGGTCTGGAACAAAAAAGGGTGGAACTTATAATTGTATAAAATATGCTATAAAAAATAATAAAAGAATTATTGTGATAAATCCTAATGATTTTAAAATAAAGAAATATAATTTCAAACGAGGTGATATAGATGAGTAGGGCTATTAATATAGATAGGGTTATAAAAATAGAAGAAAAAATTAAGCAAGCAATTGAAGAAGGTAAAAATAAGGAACATATAGAAAGATTGTTTTCAAGCTTGGAGCGTATTGAATATAAAATAGATAGAATAGATGATTATTCAAAGTAGAAAATAATTAATAAAATAGGGGTGAATAAAATGGGAAGAATTTACTTTAATAGATTTTTTAGTAAAATAAATAACAAAAATATTTATGATTATGCAAAATTGGATACAAATATAAATGATTTAGAAGAGAGAATACAATATGTATATGATTTATTAAATGTTATAAAAGATAAGAATGGAATAGAATTTAGTAACGATGAATTTTGGAATGAAGTATTCGTTCAACGTATTAATAAAACGAGTTATATTGATTTAATGCCTAATTCAGAAACAGAGTTATATTCTGAATCAAATATAGCAAAGACTTTAGAAGCTATAGCAAATTATATAATGTGGTGTGACCCTAATAAAAAAAAGAAAGAATATATTAAAATATATGACAATGAAAAGAAATTTCAAGATGCTATATCTAAAGATAGAAAATATTTTGATACATATGGAGAATCGGTAGATGACGGTGTTATTATATTAAGGAGAAAAGAAAATTACAAGAAAGCTAAAGATGAAAAAGTTACAGCTGAAGATTTAAAAAATTATCCAGAATTAAGAGAATATAAAAAAGAAATAGATAGATTGAGTTCTTACATAAGAGAAGATAGATTGGATGAGTTTATGGAATACATGCAAAACAAAGGGCACACTAAAATTAAAACGGAAAGACAGGCTAAATCATTTTTAGTAAACCACATAGGAGAACTTAAAAAAGACATGCTACAAGCAAAAATAGAATTAGCAAGACCTATTGTTTGGAAAGCTCCATTAAAAGATGCAGGGGAGCCCGATTGGGACGAACTTGATGAATTGGATTCTACTCATATGAAAGCTTTATTGCAATTATATAGAGAATTAGAAGTGTATGATTTTCAAAGCGATTTAGGATGTATATTTAAAGATTTAGAAGATGTACTCAATGAGGTTAAATTAACTGAAAAACAAGAAGAATTATTAAATTTATGGATGAAAGGTATGACGGTAAGTAAAATAGCTAAAGAGTTAAATAAAAGCGTAGGTACAGTGAGTAAATATTTAGACAGAATAGTTAATAAAATAGTTGAGGTATATGAAGAAAAATTGGAAAATTGGTATTATTTAAATATAAGAAAAGGAGAATATAAACGTTGTAATAAATGTGGTGAAGTTAAATTGATTAATAAATTTAATAAAAATGGAAGTAAAGGAGTATTATCTATATGTAAAAAATGCCGATAAAAATAGAATATTTTAAAAGTGTGCAAAATATACTACTTTTTTCCTAGTATAAATAGCGTATTTTGTGTAAGGCTAAAAAAGCCTACAATATTTGTTATTTTTATTAATATTTTATAATTTATTAAGGGGGTATGTTTTATGGAAATAAACGTAGTAAAAGAATTACAAGGAGCTTTAGAAGAAAGAGGCTTAAAAGTATCTCAAGCAGAGGCTAGAGAAATATTAAAAGGATTAGAAGATACTGTTTCTTCAATATATCAACAAATGGAAGTAGGAGACACAGTTAGTATGGGAATGTTTCTAGTTGATAAGAAGATACAAAAAGGTAGAGAAGGTGTATTAAAAACTAAAGAAGGACAAGCTACACCTTATAAAACAGATGATAAAGTTACTGTAAAAGTTAGACTTAAAAAATCTGTAAAAGAAAGAATAGAAGAATAATTAATAAAGGGAGGATAAATATGAAAATTTTAAGAATGGATAGAGGAAATGGCAAAACTTTCCACTTGATAAAATTATCTGCTATCCTTGATTCTCCCATAATATGTGCTACAGAACAAAGTAAAAAATACATATTAGATAAAGCAAAAGAAATGGCATTAGAAATACCAGAACCGATAGTGGTGAATAGAAATAATTTTGAAATAGTTATGAAAGGAAGAAACACAGATTTATTAATAGATGATTTAGAATTAGTATTGAAAGGTTTATTTGGAAATAATGTGATTGTTGCAACAACAAGTGCATCTATTTTAGAATTTTAAATGGGAGAGTGGTTTGATGATATTTAAAGAAGGAAAAACATTAGAAATAAAGATAGGTCGTGTTATAGAAGAAGATGGAGAATATTTTATTGTAGAATTAGACAAAGAAGGATATGATTTAGAAAGATTCGCAATAAACGACTTATTCGCTGATTTTGTTGGAGATAAAAACGTTAAGTTGAAGATAGAAAATACTGTCGAAAGATAATTTAATAGGGAGGTATAAAGCCTCCCAATTATTTTTTTGTTTATTTGGGGGTATATTATGAATAAAAAGGGATTAATACAGGATTGTTTAAATAAACTTAATAAATTAAATGATATGTCATGGGAAGATATAAATAGAAAATACGAAACAGATTATTCGGACGACCATTTAAGAAAATTAGCATATGGATTTAAATTATATTCTGAAACTATAAATGAAAATGATGTAGATAGCAAAACATTAGCTGAAATAAAAAAGGAAAAAATAAAGTTAACTGATTTAAGGACAGAAGTGAATAGACAATTAAGAGGGTTATCTAGGATGGAAAATGTAATGAATTTAATAAGTGAAGAAATCAATAATTTAAATTCAAGAAATCCATTAATGAACCGCTATGTTCCAAAAGAAGATTCTAGTGGAAAAGACGGAATTTTGATATTAAGTGATTTACATATTTCTATGACTGTAGAAAATTCAATAAATAAATATAATAAAGATATAGCTATAAAAAGGTTAGATAAAATAATTAATAAAACAATAGAACATTGCATTGATAATAACATAGATAAATTGCATTTAATATTGAACGGAGATTTAATATCCGGTGAATTACATAATAGTATAAAGCTATCTAATCAAGAATCTTTAGTAAAACAAATAGTAAGTGTTAGTGAAATAATATCACAGGTAATAGAGAAATTATCAAATTATTTTTATTTAATCATAACTCAAAATAATGGTAATCATGAAGCAGTAGAAATGATGAAAGATGATAGAAGTAATGGCAACAATTACTCTATGTTATTAAACGAGATGATAAAAATGAGAACATCAAATCTATCTAATGTTGTATTTTTAGATTCAATAAATGACGGTGAATTATCTGTAATGAATGTGAAAGGAAATACAGTTGTTTCGTGTCATGGTGACCAAGTTAATTTAAATAAAGTAAGCGAACAATTATCTATGGTTATAGGTAATGAAAACATAGACTTAATTTTATTAGGACATTATCATCAACCTAAAATGTTTTCACAATATAATACAGATATATATGTAAATGGTAGTTTAATTTCAACAGATGATTATGCTATGAAGAAAAAATTATACAACAAACCTTCTCAAACATTATTAATACTTGATGAAGATGGAGTAGTTGCAAGTTATGTAATGAAAGTTGAATAATTAATTAAACCACTCGAATAAGAGTGGTATTTTTATTTTAAGGATTGAAATGATATTGATAATTATATCAGTATTTTTTGAGTCTTTAAAATAAGGCTCAAAAATTAATTTCTCCCCTTTAGGTTACGACTAAAAACTCCTTCCATTAGTCGTAACCATTTTTTCATTTTTAAAAGGAGGATGATAAAATGGCAGACACAAAACAATGTTCAGCTACAGGTAAATTTAAACCCACCGTTAGAGATTTCTACTCTACACAATCAATGCTTTATGAACATGATAAAAAATTACCTATGAGTAAAGAAATAGTTGACAAGTATTTTAAAAAGTTATTAAGAAATTACAATAACGACCATAGGTTGGCTTTCATACATTTATGTATGGTTTTAGATATGTATTATGACGAAGAAACGTATTTAAAATGTGTTGAGAAATATGGAAATAATTTTTTAGGTAATTATACTAGAATAATCAATAGAGACAAAGCGTTTAAAGGATTAACATCTTTAGATAATATACTTACTTATGATGGTGTAACTAATATTATTACCGGAGAAACAGTTACTTCAAGTGAAATTGTTGACTTTTGGGGTAAGGGATTCCAAGATGACGAATATGAGTTACTTCAAAGAAAATATGAACAATACACAGATAATTACCCCTCTAAAGCCATTCAAGAAGTTAATTTAATTAAAACAATATGTATGTTAGAGGTTCTAAGAGAAAGAGCTATAGTCAAGAATGACCAAAAAGCATTTGAAAACTTAACTAATCAAATTTCCAAACGTATGGAAGAATTAAATGTTTTACCATCTAAAATGAGTAAATATGGTGAAGACGATAACTTAAGTTATGGAAATTTAATAGCAATAATAGAAAAAAATGAACCTATCCCAGATGTTCATCCAGAATATGATGATGTGGATAGAATTAAATGGTGGTTAAATCGTTATTTCTTAAATCCTATCAAGAAATTAATAAATAATGATTCAACTCCTTATACAGAGGAGGATGAAAAGGGATATGGAAAATAAATTAAAATGTAAACAAAGAAAAAAATTAAAAAAAGATTCATATGAAAATTTATTAGATGGTGTAAAAATATGGACTGAATATTTTAGAAAGAATCCACATAGATTTTGTATGGATTTTTTAGGAATTAATCTATATTGGTTCCAACAAGTATTGCTTTATATGATGAATATATGCACAGGATTTTGCTTCACTGCATCGAGGGGTCTTGGAAAGACATTCTTAACGGCTATATTTGTATGTTGTAGAGCAATATTATATCCAGGTTCTAAAATAATAGTTGCATCTGGTAATAAAGACCAAGCAGGATTAATTATAACCGAGAAAATCGAAGATTTACAAAGGAATTATCCAGCATTGGCAAAAGAGATTAAAAAAATTCAAAACAATAAAGATAATGTTAAATGTATTTTTAAAAATGGGTCAGTAATTACAGCAATAGCCTCTAACGATGGAGCTAGAGGCCAGAGATGCAATATATTGGTTGCAGACGAGTATCGTCTTATAAAATTAGATGTAATTAATTCGGTTTTAAAGCAATTCTTAACTAATCCAAGAAAACCACCTTTCTTAGAAAAAGAAGAATATAAAGATTATCCTCTTGAAAGCAACATGGAATTATATTTAAGTTCGAGTTGGCTGAAATCACATTGGAGTTATGAGAAATTCACTGGAATATTAACTAGAATGCTTGAAGGTGGTAAGGCATTTGCTTGTGCTATTCCTTATTTAGCTTCTTTAGACCACAAACTTGTACTGAAAGATAAGATTGAAGAAGATAAAGAGGACATGGGTGAATTTGTATTTAATATGGAATATGGTTGTATGTGGCATGGACAAAGTGGTGATTGCTTCTTTAATACGTCCGATATGTTAAATGCTAGAGTTTTAAAGAATTGTTATTATCCATTAACGGATGACGATTATAGAAATCCAGATGAAAAGAAAAAGAAATTAAAACAAATGCCTAAGAAAAAAGATGAAATAAGAATAATTTCAGTCGATGTAGCCACAGCAAAAGCTAACAAATCAAATAAGAATGACAACTCTATTTTTACTTTATGGAGATTACTTCCTAGTGGAAATAATATTATTAGAGAAGTTGTTTATATGGAATCACATAATGGTATGAAGTTTGAAAAACAAGCCACTAGAATTAAGAGATTATATACAGAGTTTAAAGCGGACAAAATTATTATAGATGGTGGTGGTTTAGGTATAGCTGTAATACAAGAAATGGAAAAATCATCTTATGACGAAAATATTGATGAACATTACGAACCTTTTGGTATTTATGATATGAGTACACAATCAAAAGATTTTGAACCTTTAAAGAATGGTATAAATTGTATATATGTGATTAAAGGGAATCAAAAAATAAATAATGATTGTGCTGTATATCTTAAAAATGCTTTTGGTAGTAAAAAAATAAGATTATTAATAGAAGAAAATGAAAAAAGAGGAGACTTTAGTAAAGACTTAAAATATCATCAAGACGCTGAATATCATGCTAATAAAATAGCACCGTTTATTCAAACATCTAATTTTATATTTGAATCAATAAACTTAGATTATGAAACTATGGGAAATGGTGATATAGTTCTTAAAGAAAAAGGAAGAAATCGTAAAGATAGATATTCTTCTATTACTTATGGTAATTATTTAGCTGAATTAATAGAAAAAGATATGAGAAAGAAAAATAGAAACAAGAAAAAAAGACATATTTTCTTAGCTAATTAAAAAGGTGGTGAGATGTTTGAGCGAAGAGAAAGATAATAAAAAGAAAAATTTAAGTTTTGCACAACAAGCTTCGATGGTCGATATAACTAATATAGACAAAATATCTAGCAATAGAAAAAGAAGCAAAGTGGACACTGACACTATAGCTAGTGCTTTAGAAAATCCTTATTCTAATGTTTCTACACTACAACAACAAGCCGAACTTATGAGAGTAATTAATGGTAACCTAAAAGAAATAATAAATTATAAATCGAATTTGTTAACTTATGACCATTATTTAGTTCCATTAGATGCTAGTAAATTTATAACTAAAGGACAAGATAACTTTTTTAAATCTTATAGAAAAGCGTGTTTAGAATTAGAAAAATATAATCTAAAAACTCTTTGTCCTTGGATTTTAGAAAGCGAATTTAGAAAAGGAGAAATATATTTATATAAACAGGAAACAAGCGATAGTATTACATTTGTTTCTTTACCGGAAGATTTATGTAAAGTCACTTATACTGAATCTTTTATGTTAGGTTATAGTATAAAACTTAGTGGTATTAATACTAAACAATTAGGATATTACCCAACAGATATTCAAAATTTATATGCAGATTATAAAGCAGGTAAATTAAAGAATGATGAAAATTTCGTAGATAACTATTACAAATTACCACTTGAAAACGCAATAGCTTTTCTTCCAGAAGTAATAGAAAGTAAAGGTATTCCATATTATTCTGGGTTACTTTTAGATTTAAGTAGAATAAAAGATTTAGCTGACGCTAGTATGGAAAATATTGAAGCTAATAACTTTAAATTAATTCATCAATTGCTACCTACAGATGATGATGGTGAATTAAGCATAGAACCGGAAACGGCAATGTTTTATCATAGAGCATTAGTTAGAAATGTTAGGGATGGAATAGGAGTCGTAAGTTCTCCTTATAAAATAGATTCCGTTTCATTACAAACCAATAAAGTTTCTGATTATGAAGAAATAAACAATTTAACTAATAATGTATACGATACAGCTGGTATAGATAGCAATTTATTTAACGGAGATAATAGAAGTAGCACTCAATCTGTAATCTATGGGACAATTGTAGATAGTTTAGTACCATTGAATTTATTAGATAGAATTAAAATATGGTTAAATTATGTTTTTAGTAAAAATTCATCATTAAAAAATTTTCAATTATATTTCTGTGATACAACCAAATTTAATAAAGAGGAAAAAATAGGAGCTTCTTGCAATAGATTAACAACGTGGACAAGTAAGTTAGAACATTTAGGAATATGTGGATATTCGCCATTAGAAGCGTTAAATATACTTCAAATAGAATCAATATTGGATTTTGGAACTCTTATGAGTCCGTTAGCTAATTCGCATACAATGTCGGGAACAGATGTTGAAAATACAGGTGGCAGACCTACAGCCGGAGAAGAAAGTGGAGACCCGAATAGAATGCCAGAAGCTGATAATGCAGGAGATTATTAAAATAAGGAGGAAGAAATATGAATTATAAAAATCCATTATATATATGTTATGATGCTAAACAAAAGAAATTTTTAATAAATGAAGGACTTAAATATTATGTTTGTGGTTTAAATCCTAATAATCATAGAACATTTTGGGTATTTATGAGAGATAAAGATTTAGACTTAGCATTAAATAAATGGAATAAAAAATAATTAATAAATCGTGGGTGCTTTATAATATGGAAATATCAATACAATGATATAGATAACATAGAAGAAATATTAATAAAAGAATTAAATTTAGGATAGGTGATATAATGGATTATAATATTTTATCAACAAATCCTTATAGTGATTATATGTGTAAAGGAATACAACTTTCTAATATACAAATTTTACATAAACAAGGATATAAAGGAAAAGGACAAAGAATTTGTGTCATTGATACAGGTTCACATCTCCATTCATTTATAGTTAATAATATTGTAGCGGGTAAAAATTTTACAAATGAAGGAACTTCAGAAGATTATACTGATAAAAATAATCATGGTAGTTTTTGTATAGGTGAGGTAATACAAGTAGCACCAGAGTGTGAAATAGTAGTTGCTAAAGCATTAAACTCTAAAGGTGAAGGTGATATGAAAAGTATTATAAACGCTTTTAAATATGCCTTAGAACAAAATGTTCATGTAATATCTATGAGTTTAGGAGGTACCAAAAGTGATGAAGAATTACATGAATTAGTAAAAGAAGCTAATAAACGTGGTATTCTTGTTGTTACTTCGGCAGGAAATGATGGTGACGGAAATGCGGATACAGATGAATATGGATATCCTGCTAGTTATCAAGAATGTGTAAATGTTAGTGCAGTAAATCAAGATTTATCTATTGCAAAATATAGTAATTCAAATGAATGGGTAGATATAGTAGCTTGTGGAACAAATATTGTTTCATGTTATTTTAATAATAAATGGTGTGTCTCAAGTGGAACTTCAATGAGTTGCCCTATAGTTGCAGGGACAGCATTATTATTAAGAGAAAAATTTATAAATAAATACGGTAGAATTCCTTCAGAAGAAGAATTATATGCAAGACTTATTAAGCATACTAAAGATTTAGGTATAAGTTCAAAACTTCAAGGTGAAGGATTTTTATATATAAATGAGTAGGTGATATTATGAATAAATTCATATATGCATTTAATGAAGAAGATAAACATGAACTTTTAAATCAAGGATTAGTGTTTTTATGTGAAGGTATTATAGATGAAAAAACTGTTTATGTTTTCCTTAATAATGCTAAAGTTAAATTCAGTAATGATGATAAAAGAAAATTCATGTTTTCTAATAAATTATTTTTCTAAGAAGAAAGGGGGTGTGAATTAGAATTGGGAGATAAACATTTAAAATTAAAAAGTGACTTAGAGATTTTTAAATCTTCAAAGGATAGTAGATTTGTAGGATGTAAAATACTTGTGTGCCACGACCAAGATAATTTAAATGGTTCTTGGTTTGATTCAGAAACACAAATGAAATGTGCTGAAAAAAGTATTAGGGGTATACCTTTATTAGCTCATGTTTATAAAAATGAAGATGACAAATGGGTTTTAGGTGGACATGATACTAAAGTAGAAGCCACTGACACTCCAGATGGTTATGATTATCAATTAATATATCTTGAAAAAGCTTATGGATTCGTTCCGGAAGATACTATAATTACACAAGTAGAAAAAGATGGTAAGAAATATTTATCTTGCACAGCATTAATATGGAGAGAATATTCCCAACAATTACTTGATGTATTAGATTCTAATGATGGTACATTAGAGGTATCTATGGAAATAGATGTTGACGATTTCAGCTTTAGAGAAGATGGATTCTTTGAAATAACTGATTTTACTTTTTTAGGTATAACAATGCTTGGTGTAGATGTCAAACCTGCTATGGCAGGAGCTAATTTATCTCTATTCACTTGTGGAGATGTTAAAACTGAATTAGAAGAAATGAAGAAAATTTATTCTTTAGAAAAGGGAGGTGAAACAATGGATAAAGAGTTTGAAAATCAAGAAGTTCAAGAAACTGAAGAGTTTGAAAATCAAGAGGGAACTCAACAAGAAGATTTCACTCCGGATGAAGAAGAACAAAAAGAAGAATGTTCTCAAGATGATTCTGAAGAAAAGAAAGAAGATTGTCCAGAAGAGGAAGAAGATAAAGATAAGGAAAATCATTCTGTTGAAGATAACACAGAAGATGAAAAATATACACAATTAAAAACTGCTTTTGACCAATTAAAAATTGAATACGAAGAATTAAAAGCTCAATTAGAAAGCATGAGTGATTATGAAGAATTAAAACAATTTAAAGCTGATAGCGATGCTAAACAATTTAAATTAGAAATTGATTCTATAACTGAAAAATATTCTTTAGATACAGAAGATGCTAAAGCACTTCAAGATAAAGCATTAAAACATGAAATATCTAAAGAAGAATATGAAGGAAAATTAGCTATAATGTGGGCTAATCAAGTTAGAGAAACTCAATCATTTAGTAAACCTAAAAATGGAAAAACTAATTCAGTAGGTATAATAAATCCAAATGAAGAATTTACAGATTCTAATGCACCTTACGGTGGTAGATTGGAAAAATGGAAAAACAAAAAATAATTAACAAAATTAGGAGGTATAAATAATGATACAAATATTAAATTATGTAGAAGATAATTTTGCCAAATCAATAATATGCGAAGATGAAGCATTAAAAAATGGAGAAGTAGTATTAGTAAAAGGACTTGCTGATAATACTTTAGCTAAAGTATCTGACATAGGGGCAGAAGGTGAATGTTATGAAGTAACTGATTTAGAAGATGACGCTAATAAAATATTAGCTATGGTAGCATCTGACGGTCATAGATATGATAAAAGAGATATGTGGAATCATGGAGATTATCCAGATACAGAAGCAGGAAACCCTGTGAGAGGTTATTTCTTACATAAAGGAATGGTTGTCACTATAGAAAAAACACTTATAGACGAAACTGTTGCCGTAGGAGACCAATTAACTGTTAAAGCTAGTTCACATAATCTTAAAAAATACACTGCTCCAGGTGTTGGTGAAACAGGAGCTAAAAGAATAGTTGGTGAAGTTGTAGAAGTACTTACAGTACAAGGTAGAGATATGGTTAAAATATTATTCTATTAAAATCAAGAAAAACAATTAATAAAATTAGGAGGTTATAAATAATGATAGATAACGATGTTAGACAAATGATAGTAGATTTACATAATGGAGTATGTAATTATTCTAAAAAGGAAGCATCTGATATAATCAGAAATATGATATTTGAAAAAGTAGAACCATTACCAGAAAAGAAATCTAAATATAAAAGATGGTTAGATAGAAATGGTACTACTGTATTTGAATTATTAGAAGAATTAATAACAGTAACACATAATGAAATAACTATGGAATCTTATGGAGATTTAGTTGATGTTGAAACATTTGATTTAGGTGATAAAAAAGAATATTTAGTACAAAATGATGAATTATTTAAAGTTAGTTTAATGGCTACTGGTGTCAAAACTGTTCATAGACAAAGAATTTTTGATAGAAAAGTTGATACTAAAGGTTTTAGACTAGGTATCAAAATCTATGCAGAAATGTTCGATTTCTTAAAAGGTGCTATAGATTGGACATTATTCGTAGAAAGAGTTTCTAAATCTTTTGATAAAAAAATATGTACTTTAGTAACTAAAACTTTATATGGAGCTTATGATACTGCCGGAAATCCAAATTTATGCAAGGCTACTCCAGATACTGCTTTAGCAGAAACATTAAGAGAAATGATAGCTAAAGTTTCTGACCACACAGGTGCAGAAGTACAAATATTAGGTACTAAATCAGCATTAGCTCATGTAAAAACTGACGCTACATTCTTATCTGACGCAGAAAAAGATGATAGAAGAAATTATGGTTACGCTAGAGTATTTGAAGGTACTCCATTAGTTCCATTACCAAACTATTATGATAAAGAAGTAGGCAAATTTGATATAGAAGATAAATACTTGATAATAATACCAGCTGGTGAATCAATTGTAAAATTAGGATATGAAGGTAACAAGCTAAACGTAGCTTAACGCCTCGTATATCGAGCAATCGGTATAGGACACAACTTGAATTGCAGGTAATGGGTAAAGCTCTACACCAAAGCGGATAGTGAAAACTAAAACGTAACGGCACGAAAGTAGAAAAAACGTAGAGATGGTGCATGGTTAAATCCTAAACACTAGATGATTAAATTCATTACAATCCCTGTTCATGCAGGTAAGTTCCCCTGTTATAAATAAATTTATAATATAACGAGGAAAAACTCCAACGACTAGAACGCAAGTTCGTACACCCAAGTGGGTGGAAGTGGGTTGCCCCTATAAATATAGGGTGAAGAAATAGTCTCCTCTCATGTGAAAGCATGAGCAGTTCTTTAGAGAACGGTATAAGAATAACGACCTTATGCGAAGATTAGGCGATGTAGAATTAAACGAAGATACTACTGGAGCTAGAAAAGATTATCAAATCGAAATGGAAATGAACCGTATGGTACATTTAGGTGTAGCTATAGCTTCTACTTACGCTATAATAAAAATACAAAACTAATCAAAAATAATTAATAATTAACATGGCACTACTTTGTTGGTAGTGCTTTATTTAATTTAGAAGGGGGAATAAACAAAATGGAAAAAGTAAAAAAGGCTACTACTAAATCAACTAAAGCGAAAACTACCAATGAAGTAACTAAAGATGTTATGGAAAAGGTAGAAGAAAAAATAGAAAAGAAAAAAACTAAAAGACAAATTAACATGGAATTAAAAAAGAATCAAGATGAAATATATGTTCAGATTTGTAATATGTCTTTTATGAGTGTTATTTATATGAATAAGAATGAAGAAGTATATTTTGATTTACTTCCAAACGAATATACTGAAATATCTTTAGCAGAATTATGGGAAGTTGCAAATAAATGTAAATCTTTTTTTAAAGATTATATGATAATTGTAACAGACGTATTATCAGATGAATACACAATAGATAATGTTGTAGATTACGTTGGTATAGCTTCTATTTATAATAGCGAAGAAAATCAATTAACTGCTAAAGCTGAAGAATTATTAAATCTTCCAGATGATAGATTTGAAAGAAAAATTCAAAATAGAAAAGAATCATTCCTAAGAAATCTAGCTTGTAAAGCGATAATGATGACTAAATCAGAAGAAACTGATTTCGAGTTATCAAGAAGAAAAGAAAAAATATTATGTGATTTACTAGGTAGAGAACAATTACTAGATATTGATTAGAGGTGATTAAATGACACCTGTTACAGAAATTTATGATTTATTTCTAAAACACTTAGGTAAAGATGATTTATTAGAAATAGATGAATCCGTCCTTGAAGATTTATTAGAATCCTACTTATATGTTTCAATATCTAATTTTGAACAATGCAAACAGGATTTAACTATAGAGGACGGCTATTTTAAATCTGAATTAAATTGGAAAGAAAAACAAATATTAGCTAAAGGTATGTTAATTCCTTTTGTGGATACAAAAATACTTAATAGAGACACTTTGACTATCCATATAACAGATAGTGAGTATTCTATTAAGTCACCTGCAACCTTATTAAATAACCTTTTAAAAACTAAAGAAATGTATGTTAAAGAGTTAAGAAAGTTGAAAATAGGTTATGCCACAAGAGGAGTTGACATAAATGAGTAATTACTTTGAAAAATATAGAAAAAGAAATCTAAAGAATTTTAATACAATAGAGGAAAAAGAAAGAGACGATATAATTAATGACTTTGAGTTTTATTTAACTAAAGAGGCTCGAAGTGCTTATGAAATCCAATATACAAGACCAGATGAATTAATAAATAAAGAAACTAATTCGTATGAAAGAATGATTATAAAAGACGTAGCTGATAATGATAAAACAGCATTTGATGAAAAATATTTAGTTTGTAGATTAGAATGTCCTGTGGATGTAGGTAGTTATATATATTGGAATAAATCATATTACATATTAGAATTTGAAGAAATAATAAGTACAATGACTCATAAAAAGTATACATTAAAACGATGTAATGAATGGTTTAATATTGGATATAAGGGTGAAATTTATAGAACACCAGTTAATATTACTAACTTAACAATGTATTCTAAAGGTATTCACGATTATAAATATATTTCTAACTTAGATGCAAAAAGAACAGTTTTAGTAGGTGCTAATCCAATAACTTCTAGTTTGAAAGTCGGTGCAAGACTTATGGGTAAAGATAGACAAGCTTATAAAATAACTCATAAAAATGATTTTGAGTATACTAGAAGAGAAGTCCCTGGAGATGGATTAATCAAATGGTTATTACTTGAAACTACTCAGTTAGTGGAAGATGATAACGATAATTTAGTTGCTTACAATCCTTTTTATGATTCGTCTGTTAAATCCGGAAAGATAGAAGGAGACGATAAAATACATATAGGTGAAGATTTAATTTATAAAATCCAATATGACGAAGAAGTAAATTTTGAATTAGACTTTGATTATGGTTTTTGTAAAATTACTAATATAAACGATAAGGAATGTACTATATCTATAGATTTAGATTTTGATATTATTGGAGAGGTTATTACTTTAATAGCGAAAAATAAAAATGGTGAAACTGTAGATATTAAAAATATAACAATAAGAGGATTGGGGGCATCTTAAAATGAGCAAGTTAATAACATTTCCCGATAAATATATAAATCAACTGGGAACTTTTTTAATGCTTGATGATACAATTAATAAAATGTTGTGTTATACAAATACCACTGAAGATGATATTTTATCTTTACCTGAAGTAAAAGAGCCTATAAAAAAACTTAATGATAAAAAAATATTTATAGACCGTAGAGTTAATAAACTCTTTGACGCTATATTTGAATCTGATTGTTATATATTTTTAAATATGTATAAAGATGAACCCGCTTCTTTAAATAATGGTAAAACTTCTTCGTTTATAAGTTCTTTTAGATTAGATATAGGTGTAGTTTGTCACAATAGTTGCTCCAATACATTAAATGGGTCAAGAGACGTTATCATTTACAAAAGAATAAATGAAATTCTTAGAGAAGATGAAAGGTTGGAAGCTATAAAAGAAGTTATTGGAAAGCCAATTATAGGAACTACATCTCAAAACTATTCAATACCAATTGATTATAACACTTATATAACAAGTGTCACAGTGAGATATTTTAATGAAATGTAAATTCACTAAAGAATTATTATCTGGTAAAGATATTGATTTAAGAGAATTTAATTTAGGCATTATTAAACAACCCAAGATTCAAACCTTTATAGAGGTGGTAGATAGCATAGAATTTATAAAACCTTTTTACATGGTTCGATATTGGAATAATAATGGTGCTTTTGAAGAAGTGGAAATGCCTTTTAATATATATTATACCTTATCTCAAAAGAATAAATCTTTATTAGTAGATTTAATATTATATCTTATGATTTTATATGATACGAAAGATATAAAGATAAAAAATTGTGGAGATAAAGGATATAGTATATTTATTAAATCTCAAGATAATATTGAATCTTTTATAGACGATAGTAATTTTAATATATTGTCTAAAATTGTTTTAGAAATAATGTATTATGATGAACCTAAAAAAGAAACTAAACAAAAGATTGAAGGTTCAGCTGAAGATATAGCATTGTTTGAAAAGTATGAAAAGGAATACAAAGAAAAACAAATAAAAAGAAATGCTATATATTTTGAAGAAATAGTAAGACAAGTAATACATACGAGAAAAACTACGTATGAAGAAATAAAAAAATGGACTGCTTGGCAATTACAAGACACTTATAAATCAATGAAAGCAATGGAAGATTGCGAATTGGCTTGGAAACTTGCTATTGCAGGAGCATATAAAGGCAAAGAAATTCCTCCTTGGTATATGGGTACAAGACTAATGAGGGATGAATAAATAATTAATAAAACGGAGGTAATGTGAAATGGCACAAGAAACTTTATTCGTAATAGAAGGTGCTATGCAAGGGAAACTTCATCCAAACGGTGAAACTGGAACAGATAAAGACGTAGCATTAGATTATGTAAATGCATTTAATTTAGGTCAATCAGAAGATACTTTAAATGCTAGAGCTGATGGTAAAAATAAAATAACATTAAAAGCAAATAAAGCTATGACTTTCACAGCAGAAATGGAAGTTATGAATTTTGATATGTTCTTAGTTACTTTAGGAGCTACAAAAGATGCAGAAGGTAAAGTACATATAGGTGATTCTCCATCTACTACTTATACTTATACAGGAAAAATGAAATTAAAATTCCCAGATGGTACAAGAAAAATATTAAATGCAACAATAGCTAATTGTACTCCACAAATAACTGAAGACTTTGGTACAAGTTCATTAGATTTACAAACTTATTCTGTAACTTTTGATATAGGTACTGATACAAATGGAGATTTTATGACATTTGAAGAAGATAAAACAAGTGTGTAAAAATAATTAATAAATTTTAACTTATGGGGGCAGAAATGTCCCCATATTTTTTTATATGCTTTTGTAAGAATATTTGAAGTAATGGTTTTACAAAAGTGTATAAATTATATGGGGGCAATAAACACCTCCAATAAAATATACAAAAGGAGGATAATTAAATGAGCGATAAAGTGAAAGTCAGAGAAGGGAATGATGGTTACTCTTATCCATACACTTCCCCAGATTTAGTGGTAGATGAAAACGGAAAATCTGCTACCACTAAATTTAATGAAATTGATACGCAATTTAAAGATATTGAGAACTTATCACTTACAAAACATACTGATGGAAAAGTATATATCAAAAAACAAGATGGAACACTTATAGGAGATGGAATTGAAATAGGTGGAAGTGACGTTGACTTATCTAAAATAACTATGAGTATGAGCGGTCAAACATTAAAATTATTAAATGATGGAAAACAAATTGCAACCGTAGAAATACCTACTGCAGTAGTTACAGATGAACAATTGACAACTATAATTCAAGCTAAAATAGATGATGGTACACTTACAAGTCTTGCATTAGGAGAAAATAGTGTTGCCACAAATAATATACAAGATAAATCTGTGACTGAATCAAAAGTTTCTTTTATGGATGAAAAAGTTACACAAAATGTAGTAAACAAGTATAATTCAACAAAAGTAAACTGGGGTAAAAAATCTGATGATGGTGTTAATTTAACTGATTTCTCTAGTACTGATTTTGGAATAGTAGATTACATTGAAATAATCCCTAATACAGATATATATGTAAATCATATTCAAACTGGTTTATCAAATAAAATTTGGTATTATGATAAAAAACAAAATTTATTAGGAAACGTAACTGCCTCAAGCCCGTATGACGTTACATTTCAAATACCAAATGAAAATGCTAAATATATAAGATTTACAGGAAATAAATCATTATTAAACACAATTAATGTTATTGAATATGAATATGATTATAAACTAAACCAAGATATAATACCTAATATGGTTAATTCGTCTATTTTAATAAGAACTAAAGTAGATATAGATTATTTAAAAAATGCTACAGTTGGATTATTAAATGATACAGGCACAATAGCTACTAATGCTACCGGATTTAAAGTATCGGATTACATTGAAATAATCCCTAATACAGATATAGAATATGGTTATTCCCAAAGTGGTTGGCCTTGCGTATGTTGTTATTATGATAGTAATAAAAATTATTTAGGAAGTGTTTCGCATAGTGGAGATAATGGTACAGGCGTAATTCAAATACCAAATGAAAATGCTAAATATATAAGATACTCCATACCATTAGATATGGATAAGGATAATTATCTTAAAATATATATTGATTATTATGGGTGTAAATTAGATGCTTATAGTATACTTATTCCTAAATCTTGTGATGATAATATTAATTCTTATACAACTTTAACAGGAAAAGCTATAAAAGAATTAATAGATAATATAAATTTTAATGTTACTAAATGGAAAGGTAAAAAAATTATAGTTGATGGAGATAGTATTACAGACAATGGTAATTGGCATCAATGGTTAAAAAAATGGTTTGAATGGGATATAGTTTATAATCATGCTTGTGGAGGGCAAAATTTAACTAATGCTAGAAGTAGAAATGACGCATCTGGAGTAGGAAAAGACTTAAAAGGATATGAAAGAGTTCAACAAACTTATGAAGAAGATGCAGATGCTATAATTTTAATGGGGGATGGAAATGATTATTCTACAGTAGGAAATTATACAGACACTACTGAGGATACATGGTGTGGAAGAATGAACTTAATGTTAGATGCAATAGAAAATAAATATCCAACTAAACCTATAATCTTAATTTCTAATCCTCCACGAATCAATACTGAAACATACAAGAGAAAAGGTTTAGGTGGTTTATATGATGAACAAGCGAAAGCTATGAAGGATTTGGCATATAATAGGAACTATTATTATATAGATTGCTATCATACCAATTTATATAGACCAGATAATTCTTCAAATGTAAACAAGTATGGAAAAAATGGAACAGACACAGTACATTTAAATGACTTAGGAAATAAGATGATGGCACAAATGATATTTGAAAAATTAAAGAAGGTTGGAATTGATTTTTAATGTTGACAAGTTTATTTAGATAAAAACGTTTTAGGTAAAATGACATTTGAAAAACATTTTGATTTTGTTAAATGGTTAAATTGTGAAGACTAGATTAATTTCTAGTCTTTTTTAATATCGTAATTAGTTCGCAATTTAAAAATATCGCGAACTTAGTATCGAAATGAAATTATAAGAGTGGTGTCAATTTACCACTCTTTTTATATAAAAAATAATAAAGGAGATGATTAAATGATTAATATAGATAAAGATTATTTAATTACCGTAGATTTAAAAAATACAAAAGTTAAATCCGACAAAACTATATTTTTCTATAATACAGATTTAAATATTTGTAACATTTTTATAAAATTAATTTGTACTGATGAAGATAAAACCATACCAGAAGATTTAATCGTTGAATTTGCAGTATTAAAACCAGAGACAGATGAATTTAAGCCTTTGGATGCAACATTAATATCTAAAGAAGATTTATTGTATCAAGTTGATTTAACTACAGATTATTTTGATATAGTTGGTAAATATTCATGTGAAATAAGAGTATCGGGAACAATAGAAAATGAATCAAAATGTTTTACATCTGAAGAATTTGATTATGTAGTTAAACCAAATATAACTGCTAAGTTAGATAAAAAAATAAAAAATGATAAAAATCTTCCTATATTAGAAAAATTAATAAAAGATGTTAAAGAAATAACCGACGGAATAAATAAAAATGAAATTCAGATGAAACGAGATGAAAATTTAGTTGGTGATAACAAAACTATAGTAGGTGCAATAAATCAGTTAAGAGAAGATGTTAATTCTGGAATCGGTGGAGGAACTGTAGAATTAAAAGATTATCAAAAGAAAAATGATGAATTTTTAAATACCGACGAAAAAACAATTACTGGTGGGATAAATGAAGTAAATAATAAAATAAAGAAAGTACAAGAGAGTCAAATTGAAATTAATGCTAAAATATGGGATATACAAAATCCTTTTGATATTTCATCCTTTTCAGTAACACCAAATATATCACAAATGGGTAGTACTGTTAGTCCTAAATTAACATGGAACTATAAACACAGTACGATAAAAAGCCAAACTATTAACGATGAATCTGTTGAGAACACATTAAGAACAAAAACATTTACAGGTGTTACTGCAACAACTACTTATACTTTAGCTGGAACATCTAATAGTGGTGTTCAAAAATCAAAGACTGCTACTATTACATTTGCTAACGGAGTTTACTACGGAAAATCTACTACATCAACTTATGATAGTGCTTTAATCAACTCATTAACAAAACAATTATCCAATTCTAAAAATAGAACCATAACAGTAAATGCAGGAACTGGAGAATATATATTCTATTGTGTTCCTAGTAGATTAGGTGCTTGTAATTTTAACGTTGGTGGTTTTGACGGAGGATTTAGCAAGGTGGCAACTGTAAACTTTACTAATAGTGATAACTATGCAGAAAAATATGATATATATAAATCAGATAATGCAAATTTAGGTAATACTAATGTAACTATAAAATAAAGGAGGTATATAAAATGGGTATTGAAATAATTGGAAAACTTACTCAAAAGAATAATGGCGACTTTAAATTAGTTGATTTAGAAGATGTTGACTATGACGGAACTGGTAAAAATGCCAAACAAGAACTAGAGAAGAAAATAGAAGAAGCTAAAAACAGTTCAACACCTTATGACGATTCTGTAATAAAAGCTGATATTCAAACCCTAAAAGATAATGAAGTAACTTTAATTGAAGATGATACTTCTATAGAAGGTATATCTGATAGTGAACATGACACATTAACTACTACGAGTAAAAAAATAATACCTGCAATAAATGAAGTTAATGCACAATGTAAAGATATTGCGAACAATAAGCGTAATTGGATAAATGTAAAAGAACTAGGTGCTAAGGGAGATGGAATTACCGACGATACTGAAATTATAAATAAAGCTATTACAAGTGATTATTCTAATATTTATTTCCCAACAGGTATATATTTAATAACTGCTCCATTAACTTTTACAAATAAAAATATTTATGGAGATTCAAACGCATTACAAAATAATTTTAAATATGACTGGGAAACCGATAAAAAACATAATACTGTCTTCTATTTTAATATATCGGATAATGAAAAAGCTGTAAGTTTTACTAGCCATAACAATGAGTTCAATAACATTATAGTTAAGAATATTAATCAAAATTCCATCAATACAGGAATATTTATATCTGGTGATATGCCAAATATAAATAATTTATATATTATAGGTTTTAGAGATATAGGATTCGAAGTTGGTACTGCATATTTTGGCACATTTAATAATATACACATTGTTGAAGATAGTGAAAAATGTAATATTGGATTAAAGACATGGAGTCCAGATGACGGTGCACAATCAACTGGTTGTACTTTTAATAATATAATGATAAGAAATAAATTCGACATGAATTTTAATATAGGTGGATGTAATCATTTATTTTTAAATATTTTTAGTCGTAATAGTTTAGGAAATTATAAATTATATTTTAAAAGATGTAACAATACTAAAATTATACATTGTTATATGGAACAAGATATAGATACAAATGATAAAAATTTATATATAGATGAAAATTGTTATTCAGTTGAATTAGAAAATATATATTATTCCGGTCTCTGTACGCAATCACAATATATAAATAATGGAGTTGCTTGTAGTTATAATATAAATCCAATAGGTGCAGATTATCCTGGATTCACTAAAAAGAGAGGTTTAACAAATTATTTAAGTTTAAAATCTTTTTATTATGATACTAATTTAAAATCATATGATAATGATTTGGCACTTTATGGCAATTTAGGAGGTAATATAACTATTGATACTAATGGCATCACCCTAAAAAAATCTACATCAAATACTAATGTAACTATAAATATGAACGTAAATAAATCAAATTTATATGATAAGACAATTGTATTTGTTGTTAATTTTGAAACCACTTCTGCCGAAATGCAAAAAATAAGATGTGGAGGAACTTATGGATATGGTAAAACATCTGGGTATATGAGTTTGTGTGCAAAAATAACTTCAAAAGACCGTAATTTTCAAATTATCCCTACACTTTCGGAGGAGGAAACATTTACAATAAAATCTATTGGTTTATATATATTAGAGGATAATATTGGATATGATGAACCATTTATATCTAAAAATGGTGATGTGTGTTACGGTGATTTAATTTTTAAAAATGGTAAAATTGGACTAAAAGATACAACTACAGGAGGTATAAAATATATAACTATAGACAATGGCACAATTAAGATAATATAGTTCACAATTTAAAAAGATTGCGAACTACACAAACAGAATTAATAGTGTAATAAAAATTTAAAAGGAGGTAAAATAAATGTCAAAAAATATAAAGACAAGAAAAGGTAAGGATGGATTTAATTATCCTTATACTTCTCCTGATTTAGTTGTAGATAGTACAGGGGAAAGTCAAACTACTAAAAATAATAATATGAAAACAGATATTCAAACCTTAAAAGATAATGAAGTAACTTTAGTTAAAGACGAGACATCTATGGAAGGTATAAAAGACAATGAGTATGATACACTAACTACACAGGATAAAACATTGATAGGTAGTATAAATGAAATAAATGCACAATATAAAGATATTGCGAATAATCATGGATGGAAAAATACTACTAGTGGTACAATAACATTAATTTTTGATGATTGTTATAAAAGTTTTTACGATAATTGTTATACAACTATACTAAAACCTAATAATATAAAATTTGGAATTCCTCTTTGCCCTAACGAAATATCTAATACAAGTAGAGTAGACTTTTGTAATGCAGATGAATTAAATACATTATTTGCTGACAGTAATATTGAATTCATGTGGCATGGTTTAAATCATACAACTTTTAATTCGGAAGTAAGTGAAGATACATTAAAAACACATATAAAACAAGGGTTAGACTTTTTTAAATACAAAGGATTACGTTCAGTTGGTTGGGTAGCCCCAAATACTCAATTTGACAAAAATAAAGAAAATATAATTAGTCAATATTTCAACTTTGGGTATGCGATGGATAGTAACAATCCTAATTATGATAATTACTATAAAATTATGGATAAAAATAAAACACAACATTTTATAAATAGAATAACATTAGATACAAAACATTCGATGACTGATAGTGTAATTATAGATGGGCTAAATGAAGTTAAAAAAAATAATGCATGGTTAACTTTATATGCTCACAGAATAGATGAAACTATTGATGGTAAAGAATATTGTCCTTCTTCATTTATACAAGAATTGATAAATTGGTGCAATGATAATAATATTGAAATATTATCACCTACTGATGCTTTTATAAAACATAATACGAATCCTATTGTACTAAAGTATGACAGTAAAACATCTGCTTCTTATTGTTATGATGTGCCTACAATTTTAAATGTATTGCCTACAACTGAGACAAATGTTGCCTTTTTAGGTTCATCAAATAGAAAATTAAGTAATTTTAAAATGAGTGGTAGTAATATAACTGTTATGTACGATGGTCTTTATAACATCAATATTAATTTATGTATTCAAAATTCATTAGATACTGATATTGTTAAACCGCAATTTTTTTTAAGAATGTATGTTAATAATGTTAATGTTGCGACAAAATTAATACTATCAAACACGCTATCAAAGAACGAATATTCAGATGTGTATATAAATAGAACATTACGATTATCGAGCAATGATACAGTAAGATTTACATTGCAAGTGACCCAAGATGGATTAAAATGTAGAAGTACAACTGGTGTAAGATATTTAGAAATCAATAAACTTGATTAGTTCAGTTCACAAAAGATTCATATTATATGATACAAATACCGCTACTGATAAGACTTGGTCATCAAGTAAAATTAGTACACAATTTAAAAAGATTGCGTATATAAATTTAAAATAAACACATAATATAAACGTACACAAAACCAGCTGTGTATTAACTCTAATTACTATTTGTATAATGTGTGGAAATAGGAGAGGATTAATTCTTCTCCTATTTTGTTTTTATAAAAAGATAAATGAAGAGAGGAAAAATATTAAAATAATTAATAAAGAAGGGAGATTAAGAAATGAAATTAAGTGATTTAACATTAGATATGATTAGAAGTTCATATGATGTGGAAGTAAATAACGAAATAGAAACTGTTTTAGTTTATAATATATTTGGTGAGAATAGAAATGAATTAAAAGAAAAAATATCTAAAGGACTAGAACAAGGATTAGAAGAAAAAGCATTAATGGAACTTATATATAAAAAGGCGTTTGAATTAGCTACGGATTTAGAATTAGACGAAGATTTAATAGAATCAATAAATAAAGGTAAAAAAGAATTAATGTTTATTGCACAAGATGTAGATGAAATAGTAAGTGAAATTGTTATAGAAGTTATGTTAGAAAAACAAAATCTATTAGCAAATATGACTTCATTAACTTTAAGCAAAAGAATATTATTAGAGGCTGAAAAATTAGAAATATTAAATAAACAATGTGAAAAATTGGAAGAGGAAATACAAGAAATGAAAAAAGGTGATTAATTTGGTTGTAAATGATATTGAAAGTGCAGTCAATTATATTAAATCCGTTGTTTCTACTGCCATGACACCTATGGCAAATAAAATGGTAGAGATAATGCAACGAGAAGTAAATGAACAAATATATGCTGACCATGAACCATCTGTATATGAACGTACAGGGCAAATGGGAGAAATAGCACAAATATCAAGTATTGATATGAATTGTGCTGTAGTAGAATTCCAAGATAATGGGGATTGGACAAGTGTATCAACGGGAGAACATTTCTTTCCTATTATAGGTTGGGAAGCAGGTAAAGTTTGGAGTTTTAAAAGTGATAATGTAGTTGCTTATTATCCTCCAACAACTATTATACCAGATTCGCAAGTTAAAATAGCTCAACAAATACCAACTGAATTGAAACGATATTTAATAGAGCAAGGTTTAGATGTTATATAGAAAGGCAGGTGAGATTAATATATGGCAGATTTAACTATTAGATTAAAAACTTCTGTAGACGGAAGTGGAGCAGAACAAGAAGTTGCAAAACTGAAAGAGAAATTAGAAAAAAAAGAAGTTAATCTGAAATTTGATACAACAAAAATGAAATCTCAAATGGAGGAACTTCAAAAAGTATTAAATAATGCTTTTAAACTTAAAGACGACCAATTAAACAATCTTAAACAAATACAGAATACTTTGAAAGAAATAAATTCTTTGAGTAAAGACGTACAGAAAAATTTATTTGGCAGTAGTTCTACTAAGACTTCTACTGGTAATAAAGAATTAGATAATACTATAGCTAAATATAAAGTTTTACAAAAACAATCAGAATCACTTCAAAAACAAATGTCTAAAACTATAAATACTCAAGCTTATAACGAGTTAGAATCTAAGTTATCAAAAATTAACAGTGAGATGCAATCTACTGCACAAAAAATGGACAACTTAAAAAATAAATCTAATATAGATATAAGTAGAGATTTAATAAGTTCATTTGATAAAATTCAACAAAAGGCTAATAACACCTCTGAACAAATTAATAATATGTTCAAAAATAAAAACTTAACAAGCTCACAAGTTGGGCAACTCCAAGAACTTCAAAATAAAATCAATAATATTAAAGGTGCTGATTTAAGTCAAATATTAAAATCCGACAAGGCATATGAACAGATACATAATTTAAATGCAGGAATTAGTAATGTATCTATGTCTCTAAAAGGATTGAGCGGTTCCATTACATTCACAGATAAAGTAAGTTCATCTATTTCGCAATTAAATTCACTCAAAAGTAAACTTTTAGAATTGAATACCAGTAAATTTGCTAATACAACTGGTATACAAAGTTTAATAAGTGATATAGAAAGATATAAATCCGAATTACAAAATATAAACCCTAATACAGAAGGGGCAAAAGCTGAATTTGATAGTTTAAAAGATAAAATAGCACAATGTGGAGATAAATATAAACAATTTGAGAGTGAAATTTCTACTAAAAGAGCTAATGTAAAATTTGATGCAGATTTTAATAAAGTATCTCAAGATTTAACAAACTTAACAAGAAGATGTCAAGAGTTAGGAGCTTCTTCATCTAAAATAGAAGAATTTAGACAAAGATTACAAACGATAGCTAATATGAGTAATTTAAAAGATAGAGATGCAGAATTAAAAGCGTTAACTAAAGATGTGAGTACTTTTTCTAGTAGCTTATCTAATATTAACGGAAATGGTATAAATGGAGTTGCTAATGGTGCTAGAAGTGCAACTCAAGCAATGAATATACTAGGAAATACAACTAGAAAAACATCAGGATTTTTCAGTTCTCTATCCTCTATGTTGTCAATGTATTCAATACCAAATATGTTTGCTAGAGTTATCACTCAAGGTATATCTTCAATACCTAAAACTATTGTTGATACTGATACAGCAATTAAAAAATTATTAAAGGTTGCACCAGATACCTTTACAGGAACAGCTAAACAATTAGATTGGTTAACTCAAAAAGCAAGTGAGGCAGGTCAAGAGGTTGCCAGAAGTAGTATTGATATAATTGATTCCACTGCCGAGGCATTACAATCTGGTTTCCATAATGTCAGCAAAGCTTTACAATATGCTAAAAATGCATCTATGTTTGCCAACGTTATAGATACAAGCCAAGCAGATGCAGATAAATACTTGAAATCAACATTAGCATCTTATGGTGGTGTTGCAAACTCATTAGATAAAGTCACAATGAAAGTCAAAGGTAACACCAAAGAAACTACCAAAATGATGCAAATGATGGATATGGTCAACTATGCAAACAACAACTATGCTGTTACAGGTAAAGACGTATCTGAAGCAATGATGCGTTCATCTTCTGTTGCGAAAACATTAGGTGTTAGTATGCAAGAGTTGGTTGCTATTATAATTGCAGGGCAAGAACCATTACAAAATGCAAGTAAATTAGGTAATGGTTTAAAAACAATCATGCAAAACATGGCAGGTTGGAAAACAAGTGCTAAAGACGGTAGCATTTCAATGAATAAAACAGCAATGGCTATAGAAAAAATAACTGGAATTGATATGCACGATTCAAATGGTCAAGTTAGAGATTTCTATGACATTATGGGCGATATAGCAGGAATGTGGGATAAATTAGATAAAAAAAGTAAATCTTCTGTAGCTGAAGCGATTGCAGGAAAAAACCAGTTGAACGTTTTCACAGCAATAATGAGTAACTGGAGTCAAGCAGAAAAATTCTTAAAAGAATACGAAAATGGCGACACTTTCGGAAGTTCAATGAAAGAAAATGCGAGATATATAGACTCTGTGCAAGGGAAACTTACATTACTTCAAGAAAAATGGAGAAGTATAGTTAATACTGCTGTAAGTGGAAATACAGCAAAAGGTTTTTTAGACATTGGTATAAATGCTTTAAGCATGTTAGATAAATTTGTTAAATGGGTAGACGACATGGGCGTAGGACTACCTGTAATAGCAGGATTAATTTCTGGTATTTTTCAATCATTAAAATTTAATCGAAGTGGTGGATTTGAAGCATTAATTAATCAAGAAAGAAGATTAAAAGCTGAAGCTTTGAGTACAACTACTGCGTTAGAAGGACAAGCCACTGCAACACGACAAGCATCTAGTGCTACAATGATTGGAACTACTAATCCAGGATTCTTTGCAACAATAAGAGAAGGATTTCAAGCTAGTTATCTTGGAAAATCTTGGAATGTAATAAAAGGAATAGGCACTTCGTTTAAAGAGGCTCGTCAATCATCTGGGGTATTTGCCTCTGGATTAACAGCAGTTAGAAGTGCTTTAACAGGTGTAGAGGCTAAAGCATTAGGAACAAAAGTAGCTTTAGGAGCTATGAATTTAGCTATGACTGCTGTAAATATGGGTGTAGGTATGCTTATATCGTGGGGAATAGGTAAAGTTATCCAACATTTTACAGACGAGGCTAATAGACTTAATGACGCTTTAGAAAAAAATGCAGAAAATATAACTAATTTGAACAATAAAGTAACTAGCTCAACAAAAGCAAAAACAAATCTTTCAAATATTAGAGACGAATATAAAAAATTATATGATACGGTAGATAAAACTTCTGAACAGCAAGAAAGATTTAAAGAGTTACAACAACAAATAATTGATATTTGTGGTGAAGATATTGTCTTGGGTTAATAAATAGCCCCTATAATAAGAAATTATTATTAGAAAACATATTGAATTGCTGGAAACCCCTTAGAGCCTTAATACCACAACGTAATTAGTAATGATAAGCGTGATGGTTTTAAAAAGTTTAAGGATTGGGCAATCAGCAGGTAAGAATTATTTTATTGATTATTTAAATTAAATCTTTTAAACAATTAATAAAATAATTAAACTTCAACGACTATTCCGAGAGGAAGTACACTCAAGCGAGTGGAAGTGGTATGTGCCTTTAATAAAGGTAAAGATATAGTCTCAACGTCTATGGAAACATAGAGAAGTTCATAAGAGAACTGATTAGGAAGTAGCGAACCTAATTGAAGATATTGTATGATAAAGATAATAACCCGATTTTATCAATGGGTGGAGATATTGATAAATTAATTGCAAAATATGATAAATTAATTAAGAAACAACAAGAGGCTCTGAATCAAGAATATAAAGACCAACAAAGAAATGCTACAAGCAAAATGAATGAAGGACAAGGATTTGCTGGCAAAGATGGAGCTTTCAATAAACAAGCAATTAAGGAATATAATAGACAAATAGAAAACATCAAGGCAGAGAAAGATAAACTTAATAACGCATTTGTTCAAACAGGTGATTCAACATGGTTAAAAGATTATCCAGAAAGGCTTGCTAAATTAAGTGATGCTTATGCTAGTGCTAAAGAAGCAGTTGTAGATGCTGAAGCAAAAATAAGTGCTGAATCTCAAAAAATAAATAAAAGTATAGCAAATTCTTTAGAGATAGGTGATGGTTTTAGTAGATTAAAGAGTGACGTTCAATCTGAAATGTTGGATGTTATAAATGGATTAGATTTTTCTCAATTAACAAGTGGACAACAAAGTCTATTTGAATCGAATATGAAAAAAATGTTCGATTCTGGAACAATAGATGAGTCAATAAGAAAATTATACGATTTAAAACAAGCGTATGAAGATACAAATGACATTACTGCTTATGAACAAGGAATTGAAAAATTAATCCCTTCTTTAGCTAAATTATGGGGAGTTAATGAAGACGTAGTAAGAAGTATGGTGGAATTACCTCAAAGTGTTAAAATGGCTCAAGACGCTGAAGATGCTTATTTACGTTCTTTTGGTAAAAATATAAATATGACAGATAAAAAAACTAGAGACTTAATGGCTACATGGGACGCTTATAATAATTTTCTTCAAGATTTAAATGGTCTTGATACTATAGAAAAAGACGGAAAAATAGTTTATGACATTAAAGATATAAAAGTTGCTTTAAAAGATAGTAATTTACCCGATAAAGTAAAAGATTTAGTTAATAAATTAATGGATGACGGTGAATTTTCTATGGACGACATGGCACTAACTGGTAAATTATCTCAAATTTATATTGAAGATGACGAAGATGTTAGGAACAGATTAATTCAAGAGGTTCAAAATATCATAGACAACGACGACCGATTTAAAAATGATAAGATAGACGTAGGGGAATTATTTGTTACAGGGGAATATGCCGTATCTGATGACGATAAAAAGAAAATAGATGACGCTTTTGCAAGTTTTAAACAATTTGATGGAAAAGATGAAATAGTAAAAACTTTAAGAGCGAATATAGAAAATACTGACCAAGTTGAAAATTATGCTAAATTAATGGATAATTTAAGAGGTAAAGATAAAGATGTTGAAACATTTTTTAAAAATAACATTGAAGATTTGTCTAAATTAGAATCTTATGAAGACATGATTCAATGGGTGTTTAATCACCCAGAAGCAGTAACAAGTTGTCATATAAATGTTTTAGGTGAAGATACAATAAAAACTGCTAAAGCTGAAATAGATAGTCTATTAAATGAAAAAGATGAAAAAGACATAAAAGTAAAAATAGATAAAGCTTTAGCTCAAGGTGACATAGCAACCGTAATGGACTTAATAGGGCAACTACCAGCAGAAAAACAAATTGAAGTTGGAGTAGCATTATCTAACGCATTAGATGAACTTGGAACTGTAGATGCTATACAATTAAAAAATAAAGTTGTAGATGTTACCGTAATGGCTTTTCAAGCATTACAGCAACTTTATGCACTTCAAGGATTAAAAATTCCAGAGAAATATATTAAAATAATCAGTAATAGTGCCGATGTAGCAAGTAAATTAGCTAGTTTAAAACAACAAATAAAAGAAATACCACGAAGTATATCAATAATGGCTACTTTAACCTATACAGAAAAAGGTAAATCAAAAGTTCCCCATAGTGGAAAGGGAAAATCAGTAATGTGGGGAGATTCTATAGGTGAATTTTCTAATATAGAAGATAATCCTTATTCTGTAGAGCAGTTGAGTGCTACACCAATGGTAACTTCACAACCTGTAGTAACTGCAAATGATATAAACACAGCAACTCCTACTTCAGATAGTTCTGGTGGAATAAGTACTTATGCTACGAGAGATTTTAATAGTATAGGTGATATAGAAACAGCTTTAACTCCTATAAGCCTTGAATATCAAAATGTATTAGATATGATTGAATACTCCGTTGAATTATTTAAAGAATTACAATATAGAATTGAAACAGTAACTAAGAAAACTTCATTGTTAGATAAACAAATGGAAAAAGCAGTAGGTACTGAAAAAATTAAATACCTTAAACAAAAAAATAAATTATTAGAAGAACAAGCAAAACTTCAAAAGGAATATTATGACGATTTAATTTCTGAAAGAGAAACACTTCAACAAAAACTTCAAAAAGAAGGATTCAAATTTAATGAAGATGGGAACATGACTAACTATGAAGAAAAATTATTGGCTATGCAAAAAGAATATAAACGACTTCAAGATGTGGCTGATAAATCTTCTAAGAGTAGCTCTTCTAGTGGTTCTTCAAATAATACAGCAAGTGATAAAGCTAGTAAATATAAAGAAGAATTGGATAAACTTACAAACTTAGCTAATAAATATTATGATATACAACAAAGTGATATATTTAGTTGTGAAGAACAATGGCAAGAAATGAAAAATACAATTAAAGAAAATAATGACGAAATTGAAAAACTAACTAGAGAAGATAAATTGTATAAATTTAGCAACGCCATAACTCAATTAAAAAATCAATTCGATATACTAGGAAATAAAATTGATATAATAGATGTTAAACTAGAAAATTCAAATGGAGTAGATACAATTAAATTAACAGAAGAAAAATTAAAACTTATGAATGAACAACTATCTAAACAAATGGATTTAATGACTAATATGAAAAATAAGATTCCTACATATCAAGAAAGTTTATCTAAATATGGTTTCACATTCGATGTAGAAGGAAATGTGAGTAATATAGACGAAGTATTAAACAGTTTTCAAAACAGTGAAGATTTGGAAAAAGTTAATGATTTATTAGAGGAATATACTTCTTTAATAAATGACGATTTAGCTGACGCAGAAAAAAATTATGCTAATTTACAAAAAGACATAGTAGATTTACAAAAAGATAAACTTAATAAAGTGAAAGACATAGAAGATAAAATCACAGATGTAATAAAAGATGAAATAGATAAACGTAAAGACGCTATAGAAAAACAATACGACAAAGAAAAAGAATTAATAGAAAAAAGAAGAGATGATTATAAAAAACAACGTGATGAAGATGATTATGCAAAAAATTTAAAAGAACAACAAGACGAAATTGACACTATTAATAAAAAGATAGAATTAGCAAAACGAGATAATTCTATGAGTGGTAAATCTAAGTTAAAAGAATTATTAGACGATTTAAAAGAGGCTCAAGATAAATTAGATGAAACAGTTCAAAATAAGGTTGATGAAGACATAGATAATATGTTCCAAGAACAATTAGACGCTTTAGATAAAAAGAAAGAAGATATGACACAAAATATAGATGACACTTATACTCCACAAAAGATAGCACAAATGGTTAAAGATGCAATGATGACTAATACTTTTACCGATTTAAATGGTAATATTACCAATTTACAAGATAAATTGATTGACTTTGCAGAAACAAGTGGGGACGCAGTAGGAATATTAGGCGATTCAATTAAAACAGAATTGTGTGATAATCTTGAGGTAGCTTTGGATTATTTAAAAGACTATAAAGATATATTTAAAGAACTTGGATTTAAACAACTAGGAAACGTAAGTTATAGAGATGGTATGAATAAAGACGCAACTTCTAAAACATTAAATGTAGGTGATATCAACATTAATGTTGAAGGAAGTGTTGATGAAAATATTCTTGACGACATGCAAGAAATGATTAATAAAACTTTAAAAGATATTGTTAATAAATCATTATAGAGGGTTAATATATTAGCCCTCTTTTATAAGGAGGGTGATGTAATTGTTTAAAAGTCAATATTTTATTTGGAAAGGAAAACAATCTAAAGATAAATTTTTAAGTATATTAACCACTGATAATGATGTTCTAAATGATTTTGGAGTTCCATATAATAAAACATTGGAAAAAGAAGATAATTTAGATTTATATAATGAAAAAGAAGAAGAACCCGAAGATATAACATTACAATTATATTTAGAAAAAGACGGAATACCTTTAATATGGACTGGTGAAAATTTTAGAGAAATTAAAAAATGGTTAGTAAGTGATGACTTTGAAGAATTTATTTCTTATGACAATTTAGATTATGTGTATTATTTAAAATGTACGAAAATACAAAAAAAATTTACATACGGTGAACCTAAAGGTTGTATAGAAGTTACATTTAAACCTTTAAGCCAATATGCATATAAAAAAGTAGTTATAGAAAAAGAAGTGAAAGGTAAAGAATTAATAGATATACATAATAGTGGAGACTTAAATTATGAACCCATAATTGTAATTGAAAGTAATTGTAAAAGAAATCAAAAAGTAAAAGTAAATGATTTTGTAATAAATAATTTACTTGAAGAGGAAACTATTAAAATAGACAATAAAATGTGCTTGGTTAAATCCGATAAGCGATATTATCCCATATCAGATTGTAATAGAAAATGGATTACTTTAAAACAAGGAGATAATCAATTAATCGTTGAAGGAGAATGTAATATAATTGTTCACTGTAGTTTCCCAGAAGTAATATAGGTGATGGATATGAATGATGTAATTATTAAGGAATTAAAACCAATACAAAAGATTGTATTGACAAAATTAAATGGAGACGTTATTGCAGAAATACCTATATTTTATTTAACAGAAGAAAGTAGAAATATTGACGAGGTAGATACGATAACTTTTACAATACCTTTGAGATATAGAGACAATTTCTCAAAGAAGATGGTAAATTATTATGTATATGATGAAGTTATAGCAGAAAGATTAATATGTGTTGATGGTGAATATTTTGTGATTAAAGAAATAAATGAAAATCAATCAAATCATACAAAAGAAATTACTGCTTATGGATTAGAAAAAAAATTAGAAAAAAACACAATAGCTTTATCAGATTGTGGACTTATGTTAAAAGATAAAGATGAAGAGACATATACTTATTCTTTTGATGAATATTTATATCAACAAACAGGTTGGAGATTGGGTCATATAGATGATTCAGTTAGATATATGGATAATGGAGAACCTAAACTTCGTATGCAAGAGGAAACAAATACTTCTTTTTATTCATTTATAACCGAAACTATTGCGGAACAATTTTGTTGTGTTCCTGTGTTTGATAGAAAAAATAAATTAATAAATCTATATGATATTGACGGATTTGGGAATGATTTAAAATTAGTTTTAAATAAAGACAATTACTTAAAATCGTTGGAAAAAACTTTTAATTCTTCTGATATTGTAACTAGATTAATCCTTGAAGGTAACGAAGAAGAGTGTATAGTAGAGGAGGCAAACCCAACAGGATTAAATTATATTGAAAATTATTCATATTTTATAGAAAACGAAGATATGAGTAAAGAATTAATTAGAGCTTTAAAACTATTTGAAGAATTAACTCCTAAAAGAATGGAGAAATGGAAAGAATGTGTAAGTTTAAAAACACAAAAAAATTCAGAATTGTCTACATTGGATTCTTCAGAAAATATACTTATGACTAAATGTAATCAATTACAAAATATAATAGACGGTTATACAGATATGGAAACTGAAGAAGAATATTATTTATTAGATGATATAAAAAGTGAATTAGATGTATCTAATTTAGAATTGCAATCTGTTTCAAGTCAAATATATAAAATAGAAAGAGAATTAAAAGAATTAGATATTAAAATTAATAGATTAAATAAATTATGTAGAAGAGAAACTTCAGAAGACGACGCAGGTAATTTATTATTCAATGAAAATTTATTAAGTGAATTAAAAGATTACATTTATTATGATACATATTCAGATGATAGTTTTGTAGATGCTAATGAATTAATAAAAACAGGAAAGCATATTTTAGAATCCAAATGCAAACCTACAGTAGAATTCTCAATAGATTCAGTAAATTTCATAAATAGATTGTTAGGAGATAAAACTAGATTAAGTCCAGAAATTCAATTAGGCTTAGGAGACATTATATCTACTTACGATAAAGAAAGAGATAAAGAAGAATTAGTTTTCTTTACAGGTTGGGCTATGAATTACGAAGATAATAAATTAAGTTTAACCTTCTCAAATAAAAAAACTAACAAAGAAGATACTAGAGTAATAGCTGATTTATTAAAAAAATCAAAAGAAACAAAAAAAATTATATCAGTTAATAAATGGTTGTGGAATAAACAAAAATACAATAAAGTTAATAGTACATTAATGACTGGTATGGATTTAGACTTAGATTTTTCCCCTAATAAAGCTTACGTTGACAGTGTTTCAAGTGTGGATTTAAGTCAGCATACTTTAAATATAAATTTAAATGAAGAATATATTTTAAAGGCGACAATACTACCAGATACAGCTAAAAATAAAAATGTAATATGGATTAGTAGTGATGAAAATATTGCAAGTGTGAGTGATGGGGTAATAGTAGGAAATGGATATGGAGCTTGCATAATAACCGTAATAACAGAAGATGGAAACAAAACAGATACTTGTAAAGTAGTCGTAGAAGTTGATATGGGAGATAGTAGTAATGTTAACGTTACAGGTATCAGATTGAATACAAATTCATTAGAAATAGATAAACATGAGTCAGTTTATTTATTACCTACAGTAATTCCTACTAATGCGAATCAATCAATAACATATATTAGTTCTGATGGTAATATAGCTAAAGTATCAAATGAGGGATTAATAACAGGTGTAGGTAAAGGGAAATGTACTATAACTGCTATATCAAATAAAAATACTAAAATAAAAGCATCTTGCACAGTTACGGTTAGTGGTAAAGAGGCAGAAATAAATATAGATGATTTAGATGAAGTATTAATTATAGGAACAAAAAGAATTCAAAATCTACAAGAGTATAATTTAGCCCCAAAAATGACATATTTTGGAAATGTTGTTGAAGATTTTAATATTGCAACTTATCCATCAGACCCAAAAGCTATTGTTGTTATGTTAGGATTAAATAATGATTCCCTATGTGACATAAGCAAAATAAAGACATTATTAAATTCTATAAAAACTAAATACACAGGAAAATACATATTTGTAGCAAATGAATTACCTGTCGGTATAAATTATGCAACTGTAGATTATAGTTATGAACAATTAAATAGTCAAATTAAAAATTATAATAATACATTACAAAAAATCGCAAATGAATTAGGATTAAAATCTGTAACAGTTCAAGGTGGAATGGTTGAAAATGATATATTAGCTTCACATTATACTTATAATGGATTAGACTTAAATGTAGTAGGATGTAAAATGTTATTAAATAATATCAAATATCAAATCAAAAATAATGTTGGTTCTTTTATTCCTCCAGATGATGAAGAAGATAATGAGACAAATGGGGTAAATCCTTTAAGACAAAAGATTATGGAAAAAGCTGAAGAAATAGTTAGAATGTGTGTTAACCATCAAGCAAATTATAGTCAATATTATAGAACTGTAGATTATAGGAATCCAAATACAATTAAAGGACGTTATGAAACGGTCGGTGGTGTGACATATTCTCAACCATCATGGGTAGTATTAAATCAAACATATGGATGGGATTGTTCTAGTTATACAGGATGTTGTTATGATTACGCAGGCATACCCGATTTAAAAGGATTATCATGTGGAGCAGGAACTTTACAACAGAAATTAAAACAACTAGGAGCTGAATATTGGTTATATAAAGAAGAAGGTTTAAGAGATGCAAAACCAGGAGACATTGTTCTTTGTGTTAATGATGGAGTAAGTTTTAATAGAAATAATGTATTCACTTGTAGAACACATCATGTTATGATTTACGGATATTCAGATTATGAAATGTATGAGGCATCTGGTTACTCAAGTGGTATAAGAAAAGGAAAAAGAACTTTTGATAAAAATCAATGGATATTCTTTAGATTACCTCAAGTTGCTGAAGCTGATAAGAATAATTCAGGTGGAAATACAAATACTGGTAATGGTGTAGAAGAATACAAGAACTGTTTCAATGAACAAGGTATTATAAATGGACATGAATATATTTATAAATTTAAAGGATTAAGATGTACTTGCTATAACGCAACCGAAAACGATAAAGGTGGACGTTCTGGATTAGGTACTCATATGGGTAAAACTTTTGGTTGTGGAAATTTACCATATGGAACATTAGTGTATTTCCCAGAATTAGATGGTAAAATATGGAGAAATGCAGATGGTAGTCAAATTAAATTAGACGGTATACTTATGGCTACAGATTCGGGAATTTTAATGACAGATTGTGATATAGTGGCAGGTTCCACTATACAAGCCTGTACTTCAAATTGGACTAATCCAAAACGTTTAGATGGATATATTCTCGAATGGGGTACAAGTAATATCAAAAATTACAGTTTTACTGACACTTACAAAATAGCATACAATAATGGTAGTTTGTCAAGATTTAAAACAGCATTTAAAAATTATATGAATAATGGAGATGGTGTATTAATTAATTTCACTAAATTCTATGATACAGACAAAAACATTAGAAATACTATTTATTGGACAATATTAAATAGTTAAAATAATTAATAAAGAGGGTATATTATACCCTCTTTAAAAGAAGGTGAAAAAATGGCGATTGAAAATAATAGTCCCACACAAAAATATATTTACATTAAAGATTTAGTTATTAAATATTCAGAAAAATTATATCCAATAAATAATCTATACACCAGTAATAAATATATTTATTGGAAGATAGAAACTTCTGATTTAGTAAGCTCAAATAATAAATTAGATGAAGAGGAAAATTTAATATTTATCATTAAAAATATAGATGGTATCGGAGTAACGACTACGACAGATTTATTAGATATGTTATTTGATGGATATGATAAAAAATCAATATCAGAAAAATTAAAGGGAGTGAACGAAAACAATAAATTTTATAAAAAACAACTTGAAATTACTCAAGATAATATTGAAAGTTTATCAAAAGAATATCAAGAAAACTTATCATTTGAACAAATTAAAGAAAGATTAAATACATCTATAATAAATTCCAATTCTTTAACGATAGATTTAAAGACTGTATTAATAGATAGATTATCAGACGAGACATTTAATTCAGCTGAAAAAGCAGATGTTAATTATAGGCTTGACATAATCAATAATAAATTTCAAGAAATGTTAGGATACAGTGATGCTTTAATTGATATGATGGCAGAAAATTCTAACGACATAGACACAACATCTTTTTTAGAATATCAACTATCTCTACAAAAAATGTTGGCAGATTTAATTGTAGAAATTAAAATAGTCACAGAGGACGATAGAGAAAATATAACATTAGCAGATATTTCTTCCATAACATCTAATATAACTACGATATTGATAACATTATCTTCTTTTAAAGATTCATGTAGTACAATATTGTCTATAGGTTCAGAAGGTGAAAAAACATTAGGAGCTTCAAGTACTATCTCAGATGAAGTATATAATACGAATACTAGAATAGATGATTTATCTAGTAATATGAATGAATTACAGGCTTCATTGATTAATTCTTTTGCTAAAGAACAACAAACTATTCAAGGATATTTTGATGCAAATCAAAAATACAGTAATGATATGCTCCCTATAACTAATTCATTGTTAAACGTGGATGGGAAATTAACGGTAGCACAATATAATTCGTTGGACGCTTTAGCAAATGGAATGGTTAATTACGTTTCTAAAATAGAGGCTAGCTATCAATCTTATTATAATAATGAGAAATTAGGAGATAATAATAAACAATTATTAAAAGAATATTTTGATGATTTTAAAGTAAAACATGCAAATTTCATTAATTCAATACGAGTAGATATGAAAGATTTAATTTTTGATAAAGACGAGAGAAAAGAATTCAATATAAGAATAGCATTATATAGGGAGGCTAGAAATAAATTAAATTCACAAATGTTAAACTGTATAAATTTAATTAATTCAGCAACAAGTGAAGTTAATTTACAACAAATTGAAAAAAGATTAAATGATAAAATCTTAGAAGTTCAAAATCAAGTTAATGATTTAAATTCTAAAATAGGAAATATAAATTCAAGATTATCTAACATAGAATCAAGATTAGATGCTCTTGAAAATAATACAAATGTTTAGAAAGGAGATTATATTATGAAAGATAAAATATTAGAAAAATTTGCTTATGATACTGGAGCAACAGATAGTGGAATAAATCATTTAAAAGAAGATATTAAAAAATATTTATTAAATTTATCAGAGGATGAATTTAGATTATTTCTAAGTAGATTAATTAGGGAAGAATTTTTATCTGAAAATTCATTAGAACAAGGATATGGTATTGAGGATGTATCAAATTTTATAAATTGGATTAAATATGATTTAGAAATAGATATTTAATAATTAAAAAGGAGGTATAAAATTTTGAAAAAAGAATATTCAATAATTATCAATAAACAAAAGAGTATTTTAAATCGTCAGCTATCAATATTTCAACATGATAAAGGTATAGATATATATTTTAAATTGATGGATACTGATTATTTAGATTTAAGTTCTAATTATTTGTTATCTGATATAGTATTAGTTAGCCCTCTAAAAAAACAAATAAAATCAGATATAGTACCTATTATAGATAATAAAATATTATTTACAATTAATAATGAAATAATGAATCAAATTGACGAAATAGGAAATTATCATGTTCATATTAGAATTTATGATGATAAAGGTGGAAGAATAAAATTACCTTATTTTATAATGTCAGTTGAAGAATGTGAAGTGGACGATGACGATTTATCTTATGGAACAGTTGACGGAACAGCAATAGACAACACAAAAGTTGCTAAATATGGAAAAGAATTAAAAACTTTCAATGACGATGGGTCTTATAATAGAACTGTTTGGATATCTGGAGATGTAATTACCGATTCTAAATTGAACAAATTAGAACAAGCAACTAGCGAAATTAAAGATGAAATATTACAACATAAAACAAAATTAATAGAATTAGAAGAAAGCAAAGGCTATACAATCAAAAAAGGTACAGAGGATACACCTATAATAATATCAGAATTAAGTAAAGGTTCTTATATATTAAAAGGTTGGGCAAAAGATTTTAATTCTAGTACTGAAATAATACATTTAGATGGTAATAGAAATTATGCATACATAACAAGTAATACAGATACTTATACGTATGGTTTATGTTGTTTTAATGAAGATTATTTTAAACTATATAGATTTAATAAAGTTAAATCTATAAAAGAATACGTTCCAGACAATTTAGTAAAAATAACTGCTGATGATGAAAAATTAACTCTTACTGGAGACAAATATCAATATTTAGTTTGTAATGATATTAATGTAATAATACTCCCTTCTATCGATGAATTTGCTGAATTACATTTATACATAAGACCTGCAACCGATAATTTGGTAATAATATTCCCTGCAATTAGATGGAAAACTAAACCAGATATAATAAAGGATACATTAGTTGAAATAAAATTAACATATATTGATGAAATGTGGTTTGGAGATGCCCACATTTGTGGAGATGTGTATATAAGTCAAACTTCTGATTCTACAGATTTAGATGTAACTTATCAAGATTATAAAGATATAATATCGAGTACGTTAGGAAAGGATTATGTTGTAAATGAGTAATTTAAGTACAAATTTAAAAAGAATCGTAGAATCTTTAAAATTATACATAAATCAAACACTCAAAGATAGTATAGGAGAAGGAACATTAGAAACTTCGAGCAAAGACATAATAGGAGCTATTAATGAAGTTAATAGAAATAAAGGTACTGGTAGTGGGGGTTTACCTAGTGGTGGTAAAACAGGTCAAATATTGGCTAAAAAATCAAATACAGGATATGACGTAGAATGGAAAAATGAAACAACTTACACTCATCCAGTTTCTCATCCAGCCACAATGATTACAGAGGACTCGACACACAGGTTTGTTACTGATGCTGAAAAAAACAAATGGAACAATATTACAACGTCTGAATCAGATTTATCAAAGATAGCTATAGTTTGTGGTGATAAATTATCTAGTGATATATCTGATTCCGAAAGAATACAAAGAGCAATTAACAGCTCAAATGTTGGAGATATTATATTATTACCAAAAGGTGATATAGAAATACATAAAACAATAGAATTGAAACCAAACAGGACTTACATGGGTAACGGTTGGGGTGGTTCAATAAAAGCTTCAAATAACGCCAACTTAACTGAAATGATTCGTTTACCTCATAGTACAAATAATTACAGAACTATTATTGACAATATTAGATTGGATGGTAATAAAGATAACAACGGTACTACTAAAGGTTTATATATTGGTTCTTCAGTACACAGTATTTTTAGAAATATATATGTAACATATTGTAAAGGTACAGGTATTTACATCGATGGGAATACTTCTTTTAGAAGTAATACAACAAATATAGTTAATTGTAGAGCTTTAGGTTGTGGAGAATATGGACTTTATATAAGCGAATATTGTGAAGATATGCATGTGTTACAAGGTGATTATGGTTCAAATCAAAATTCGGGTATTTATATAAAATCTCCATCCTCATCAATAAGAGATGTTACTTGTTGGGGAAACATGAGCAATGGTCTTTGGATTGATATAAATGCAGTTTGTGTCCAAGTATGGAATTCACAAATAGAAGGTAATGCTCAAAATGGTATATTTATTGAGGGAGCTTTTGCAGAAATAGTAGGTAATAAGATATATGATAATGCCAATATTCCTGCTAATTATGGGAAATTTGATGGAATATATGTAAATGCATATGAAAGTGCTTTTAAAGATGCTCCAATGAAAGGTGTAACCATAATAGGTAATAAAGTTTATAGTGGTTTATATAATAACACAGGATTACAAAGATTTGCTTTATCAATAGATAAATACCACGAAGGATTTAGTATATTTGGCAATGATTTTTTCTATCAAGGTAATGGAAACATTGACAAAAGTAGAGCTTTAGTAAACGGGTTAAATGAAACAGATAAATCAGACTATAATTGGATAAAATCATTTATAAAATTAAATCTATTAGAAGACCAAGCTATAACAAATTCTACTGTAACAAAACTTAAGTTTACTAAGGTTACTGATTTAGATGAAAACTTTGATTCAACCACTAACAAAATTAAAATAAAAGAAAGTGGGTATTATAGAGTAGGGTGTAATATTCATGTAGATAATTGTTCAGCAACAACGTATTGTTATTTACAATATAACGTTAATGGGGAAATAAAATCAAGAATAGCTGGTGGTTATGGAGGTACATCTAATTTCTCAACTTTAAGTGGTGATGATGTGGTTTACATGAAAACAGGAGATACTATTGATTTTAGCTTTTATTGTAGTGAAAACGTGACATTAAATAGACTTTATTATTTATCTTCAATAACATTTTCAAAATATGTAATATAAAAGGAGGAATAATATGTACGGTAAAATTATCAATGGAAAATTGGTTTTTGCTCCAGTAAACTATGAAGCAAGTAATGGAGTTTTAATTACTAATTTTAATACAAATGAAGATTTAATGAAAAGATATGGGTTTAAAAAAATAAACGGAGTAAAACCAGAATATGACGAAGAAAGAGAATGTTTGATAATTTCTTCTTTTGAAGAGTTAGATACGGAAATTAAAGTTGCGTATGAAGTAAAAGGTATAGGTGCTTTATTAGACAACAACGATATGACTAAAGATGAATTAATTGAAACTATGAGAAAAGAATTATGCAGTTATAAAGAAGGTTTAATTGAGGGAACTAAATTTGATTCTCTTAATGATATATTTAAATATATGTTTGAACATTTTACAGAAGAAGAAATATATATTGGTAGCGATATTCCTAATGACCCAAAATATAAATTATGGATAAGAATATATGAAAAACCTAAAGATGATGACGACGACGGGAAAGATGTCCCAAGCAATCCAACACCTGTAAAGCCACCCGCTGAAGATAAAACAGTATGGGTATCTAATTTAACTTTAGACTCAACTATAATGGGTTATTATATAGATTCAGAATTTACAAGTGATAAATATCCAGATAAGAATGTATGTTTAACTACTGACCAAAGATATGTTGGACAATATGTTAAATTTGCAAACACTGGGAAAGATATAGACGGTAAGGTATTCCAAATAACAGGAACAATAAGTAATAATGCTTTAGGATTGAGTTCTTCACACAGTCTTCCCGTATTCGCTATAAACTGTAAAGACCAATCTACTGCTACTGCAATAGGAGAAAATACAGGTAAAGCGTATGTGGGATTATTATTATCTTCTACTACTAAAGTTGCAAAAGTAATTTGTAATGCTTTAAACGTCAGAAGTGGTATGGGAATAAAATATCCAATATTGGGAGCTATACCTAACGGATATACATTGCCAATACTTGAAACTTATACAAATACTTCATGGGTTAAAGTAAGTTACAATAATAGTATAGGGTATATAAATGCTAATCCCTCATATGTAGCTATATCCACTATAACAGTTGATGCAGGAGGAACGGGAGAAGTAGGTGGCAATACAGGATTTACAGTGCCTTGTATGGGTGTAGATATATCTAAATATCAAGGAAATCTTGACTTCGCTAAAATTAAAACTTATGGTGAAACTAACTTCGCAATACTTAGAATTGGTTATGGTAGCAGAAAAGGTGGACAACCTATAATAGACCCTAAATTTGAAGAATATTTAAAAGGATGTGTTGAAAACAAAATACCTGTAGGTGTGTATTTTTTCTCATATGCAAATACAGTTGAAAAGGTTAAAATAGAAGCAAATTGGGTGGTTCAACAATTAAATAAGTATTCTCAAACATTTGAATTTCCAATATTCTTCGACCAAGAAAATGACTTAGTTGATAAATTAGGGAATCCTGGCAAAACCGTATTGACAAATTGTATGAACGCTTTTTGTCAAATAATAAATGATGCAGGATATATGGCAGGAATTTATACTAATAACTCATGGGCAACAAGTTATGTAAATTGGAATAATGTAAAATATACTGACCACATATGGGTGGCTCAATGGAGTTCAGCTTGTACTTGGACTAGAACTGATGTTAAATTATGGCAAGGTGGATATAAGAAATTAAGTGGTTACGGTGGAGTAGACGTAGATTTTGATACTTGTTATTTCGATTATCCAACATATGTAAGAGCTAATCACAAAAATGGATTTTAGGAGGTGATTTGATGAATTTATCAATATTAGCCAAAGTTGATGGTGCATGGCAATCATTAGGAACAACTACAGTTGGAGATAATTCAAGTTCAGTTACATTAGGTGACGATTATATTTATAATAACATAAATGGAATGATAGTAGAATGTATGACTATTTCATTAACTGCTGATGGTAGTTCAGAAAATATAACACAGGAAATTACATTAAAAAAATCATTTCCTAATGTGATTCTTACAGTAGCTTGTAGTTGTGAATCTACAAAATATATTTATAGTAATCTAAATGTTGTAGCTATTCCGTCTGGAAAAGATAAAGTAAAAATAGGATTAAGACATTTGGATTCAAAGATAAAATTAGAAGGTAGTTTTACGGTATTTTTAACTTGTTTTGGTAAATAGGAGGTGATTTTATGTATGGTAAATTTAATATAAAAATAAAAAGTGGTAAAGCAACATTAGACAGAGATATATTTTTAAGCAAAAAAGATAAAGATATAGTGCTTTATTTTACTGTTGATGGTTTTCCTTATAAATTCTCTAACGGCGAAGGTATAGAAGGTGCTAGTTATTCTCAAATAACATTAGAAAAACCTAATAAAACCAAAGTGGTTCTTCCCAAAACAGCAGTAGATATTAACGAAATAATTTTAAAAGTAACAGAAGATATAGTTGATGAAGTTGTAGAAATAGGAGATTATAATTTTCAAATAAAATTATTTGGTAAGGATAATAGTGAAATCCATTTACCTATAGTTTATAATCAATTTCATGTAAATCCTATAATTGATTATTCAGAAGATACTTCAAGTGGAATAAATCAAGGTGGTGTAGGAAATTCTCATATAACTATAGGAGATTCTATAGAAATATTTGATGTAAATAAAAGATATAATAAAACCACATGGCATGATAAAGACACTATAACAGCACAAAAAATGAATAAGATAGAAAATGCTTTATATTATTCATTAGATAATTTAGTTGTAAATAAACTTCCTGTAAATGGAGAAATAAGTTTATCTTTAGATAGATATCAAAGTGTAACTACAGATAATGATTTAGTTATAAAACTTCCTAGTATAAACTTTCATAATGAATTTATACTATACATAAACACATCAGAAGTAATTTATGCAACATTTAGAAGTGCAGAAAAAGATTATGTTTATAGACTTGCTAGAGGTTATTATAAATGTAGATTAAGTTATATAGGTACATGGTTAGTTGAAATAATTATGGACAATAACAATATTGATTTTGATGGATTTGCTAGTGAAAAAGATATAAAAGATTTACAAGATAGCGTTAAAACTACTCTAACAGATTTTAAAAATAATTGCGATAAAAAATATGCCGATATAAATCATACACATAATAATTACATTGAAAAAATAGATGAAACAAAAGGTTTATTAGTTAAAGAGATAGACGGTTACAAAGGTATGATTACTGAAGATGGCAATGAAACTAGAGCTATTCGTACAACCAAAGAAGGTTTAATACCCTACGGAAGAGGGATAAGTTCTAGTTTAGGTTCAGAAGAATATAGATTTGATAAAGCTTATGTTAACAAAGCTGATATAAATGAAGTTAATTCGGTAAAAAATGTAACAGATAGATTAGATGTTAACGGAGATATAAATGTTTCAGTTGAAGGAAAAATAGATTATAACGTTGACAATTCTCAATTTGAAATGAAGAAAAATGGAGAAATCAATAATAGTAGATTAGCATTAGGTTGTATTGAAATAAATGGAATCAGAATTTATACAGGTTCAGAATTTCCTTCAGACGCTAGGGTAAATGATATATTAATAAAAATAGATGGAATTTCTAGTGGAGGAAGTACTACTCCAAGTACTAATAAATATGTTATTTCAAATAACTTAACTAATGTAATTACAAACAATGATATGACAAGTATAGAAAAAAATAAATCATATAGTGCAAAATTAACAGCTTATAATGGATATACTATTAATTCTATAGTAGTTACAATGGGTGGAACAAATATAACTTCTACTTCAGTGGCAAATAATACAATTAACATATCTAAAGTTACTGGTAATGTAATAATCACAGCAAGTGCTACATTGACAACCACTACAGCTGTTCCTAATCCTGTGTTTGAATTAAATGCATCTAATTTTACAAGTGGAGCAAATAAATGGGTGGATTTAGTAGGGGATAAATCAGCTACAATTAATGGAACTGTGCAAAAGGTTAATGGTAGAGTTAGATTTAATGGAGATAAATATTTCTTATGCAATGTTAGTTCATTGAATTTAAATAGTTATACATTGGTGGCTAAAATATTAGTTAATCCTACAAATGCAAGTGTAGTATCTTCTGGTGATAACATTGTGACTTTAGGAGCAGGAACAGGAAATTGGACTGATAATATGGCTTGTAATATAATGCCTTCAAGCACAGTTTACCAAGCTATAATTAATGGTGATAATGTAACAGGTAAAGTTGCTACAGGAGAAATAATTTTAGTTATGAGATGTGATTCTACTAAGAAACAATTAACTTTAAATGTAGGTGACACTAAATATGAAGGAACTTATACAACAAGAGCTTCATCATTAAGATACTTATACAATGCTACAAATAGTTATTCCGATTATGAGTATATCAAAGTATATGATTCAGTTTTAACAGATTCGCAAATTTCAAATATTAATTAGGAGGGATTTTTATGAGTGGTATATACATTAATAAAAATGGTTCATTAAATAACATACTTATCTATAGAAAAACTTCTAATGGTATGGAAATTTGTCCTGTTTATAAAAAAACTTCTAATGGTATGGAAAGAATAGATTTAGGCAATAGCTCTTCTGGAGGTGGAGGTTCAACTCCATCTTCACCGTATATTATAAAAGGTTATGCTGATTGGAGTGGAAGTTATCGTGGTTCTAGTACAACTGGAACATTTACAGATAATTTTAATGACGATAGAAGAGATAGAATATATCAAGGTTATTATCCTAATTTTAATTATTTAGGAATAATATGTTTTAAAAGTTTATTTGAACAAGCTAGACAATTAGGAACAATAACAAGCGTAAAATTAAAATTAACTAATTTACATTCGTATTATTATGCAGGGTTAAACACTATAATAAGTGGAGCAACTAATATGAACACTTACAGACCGATAAGTTTTTCAATGAGTAATGTTAATTCTACTCAATATTGTAGCAGTACTCATTTTAATAAAGGAGGAACTTTAACATTAACACTAAATAGCACAGCAATACAATCTATCCAAAATGGTACTATTGATGGTTTTAGACTGTTAGCACCAGCTGGATTCGCAGTTACAGATTATGGATATTTTAGTGGTACGGGTAGTACTCGACCATATATTGAAATAACTATAACCTTATAATAAATAATTAATAAAGAAAGGTGGTGCTAATAATGGATTTATTGGAGGTGTTAAGCAATTATGGTGCAATGGGTGTTTTCGTAATATTGGTATGGATTTTAATACAACAAGTTTTAAACGAGGCTAATCAAAATAGAGACTTATATAAAACTTCAGTGGAAGAATTTCATAAAACTGTAAATGAATTCTCATTGACCATAAAAGGAATAAGCAATGAAGTAAGAGATACAAATGTTAAAATTGACGATTTAAAACATGATATGGATGATTTAAAATTGGATATTAGAGATATAAAACAACATGAAAGAGAAGGTGAAAAATAATGATTGATTTAGATTTATACATGAGTTTAATAAATGGTGGTGTGATGTTATTTTGTTTGGCGATTGGATATATAATTAAAACTTCAATACCTAAAATACCAAATAGATATATACCTTTAATTATGGGAATTGTAGGTATGCTTGTTGCAATAGTTAATGCTCAAAGTTATGATTTTAATGTAATTTTAAGTGGTTTAATTACAGGATTAGCAAGTACAGGATTGTATGAGGCTTATAGAAATTTAATTAATAAAGATAAAAAATAATAATTACTAAAGAGTAGATGTTAATTTGTCTACTCTTTTTTCATTTTATAAAGGAGTTGATTGATAATGGTTCAAAAACCAGAAATGATAGAAAAATTTATGAAAATCAATAGATATGGGAGACCTGGAACTAAAAGAAGAAGAACAACTAAAATAGCCTTCCATTTCACAGGACAACATGATGTTTCTGCTAAAAATACAGTAAGTTATTTTTCTAACGTTGTAGCTAATGGATATAGAGTAAATGGTAGATATATATATGCTAGTTCACATTTAGTCATTGGATTACAAGGTGAACTTTATCACATAGTTCCATTTAATGAAATAGCATATACAACTAATAGTGCTAATGCTTATAGCATAGGAGTAGAATGTGCTACTACAGGTGCAGATGACCACTACACAGATGAAGAATATAAAACTATGGTTAAAACTGGAGCATGGTTAGCTCAAACATACAAGTTAGACCCTAGAGTGGATTTTATAAGACATTACGATGTTACTGGGAAAATATGCCCAAGATACTTTGTAAATAATGTTAAAGCATGGAAACAATTTAAATTAGATTGTTATAATTATATGATAGGAAAACTAAAAGAATCAAATATAAGAAATTGTACTAATGGAAAAGGTAATAGTATAATTGAAAACGAAAAAGTTGTTGATAAGACAATAGAAGATAAGAAGGCTTATAATGTTCAAGCAAGAGTAATTAATTGCACAACTTTAAATGTTAGAGATACACGACCAGATAAAAATGGTAATTTAGGTAAAGTTAAATTTGTATTAAAGAAAGGTGAAATTGTAACTATAGGATATTCATTGAATGGATGGGTATCTGTTTATACAAATACAGATTATGGGTTTGTCAATAAAAAATATTTAGAAATTATATAAATTTCCGAGTATTGCAGAAATAATGACCTCGTAGAATCCATTCTAAGGCGTTTATTTTTTTTAGTTGATAGTTTATACCTTACAAATTAAATGGAGTAGATGTTTTTTAAGCACCTACTCCACATTTTTTATTTTTTTGGATATTATTTTTTCTTACGTTTCTTTTTACCTTTATCACTTTCTTCTTTTGCTCTTTTTCTTTCCTCTTTAATCTTTTCTTCTCTTTCTATTTTAAGCTCTTCGACACATTCCCTAAATACAGGAATTGCAATTCTTTCAAATTTTCTATATAAAGAATTATCTTCTATCAATTCGTCATCACTTACTTCATCCCCGAATACATTATATCTATTAAGATATTCTACACAAAATGCTGAATATTTAAAAATGGATTGTTGTTTAAGATATCTTTCACTACTCTCAAATGTAAAGATATTTTTAAGGTCACGTGCAAATTTTATCGCATAAGTTTCAAATTGTTCTTGTTGTTTTTTGTTCATTTTCATAATATATCCTCCCTAAAATAATAAATCAAACGAATTAAACATAATTAATACAACTGATAACATTATAACACTAATCATTATATGTCTATATGGTTTTACTAATGTGAAAGATTGTTTTAATGCATATGACAAAATTATTAACAATATAAAGTTAATTAAAATTTTCATTATCTATTTCCTTCCTTTTTAGATAAATAATAACAACCTGCTATTGTATATGCCATTATAACACCACTAACTGGTAAACTTAATCCTGCTATGGCTAACATAGCGCCAACTCCACCTATTGTTAATACATTTGCACTCGCAATACTTATTTTATTTTTATTCATACTCTTTATCTCTCCTAATCTATTAATTCTAATTCACTCTCTTTCCAAGCCACATTGTCATTTGTATCTAAACAATAATAATTTTCTGAAATGAATTTACTTGGTAAAAATTTATCAACTATTATTCCTATCTTTACATTGTAACATTCCATGATTTCATTTTCCAAATCTTTGTTATCTTTTAATATTTTATTCAATTCACTTTCAGTTATTGTTATTTTTACTTTATCTCCTATTTTCATATCTATATCTCCTCCTTTAAAAATAGTTCTATACCTTCATAACAATTACTTTCTTTATGTGAAATACTTAGACATTTATTATCTGATTGGTATTTACATATGTTACATAATTTATATTTACCTAATACTTCAGCTAATTGTTCTAATGTTAATTCATGTAATATATCATATCTATTCATTTTATCACCTCCTTTCGCTTATATTTTATTAATTATTTTTATTTATTACTTGACCCAAAACCACCTACTCTATTTTCATTCATACAACAGTCATCATCGGTAGTTAAATATTTTTCAAATATACATTGGCAAACTCGTTCATTTTCTTCTAACACTACTTCTTTATCCGTTGTATTATATAGTTTAATTCCTATATTTCTAGGATAATATGATGCATCTATGATTCCAGTTCCGTTAGCAAGAATAAGCCCCTTCTTACAACCTATACTACTTCTAACAAATACTTTTAAAACCTCGTCATCTTGCATATAAGCACATATATCTGTAAACTCTAATTCAGAATGTGAGTGTGGTGGAATAACCATTTTACATGGTATTCTCAAATCATATCCTGCACTACGTTTATCATTTCTTTGTGGTAACTGTATATCTACATTTGGATGTTTTCTAAATTTGTCTGATACAATTTCAAAGCCACGAACTGAATATTTCCATTTAAATCCACCCGAACTTTCTTTCTCACCTTTACACACTTTTATAATATTGCCAGAACTAGATGTCGCCATGCCTATATCCAAACAAGCTTCTTTTATAGATTTATATTTTTTAATAAAATTTTCATTCATATCCATTTTAATAACACTTTTGGTTTTATTTAATCCTGTATCATATGCATGTTTATTATTATGAGAATAAGTACACCATTCTAAATTTTCAACTTTATTATTAGCTTTATCACCATCTATATGATTTACAACTGGTAAATTAAATGGATTAGGTATAAAATGAATTGCCACTAACCTATGCGCACTGATAGTTGTTGATTTTTCTCCTTTTTTATATAATTGATATTCATAATAACCTTGTCTATTTATTTTGGGTTTTAATATAATATTACGTTTTAATGATTTCACTTGTCCTATATTATTTATTTGATATACACCTTCATAATTTTTTATATCCTTCCATTCTTTATCTATTTCTTTTATACTTTTTATACTAAAAGTTGTTACCTCGTTTCCGTCACTACATAATGTTACTGTATCTTCAATTGGTTCTAGGGCGTTATTATACCAAGTATGAGGAATACCTTCTAAATCATATGATGTAAAAACAGTTGATTCATTCACATTTAAAATAACCGATTCTTTCCCTGCATATTTCAACATTTCTGGTATTATGTCAAAATAATTATACTCATTTAAATCTTCTTTTATTCTTACTTTATCACCTATATTAAAATTCATATTACATCTCTCCTTTATTAATAATTTATATATTTTAATACATCTAAATCGTTCATTAATATACCTATATTTTTGAACTCTTTATACGGTATACTTTTACGCTTGTTATTTTCTTTAAACTTTTTGATTGCTAGCCCACTCACTAAATACACTTCTTTAAATTCTCTAAATTCTATTATAAAGAATACATTATTTGCATAGTTTTGAATCTCATCAATTAAATCATATTGATAGTCTTTTATATTTGAAAGAGGAAATGAAGTTTTATTAGCTGTTGTTTTAGCCTCAAATACTATGCTTTTCCCATTAGGTAATATTCCTATATAATCCAGACAAGGTGATTGTTTTTTAGGAAAAGCCGATACAATTTTAGCTCCTTTTCTTAATACAACAAATTCAGTTGGAATCTTAAATATATAAGCCTTCCCTTCTTTTCTATATTTTTCAAATTGTTTTGTTAATCTATTTTCAAATTTAGCACCTATTTTATTACTTTTATTTAGTATAATAATCACCTCCTTTTTGTTTAGATTATTAAAATTTATTCATTATTTTTGTCTTGTATTTTTTTAAGTCTTTCTATTTCTCTATTTAAATACCAAAATGCCTTAGATAGGTCTTCGAGTTCTTTATTTGGGTCTTTTTTTCCTGCCCTTGACACATATTTTATTACGTTTCCTCTAGCGAAATTTAATTGTTTATCTTCTATATAATCCATAACCTCTATGTTACCATCCACGTAATGAGAAGGATGATTAACTGGGTCATTTTCATCATCGACATTTACTTCTTTAATTTCATCTGAATTAATTTTAATTTGAGGTGGTATATCATATATAGATTGTAACGCTTGACCTATTGTTATTGATTCTACATCAGAATCTTTCAGTTTGGATTTATCAACTTCTATTTCTTCATTTAGATATTCTTTATAATAAAATTCGCAATTACCATTACAAACCCCACCGGCAACTGGACATATATCACAATCTAACACTGTTTCATCTAATATTGCTTGTATGTTATCTTTGGTATTTAATATATAATCTATTCTTTTCATTGTAACACTGTCGTTTTCTACTTCTTTCTTTTCTTCGACTTCTTTAGATGTTTCAGAATCTTTTAAATCTGATTCATTTACTTTGTTCCCTTCTTCTATTTTCGTATTCATGTTATCATTCTCCTCTATTTTTTCTAATACATTTTCTGACCAACTAAAGTTTTGTTCGTCTATGTCTAACTTTATTTTACCTTCACTATAAACTTCAACTACGATTGCTTTTTTACCTTTATAAGCGTCCATACAATAAACATATCCAAATTCACATTCACCTAAATCTTCTTTTATTCTAACTTTATCTCCTACTTTTAAATTCATATTATAACTCCTCTTCGTTCAAATCTTTCATTATAAATAAACTATTATTATCATTATCTGAAATTATTATATATCTACCTTCATTGTTTATATTTATATTAGATGATAATTTGATGTATTTTCCTGTTTGTAATGCATTGATATATAATTCACCTGTCATACTATCAAAATCCAAACTGACTCTTTGTCCTATCACTTCTTGTAAGTGATTTATTTTTGAATCTATGAATAACATTACCATAACAACATCATCTCCTTAAAATTTATTATTTTTATTAATATTTTATTTTTTTGTAAATTCGTATAATATTTGTATGACTTCTTCGTTATTCCTTTTTATAATTAAAGGTAAACAAGCATAATTATTATATATTACAACTTTATTTATTCTAAAATTATTTATTTGTGAATTTAATACAATACATTCTAACTCTTCTAATACTTCATAATATGTTTCTGTTTTGTCTCCATATTTATTTATAAGCATACCAATTGGTGTAACTCTCATTTCTTTTGTGAATAAAGAATTTCCATCATAAACAGCCTCTATCTTAGTTGTCAAATCATATTTATGTAAGTCTATTCCTGTTTTTGTATAAAATAATTCATAAAAATCATTCAAATCTTATCACCTCCTTTTCTTATATTAGTGTATTAACAAAACTGATATAAAAATTACCTATGTTTATTAATTATTTTTAATTTATATATTCAATAATATTGCTTTATTTTCTTTTAAAGTTTTTTGCACGTCTATAATTCTTTGATTACTACTACCTCTAAAAGACAATGTTGAATCCTTTAATTCTTCTATATATTCTCCGTCAACTAAAACATCTATTAATTTTAATATCTCATTGTCTTTTATATCCTCATATTTGAATCCAGTATATAACCAAATATCGTGTGTTGGATTTTTCTCTTTATACTTCTTTAAAAAAGGAATTAATTCTCGATAACTATAAATGGGGTCTCCCCCACTTATAGTTATTCCATTTAATAAAATATTTTCTTTGCATTTTTCTATAAATTCATCTTGTAAATCTTTTGTAAACTCATAACCATAATTAAAGTCCCATGTTTGTGGATTATGGCAGTTTTTACAAAAATGAAAACAGCCCGATACAAATATCGTATTTCTTAAACCTTCTCCATCAACAACTGAATCATACACTATTCCACTAATATTCATTAATATCACCAACGGAATGTTTAACTCTATCTTCTACCTCGGCTATTTTACCATTGTTAAATTTAGAATAATCAGTAGTTAAATAACCTGTGACACGTCTAAGTCTTTCAATTTTATTGCTACCACATTTTGGGCAGTTTTCTTTTATTTCTGAAGAATATCCACAATTCATACAAGTATCTATTGGAAAATTTAATGCAAAATAATAAACATCTTTACTCATTGCATAATCTATTATTTTTTCAACAGCAGTTATATTATTCATAAAAGATGATTCTAATTCAACATATAAAATATATCCACCAGTTGCTAATTTACTAAAAGGTGCTTCTAAATCTATTTTGTCTTTAATAGATATTTTTTCATACACAGGTATATGGTGTGAGTTAGTTATGTATTCTCTATCTGTAACACCTTTTATAACACCATATTTTTCGACTAATTTATTTCTTAATGTAAAACAACTTCCCTCTGCTGGCGTAGCATAACAACTAAAATTTAGATGATTTCTTTCTACACACTCTTTTGCAAATGAATTGATTCTTTGTACTATTTTTAATGCAAAATTATAAACATTTTTATTATATGTATGAGTTTCGCCAAACATAGCATACATGCATTCTGCAATTCCTATATATCCTAAAGCTAATGTGCCATGTTTCATCGATTCTTTTACATCTTCTTCATCTTTCAGCGTTCTTCCTAAGAGATTCTTCATTAACCCGTTGTGATGAGTAAAGAATCCACTTTTAGATTTTTGAGAACAAATCCATTCATATCTATCTAATAATGCTGTTTCAGATAATTTTAGATTTTCTTCTAATTCATCCATAAATCCGTCAATATCTGCAACATCTCTTTTGCCCAAACAGATACCATATCTAATTCCCATATCAACAAGATTTAATGTTACAGGCGTTATATTACCTCTGCCAGATTTGTGCCAACCCATACCATTTACATCATACCCTAATCTCGTCCTACATCCCATAGTTGCTGATTGGGTATCTGGATTATTTATATCTCCTTCACCCTCTATTGTAACATTGCAAAAATTAGGATATATTCTTTTTGATAAGGATTCTAAAGCTAATAATTTTAAATCGTAGTTTGGAGTTCCTTCTTTGTCGTTTATTCCTTTTGCATATTTAAATATACTTATTGGGAATATTGATGTTTTATTAAATTTACCAATACCATTTATACTAGCTGTTAATAACGCCTTAGATACCAATCTTCCTTCTGGAGATGTGTCTGTCCCAAAATTTATACTTGTAAAAGGAACTTGACTTCCTGCTCTGGACTCAAGAGTATTAAGGTTATGGTATAAAGACTCTGCTCCTTGCATGGTTTTTTCTATAGTATGTCTTTCTGCAACTTTGTAATGCTTAGGATAAAATAATTTAAGCTTTTCATTTTCTAATTTTATGATGTCTCCGTTGGTATCTTCTATATTTTTCATTATCAATTCAGCATGTTCTTTACTTATTCCATCTATATCCATTAAAGCATTTCTAAAACTTTTTTTAAAGGTTATAGCTACATAAGGTGATGCATCATAGTCTATTTTATTACTAGCGATTCCACCGTATTGACATTGAGAGGCACACTGAAATGTTACTGCTACTAATTGAAAAAATGTCATAATATCATTTGGTTTTCTTACATCACCGTTTCTAGTTGTAAAACCACCTTTATTATTAAATAAATCTTCAAAATCTATAAATAAACAATTATGCATCCCACTTGCATAATTATCTAAATCGTGAGTGTATAATAAACCATCTCTGTGTGCCTTTGCAACCTCTGGTCTCATTAAATTATTTAAAGCATATTCTTTTAAAAAATAAGAAGTTACCTTGGAATTTTTGCCACTAAATGAAGCCTCATCCACATTCGCATTTGAATTTTCTATGTTTTTCATTGCCATAATTTCCGATATTTGTTTTTGAGATTCCTCATACAGTCTAGCCTGGTTCTCCCTAGTTCTTTTTCTTTCTTCTCTATAAAGAATATATGCCTTAGCTACTGTAGGATAATTTTTTTCTATTAAAGTTTCTTCAATAATATCTTGAATTTCTTCTATAGATATTTCATTTTTATCTGATATTTTATCCAACACTTTTTCAGTTATATCATAAGCTCTATCTGTATTTATATTTACTTCTAACATTGCTTTTTGAATAGCTACTATTATTTTATTTTTATCAAATGCCACCATATTTCCATTTCTTTTTTTAACTATCATATAACATCGCTCCTTTTTATTAATTATTTTTATAAAATTATTTCTAATACAAAGAATAAAATACTAAGTAATAAACAACAAATACCTATGTAAAACCATTTATGAATTCTATCATTCACATTATCACCTCCTTTATATTACTATATTAACATTAGTAATAAATAAATTACCTATAAATTTAATTATTAATTATTTTTAATCTGTTATTTCTACTTCATAGGCACACATACCATCATATAATTCACTCGGTATTTGTCCTTTGAAATAATTAGCTACTTCTTTTATATTTTTCTCTTTGTGATATTTATATACTTCAAAGGCTTTTTCTTGAGTGTCATATCTTCCTAAATATTCACCTTTAGATTTACCAGTTTTAGGGTTGATTAAATGACATCGCACTACATATTTCCCTTGAAATAGAGATGTACCAATAACTGATTCCCCTCTTTTACTATTATTTTTGGTAAATAATAAATTAATAGTTTGAGGTACATATATACAAGTATCTGTACTATAAATTTTATTATGTTTTACCAAAATGTCTTTATCAAGACACATGGTTTCTCCTTCAACTTCATAATAATTTTTCTCGTACCATTCTGCGAAATTCTGAAAGTTTAACCATTCTTCGCAAACTTTACAATCTATGTAAGTCGGATTTCTTTTATGAAATTTATCATAATAACATCTTTGTAACATACGATGCCATGCTTTATAACCTTTTGTATTTTTACCATTTTCACTTACTTTATATTTTCCCTCTCCAATATACCCTACATCACATACGGTTTTTTCATAAGGACAACTTATAGCACCTTTTTTAAAATTATTATATGTTTTATTTTTAGCTGTCCAGTCATATTCTGGAAAATATACATCTATATCATGCACATTCCTATATTCAATTATAATCATCTCACTTCCGAAAGTGTTATAATTCTTTTCTCCTTTTCTATCAATCTTGGCTACCAATTTTACATCAACTCCTTTCCATATTAGTATATTAACATTAATCAATAAAAAATTACCTATGAATTTAAATTTTATTATTAATCAATTTGAATTATGAATGTTAATGAATAATGAAAAATTGTGAGGAAAGAGTTTAATCGGTTTTAAATTAAACTCTTGACGAATAGCTCACTGCAAGTGCAATTCCTCTCTTATATATTTTTTGTTTTATAAGAGATAACAATTTTTAACATTAAAATATTATAATTTTATCGTATTATTTTAAAAGTGTGTTTTTAATTTTGTTGCTTTTTATCTTAATTATTGTTGTAACCAATTTTCCAATAATATTCTCATTCTTTTAGATGGTATATAAATATTAATTTCTTTTCCATCTCTTAACTGTGACCTAAATATCCATTGAATCAATTCTGATAATGCAAATGTATTTTCATCAACTTTAACATTTTTGCTTCTGAAAAATTTTAATATCATTGGATTATTGAATATATTTATTACATATGCTAAATTTTTCTTATGTCTATATTCATTAGTTGCTCTAGCATTACAAGACACAAACCCCTTTGTATATCCTTTGCCTTTACATTTAGACTTGTAATCTTTGAATGTCGTCCACATATTGTCATATGATTTTCCTTTAATGATATGTTGGAAATAATTTAACATATTATTTTTTAGCACATCAAATCCATCTCCTTTGTTCTCATCTTGTTTCATATACCAAGATTTACTCAATGCATATTTATCCTCACCTATTTTATTTAATTTTCCATCTTTGCATATATTTATTAAATCTCTTATATGAGATAAATCTTCATGTTTATTATAATCTACAATTTCATATTTGTTATTAATTTTATTCACTGATTTGTATTCATACTCGACATTATTCATATCGTAGTAATACCTTTGTATTTGCCCTGTAAACATATAGGTTAATATGTAAGTATGTTTTAAAGCTTTCATGATAGAGACTGGGAAAGTCCATAACATAAAGCAATTATCATATATGTAACAATCTCCTTTTTCAATCGCATTTTTATACCTAAATAATATGCCTTTGTAATTTTTATCAATCCATGTTAATTTACCGTCTTCAGATACGTCGACTTTATCTCTTAATAAAATCTCTCGGTCACTTTTGGTTATTTTAATTTCTTCCACAACATTAAATACCTCGTCAAGTATTAAAGTGTAATTATACTCTTTCAGATATTTTAAAGTGCTTTCATCTATCATAGCAAATAGTGAATGCGTGGATACGATATTCTTACCTTGACTTAACAATTTGTTAAAGTCTTTTAATTTAGAACCTTCACCTCTGTCTGTTTTAGGTTCATAGAAAGCTCTATCTACACACCCATCTAACACTCTTTGCACTTCATCTAAATAAGGTGTGATATAAATAAATTTTTTATTTGTATTTGTATTCATATAATCGATTGCCCAGCTTGTTTTACCTGCTCCTGGTATACAATCAACTACTGTTACTCCACATTGATTTTCCATAATATTACCTCCTTTTAATTTATTATATTTTATATTACAGTATTAACAATTGTTAGTCTAAAATTACCTATGAATAATAAAAAATCACCACCTTTTTACAGATGGTGATGAAATTATAAATTACTATAGAATTCTTGTTTAAACACTCTTATCATTAATGCTCTACTTGATTTGTTATTAATGATTGTATAAGATTCTTTTCCTTCTTTAATTATGCAATCCCAAATACTATTAGACTTTGAAAAATCTATTTCTTCTAAAGCTTTTAACTCTTCTTTCCATTTGCCAGATTTTCGCTTCATATACAAGTCTTCAGCTAATGATATATAAGCATGGAACATAATATCTTCACATTCTAACGATTCTTCTTTAATTAATATACGCTCTTCGCCATTTTTCATATAGGGGAATAAACAAAATAGTTCATTGAAAAATGAAGATAAAAACATATATATTTCCTTCTCTTCTAATTCATTTTTAATTGATGGGAATGACTCGTCTATAGATATCTTTAAAGTATTAAAACTAACTATATGCTCCATATCATTTTTACTTATGTTATTCTTTCTTACGTCAATCATACCTTTAAGAACAGAATGCTCATTTAGTCTTAATATGATTCGGTTGCTAGCTTTAGTGCTGTCAAAACTCTCAGCTAAAGATTTACTTATTTTTAATCCTTTAGACATTTGAGAAAATACAATCTTGGCTTTTGAATCTTCATAATGTAAAATTATAACGGGGAATATAGTATTTTTCACATTCTTAATTAATTCTTCATCGCCAAGTATTTGAGAAGATTTATAAGCTCGGTAACACGCTTTAACCCTATGATTTCCGTCTAATAAAGCTATACTTCCCTTAATAAAAAGTTCTCTTTTATCTTTATTATAATTAATTAATCCTTTACCATTATCAAGTACGTTGAATGTTAATTGAGTAGTTCCTAGTTGCCCTTTTAATATTAGATTCTGCATTTCTAATATATTTGATTGTTTTGTTATTGTTTCTTCTTTTATTTTATTATTAATTTTTTTGTATTTTATACCACGTTGAGTAGGTATGTAATATGTCAATTCCTCTTTATCCCACATTCTACCGATTTCTTCTGCTGATAGATGTGTAAGATATTTGTTATTGCCTAAATCTATTACGTCTTTAAAAGTTTTAAGTACAAAGAATTCCTTTTCTTTTTCTTTATAGATATTGTCTTTATTTATTATTTTCACATTAATCACCTCTTATATAAATGATATCATATGAGATGATTAATGTCAATAGTTTTTTTATTTTAATTATTAATTATTTTTAATCTGTGATTTCAACTTCATAATTATATAGTGAGTTATAAAGTTTAATAGGAATTAAATTTTTATAATGGTCTGTGACTTCTTTAATGTTTTTCTCTTTATAGTATTTGTATATTTTAAAAGCTTTCTCTTGAGTTTCATAATAACCTAAATGTTCTTGTTTAGATTCTCCTGTTTTAGGGTTAATTAAATGACATTGCACTTGATACTTTCCATTTTTAGTAGGAGTCGTACCTATAACTGATTTTCCTCTTGATTTATCACATTTAACAAATAAAGTATTAATTCTTTCTGGTACAAATATACATGTCTTAGGACTATAAACTTTATTTCCTTTACAAATAATATCCTTGTCTAAACACATCCTTTCACCTTTTACTTCATAATAGTTATTATCAAACCATTCTCCAAAATTTTGGAAGTTATGCCATTCTTCACACACTTTACAATCTATATAAGTTGGATATTTTCCATGATATTTTCCATCATAAGACCTTTGTAACATACTATACCAAGTACTATAAACCTTAGTATTATTTCCGTTCTCCTTACACTTATATTTTCCTTCCCCTAAATAACCTATCCCATAATATCTTTTTTCATAAGGACATTTAATATTACCATTTTTAAATTTGTCATATCTCCTATTCCTAGCCATCCAATCATATTCGGGAAAATAAACATCTATATCAGAGTATTTTCTATATTCAACAATAACCATTTCACTTCCAAAATTATTAATATTTTTCTCACCTGTTCTATCAATTTTACTTCTCCCCATTATATCATTCCTTCTTTCTTTTATAATTTTTATAATACTCCTTCTTTATTTCTTGTTTTCTTTTTAAAATTCTAATTAAACTATATTCATATTGTTTCTTATTTATCTCGCATCCTATGTAATAGATATTTTCATTAATTGTAGCTACTGCCACAGTTCCAGTCCCACAAAATAGGTCAAAGACAATTCCTCTTTTTTTCACATATTTATATAACAATTCTTTTACTAATTCAGTTGAAAATACTTTATGATTGAATGTTTTAATACCTTTGTCTCTAACTGGTGCATTAATTATATTAGATATATTAGTATAATTAGCCTGTCCGTTCTCTCTGTAGTTTTTAACTATTTTATTAGTCTTGTAAGTTTTAAATTCGCTTTTTCTGCAAAATAAATATATTTGTGATACATTTTTAGTGGATTGTGTTCTACTCATATTATCTGGTAAAATATCAATTTTATTCCAATATATTATATCTCCTAATATAAATTCAGTTTTATCCTCTATTTCATTTATTATTTGAAATACTTCACTTGGTTTCTTTCTATTATAAGGAATTTCAATTAATGTTATTCCATTGTTAATTAATATTTTATCAAAATACTGAAATAGTTTTATATACTCTTTCTTGGATAAACTAGGGAGGACTTTGAGTTAATACAACATCCACTTTGAATTTTTCTTCAACCATTTGTTCCATTAAGAAAAAACAATCCATATTATATATTACATTTTTTTCAATCATTATTATTTATTTCCTTTCTTAATAATATCCATGTTGAATATACATATTAAAATAATGTTCTACTATATGTCTTTTATTTAATGGTAATGAGTTCATACCCATCACCTTCAACATTTTATTTAATTCAGTCTGTTTTACATTATTGTTTAATTTAAATTTATCTCCTTCTTTATGAAAATGTCTATCAAAGTTATACGTTTTCATATTACTCTCCTTTTAGTTTTTCTTTACCCTCTTTTAATATTTTATAAAATTCTTTTTTGCTTATTTCTCTACCGCAAGTGTGTTTTTCTGGACAATAACCCATATATTCACATTGAGATATAAGCAGTTCTTCATATCTATTATCTGTATTTAATACCTCTTCCTTCATTAATTCTGCAACTTTTCTTATAGGTAAATCAGCTCTAACACACAATCTTTTATGCATAAAATGCTGAACTGCCTCTAAAGTAAATCCTATTCTTAATTTAGTCTTAACTCCTATTGGTAGTAAAGTTCTCATTAAATCATTTGCTTGTTCTCCTGTTATTCCCATATCGTTATAACAAGCTCTCAATACTTTGTATCTAGCTTTCATCATATCCTCTGCTTTTTGATATTCTTCCCTTAATACTGGGTCATTCATAACTTTCGGTGGTACATAAATACTGAAATTATCGTCCATATCTACATATCTTTGAGATTGACAGTTTTTAAACACACCTATCTCATGTCTCATAATTTGGTCTGCTGTAAATCTAGGACATTCTATTTCAAATATAAAATAATTACCTCTACTTCCAGATGTATGTCCTTCTTTCATACAAGACAAGCCTACTTTTTCAGCATATTTTTCATCTGTATCATAACAAATACATGCTACTTCACCATGTTTTTTAATAAATTGTTTTACCTCCTCTTTGTTTAACAAAGTTACTTTTATATCATTTATAGTATACATATTATCATTCTCCTTTTATTAATTATTTTTATTCCATTTTATCTAACATTTCTTGCATAACTTTTATTGAATCTTCTAAGAATTTTTTATCTACCAAATCTATATTTATATAATCTGGTACAGTAATTACGTCTCCGTTAAACATTTCTCTAACACGATTATGAAAATCTGAAAGTTCTTCGTCCGTAGCTATTGGTTCTCCGTCAATTGTTTTATATCTAAATAAAAGTATATCTCCTTCTTTTGGTTTTAATACGTTTATTTCGTATTCTAATTTATCCATACAATCATCTCCTTTATTAATTATTTTTAATCATCTATTTCTACTTCATAATTATATAAAGTATCGTATAAGATTTGTGGAATCTGTTCTTTAAAATAGTCAGCAACTTTTTTAATGTTTTTCTCTTTATAATATTTATAAACCTCAAATGCTTTTTCTTGAGTTTCATATAAACCTAAATATTTATTTTTTGATTTCCCAGTTTCCGGATTAAATATTTGACAATATACTATATATTTATTATTTTTACGAAGACTTGTACCTATAACTGAATTACCTCTATTTTTATCTTTTTTAACAAACAAGTTATTTATCGTTTGAGGTACAAAAATACAATTCTCTGGAGAATATATTTTATTGTGTTTAACAAGTATATCTTTATCTAAACACATCTTTTCTCCTTCTATTTCGTAATAATTATTATCAAACCATTTACCAAAGTCTTGGAAGTTATGAAATTCTTCACTAACTTTACAATCTTTATAAGTAGGATGTTTTTCTTGACATTTTTCATCATAACATCTTTGTAACATACCACTCCATGTTTTATAAACTCTAGTTTTTTTACCATTTTCACTAACTTTATATTCACCTTCTCCGATATATCCAATACCACATATACTAGGTTCATAAGGACATTTAACATTGCCTTTTTTGAAATTACCATATTGCACATTTCTAACTATCCAATCATACTCTGGGAAATAAACATCTATATCTATGGCTTTTCTACAACCCGTTATCACTATTTCACTTCCAAAATTATTGATATTTCTCTCTCCTGTCCTATCTACAACTTTTGCCATTATTATCACCTCCATATATTTTTAATAACATTTATTCTACCTCGCTTTCAAAATCTTTTAATACTTCTAACATTGCATTGTTGCCTTCTTTGTCTTTAAATATATTAAATATAAAAAACGTACTGTTTTCAATTAACGTAAACAAATTATAAATAGGCAATATAGAATTCATTATTAATTTTCTTCGCTTAATATGTCTATCATATATTACTCTTCCTAATTGATGTGTTAACAACTCTTCAACAAATTCTGTATTTTTATTTAAATCATTTTTTAGTTTTAATCCTAGTATAATATTTAAAATACTTATTACTCCATATATTTTTAATAACATTTATTCCACCTCACTTTCATAAACATTTATTACTTTAAATATCGGCAGTGTATTTGATATTTCGTCATATTTTTTTTCATATATTGTACCTTCTGCTATTTCACATAGAAAAGTTGTTTTTATTTTATCCATCATACCTATATCATCGCCTATTGTTTCTGTTATAGAAATTTTATAAAGGCTATCATTATTTCTAATTGCATTTAATAAAAATTCTCTAGTTTCATCTGTAAACACTTGATTATCTATAAATAACAGCGTATCTTCTCCTTTCTTATAAATTTTATAACCATTTGCTGTGTTTATATATAAATCATCTATTTCTATACTTGCTATGCTTCTTACGCAATACATGTTATTCTCCTCCTTATTTGTTATTTTTATTAATATTTTATTTATGCTTTACATTTTTATCACCTCCTTATATTATTGTATTAATAAAAGTTATGTGAAAATTACCTATGAATTAATAAATTTTATAACTTTCTACTATAAGTTCTTTCTCTTCAAGCTTAATCCATTTATCATCTACCATTTTTTTTCTATGTTTCCATTGTGCATCTTTTATGCCAATTACATCTCCAACTTTAAGAGGGTTTAATTTAAAATGCTTTTTATATATCTTAATAGTAGTTGATTTACCTTTAGAAAGTGAATAAAGGGTTATTTTAGGTGCATATTTGGTGTCAATGTCAACTACAAGATATTTGTTACCAAATGATTTATCTTTAATATCACAGCTACCAGTAAATTCAAAATAGTCTTGTATAAGTTGTGCAGTGTTGTTTTCTTTATTTTTTACTTTAGATTCCATATATTTAAGCATAGGTAATGTATTATTGAATTTAAACATTTTATCTGACTCTTTTATAGCAAATTTAGTAAATATTTTATTTAAATTAGGATATTTCTCTTTAGATATTTGTTTCTTACCATAAAAGGTTTGATATAATTCGTATACTTTTAATAATTTAGGTATTGTTCCAAAGGTAGAGAAAAAATCAAGTCTAATTAATATATTTATATTTTTACTATTTATTTTATTTCCTATGTCTATTAATAAATCTATGAAGGAATCATATTGATTATCTTTGAGATTATATAAAATTTCACCTGCATTTTTAGATATAAATTTAATTGAGGACAAACCTTTATAAATGGAATTAGTTTCTTTATCCATAAAATATTCACCTTTAGAATATCTAAATTTAGGATTTTTTAAATTAATGTTAAGTTTTTCTGCATAATCAACTATTTTTTTAGTTTTGTCTATATCTCCCTCATATATATTAAACATTGTTGTTAAAAATTCTAGTGGGTAATAATATCTCAAATAACCACATATATATCCTATATAACTGTACGCTTGGCTGTGATTTAAACTAAATAAATATGATGACGCATCATATATTACTTTTAAGAAATCTACAATTATCTTGTTAGACTCTTCTTCGGACAAACCATATTCATCTTTCATTGTTTTGGTGAAGCCCTCTTTTATTTTAGGTATATATTGTTCTGTCCCAGTTTTTTTAGCAAATCCACGTCTTACAATATCAGCCTCGCCCATTGAAAATCCACAAAATTTATTTAAGAATTCTATAATTTGTTCTTGATAAACTAAATACCCTAATGTTGGACTTAAAAATTCATTTAAAGCTTTATGTCCGTTATCTTTAAATATACCTTTTGATAATTGTTCTCTATATGACGCTCCAGCAGGTCTAATAGCCCCATTTCCAACAGAAAATAAATCTATATATTTAAAATTAGGATTATATTTTTTTACATTAGCTATAGTTTCATCTGAAAATAAATCTTTTATATAATTCTCTCCTGTTCCCTCCCATTGGAATATACCTAATGTATTATCTCTGATTGATTTCCATACCTTTTCATCATCTGGTACATTGTTAGGATTTAATCGTTTTATGCCTAGCAACTCACACGTTTTATTTATTAATGTAATATTATCTAATGCTAACAAATCTAGTTTTACATAATTTTGACTATCTATTTCTTTCATATTTAACATTGTAACAGGATAATCACAAGTAGACAAACTCATTAACCCCATATTTTCGTCTAATGGTTCGGGAGAACACACTAAGCCACAAGGATGAGTTCCAACCGATACTATTGTTCCATTTATTATGTCTACATATTCAAATAATTGAGGATATAACGCTCTATATTCTTCTTCTTTATTTTCTATATTATCACATATTTCATTTATTTCGCTTAAAGGAATCTCCAAAGCTCTACCCACGTCTCTTATAGACCCTTTTAGGGCGACGGTATTAAATGTGATAATGTCTGCACAATATAAACCTTCTTTATTATATATATATTCTTTTATAAATTTTCTATCATCTTTATCCCAGTCTGTGTCTATATCGGCTAAACTGACTCTTTCTACATTCATAAATCTTTGAAAATTTAACTTGTGTTTTATTGAATCCATGTCGGTTAAGCCAATTATATAAGCAACTAAACTACCACTCACACTCCCTCTGCTATATCCAGGAAGTCTATTATTTTGTCTTGCATAAGATTTTATATCTTCATCTAATAATAAAAAGTCAATGGCTTTATTGTGTTTGTATGTTTTTAATTCCTCTTTGATTCTAGGTAAATATTCAGTCTCAAAATTATCTAATTTATTTAATCCCTTTTCTTTTATTCCTTTATTAATTTTTTCTTTTAATAATTCTTCGGGATTATCCCATAATTTAGGATACTTATACTCTCTATTTATATCAAAAGTTTCGATACTGTTAGCTATTTTGTTGGTATTTTCTAATGCTTTTAAAACTTCATTCATAGGAATTGCATTTTGTCTTTGATACATATCTATTAATTCATCATATGTTTTAAATGTTATATCCCATTTATCTTCATCACTAAAATTTATTTTTTTTGCTTGCTGAAGAATCTTTCTGCCTTTTGCATGAACTTCATTTAATGCATGTGTATCTGTTCCAACGGTTAAATTTAAGTCGTTTTCTTTTGCTAGTTTAAATAATTTTTGATTTAATTTAACTTGTTTTTCATCTAAATGATGTTGTATTTCAAGATAACATCTATTTTTATTTTTTATAAAAAATTTTAAATATCTATCTTGAATGTATTTGTCTGCTTTCCCAAATATCCCACCTAAACAAGCTGAAGTGATTATAATATTGTCGCTAGTTTGTTCTAATTCATCAAGAGTTATTCTTGGAGTATAATAAAAATGATTGTCTTTTCTATTAAATGACTTGCTTATTAATTTATTTAACTCTTTAACACCATCATAGTTTTTAGCATAGAGACAACAATGATAGTTGTCCCTAATTTTTTCATCTAGCGTTTCTGTTAAATAAGCCTCTATTCCATGTATGTATTTCAAGCCATATTTTTCACAGTTTTCTTTCTTTTTAGCCCAGTTTAAAATATTTCCATGTTCTGTAAATGCAATAGCTTTCATGCCCAATTCTGATGCTCTTTTTATATAATCTTCTGATTTTGTTACAGAATCTATGTTTGTTGTAGCTGTAGATAAATCGGTATGAAGATGTAGTATTGTATAGTTTTCCATCTGTTTCCCCTCCTTATATTAACGTATTAACAATCAATGAGTGAAAATTACCTATAGTTTATTAATTATTTTCTTCCAATAAAAATTTAATAGAATATTTTAATGGAAATCCAAGCAGTATAAACTCTATAATATCCGTTACAACTTGTATTTCAGTTTCTATTCCTATCAAATCCTCTACTTTATATTTGCTATATTCTTTTAATAATTTAGACTCCTCTTTTGTTAGTTTTAACCCCAATCTTTTAATGTTTAATTATGTTTGAATACATATTTCTACGTATATAATTACTTAACAATTAGTCCTTTAATGAGCTGAATATTCTTCGTCATATATTGATGAATAAATGTAGTCATATGTTTTAGGTACAGTATTTTCAATTACCTTACCATTATCATCATATGTTCTATAAGTACCTTTATCCATATTTAAAGCAAATTCTATATCTTTAAAATAAATGTTACAATAAACTTTTTCGCCTTCACATTCATCAATTCCAAAATGGTCACCACCATAACCAGTCACTATAAATTCAAATGTTTCTCCTGCTTTATATAAAACTTTACTTTCATCTCTTGTTTTAATATCATTTCTTGCTCTTGCTTTAAATTTATTTTTGTATTCCCAATTTAAATTTGCCATAATTATTCCTCCAATCATTTATCTTCTTTTAAAATAAAATCACAATTTTATCTTTATATTTTTAATACACCTTTTAGAACGCCATTCTAAGGCTATAACAAGGTATCATAAGAGTTATAGAGGATATTTTAAGAAAAATCTCATATAATCCTCCTATTTATTAATTATTTTTTATTATAATATTTACATTCTCCACTTACACCACATAAATTTTTACAGAAGAAAGCATTTTTTTCTGGTTTCCACTTATCTAATTCTTTGGCATTATTAATATTTTCTAAACTGTCTTTAACATAATCTTCAAATACTTTATAATTTTCTTCATTAAATGGAATAGATATAAAATATCTTTCATAATCCTCCATTTCTTTTAAAGGTATATCTTTGCGTTCTTTAACAGTAGTTTTGCCTTTTTTTCTAGCATATTTGACCATATCAAACTTTGTCTCCACTATTTTATACCCTGGATAATTTATTTCCATCGCTTTAGAATAGAGCATCAACTGATGACACTTCTCTACTAAATGTGCTTTTGTAAATCCACTTTTACTGCTTGTTTTATAATCTACTATAGTTATTTCTTTTTTTTCATGGTCGAGTATTGCTAAATCTATATATCCCATAATTGTAATTCCACATAATTTTATTTCAAACTCTTGTTCTATTAAACATTCTTTGTTTGTAAAATCTAATGGTTTAAAATATTCCAAATATAATTCTACGTCTTTAATATAATTATTTTTAGCATTTTCAGTCGGGAAATTTAGCTCATCAGTGAATTCTAATATATCTATTTCTCTTCTCCATTCTTCCAATGCTTTCTCCTTTGTCATTTTTCCATGTTCTAAGGACTCCATAATACTATGGAGTTTAGAACCTAATACACCGTATACACCGTTACTTCTTTTAACATGGTCTTGATATATTAGTTTATAACTGTATGGACAGTTGTGATATGTCCCTAATTTTGAGTATGAATATCTCTCTTTTTTATTTTTACTCATAACATCACTCCTTTAGTTTATTAATTATTTTTACATCTTATTTATCTTTTTCTTTTAAAATATCTTCCATACTTTTAATCTCTTTCATGCAACCATTTCCTTTAGTTATTCAGCAAAGATTCTATTATACTTTATATATAAACTTTCTCTAACGTATTCACTATTAGATGTCCCTATGACCCTTCTAAAGCTACTATTCCCACTATATAAATATTCATGCGTTGTGTAAATGTCAGTTGGAACTTCATATGTCATATCTACGCTTGAGGTTTTCCCATCAAAACTTAATATATAATCACATTTTTGAAGTCTAAGCCATTCCCACATTTTATTGTAGTTTATTTTTCCATAATACATACCTTTAGTATTAGCATATGGAGGGTCTAAATATAATAAATCGTTTTCACTTGGGACTATTTTTGTATAATCAACTTTTATAAATTGAACATTAAATTTGTTTAAAAGACTAGACCATTGTAAAATTATCTTCTCTAATGTTTTTGGCTTGATTCCATCTCTGGTAACATGAAATGAGTTATTAAATTCTCCATTTTTATTATATCTAGGCATACCGTTTGTAGTAGTTCTCATTATGAACATGAAATCACAAGGGTTCTTATGTTTATTAAATCTCTCTCTGACCATATAATAATAATTCTTTTTACGCTCCTTATCATCATCAATATTTAACTCGTTCCACATTTTTTCATATTCTTTAATTATTTTACTCGGATTATCTTTAATCATATTCCATAAAGATATTAGGTCTGCATTTATATCGCTACAAACATATCTTTTAAATTTTTTATCGCTGTGTAGTAACTGAAAAAGAACTGAACATCCACCACAAAATGGTTCATAATAAGTGTCGTACTCAACATCTTTAATTCGGGCAATTATTTCTTCTGATTGACTTCTTTTGCTTCCACTCCATTTTATAACTGGTTGAAATTTCATAATAATATCACTCTCCTATTCGTATTTACTTTCTAAATATTGTATTAATTTGTCAATTCTGCTTATTGCTCCTTTCTGTTTTTCTATTGATTGTTTTTTAACATCAATGTTATTTATAATACCATCTATACGATATAATTCTTCGATTACTTTTTTATAATCAACTTTTTTAGGGTCTATATCTTTATATATTTTGTTATATTTTCTAATTATTACATCTCTTATCCTATCATAATCCTTTTTATATCTTTCTTTTAAATCTTCTAATGTACCATATACACATTCGTTTGGAAGATTAAATCTATCATCAAATACATATCCTCCAAAAGCTGTAACATATCTTATACATGAATGAGTAGAGTTTCCCCAGACTTTCTTATCTTTCGTATGTCCATAATCACAGTTTGGAATGTACTCAAATTTCAATTCCTTAAAACAATTTTCAACTATATCTATCCAAGCATCATGTTGATTGTAAACATACAAATCATATGAACTATTTCCATTTAAGAAACAATTCTTTATAAATTTATTCCCTGTATCATATTGATACGTTTTCATTTCTACCTTGAGTGGTTCACTAAATGTCTGTATGATTTTATATATTGGTTTATATAAACTTTTAAATTTCTTATATGCATATTCATCTTCTAACGTTGTGAATATTCGCTCGTCCACGTCATAGTCATAATATGATTTTTCTAATAATTGATTGATTTTAGAATTATATTCTTCATTTGTTATCTTTTCTTTTGTGTCAACATGTAAATAATAGTCTACAATTTTAGTTTCTTCTATTTCTCTTATGTCTTTTTCATTTTTTACTTTTACTTCAATTTTAGTGCAAGTGTTATTATTAACAACTTCCCCATCTATCAAATATCTACCTATTGGTAATAATACAAATTTAATATTTTTATCTTCAAAATTAATTCCTTTCATATTTTACCTCCTTTGGTTTATTAATTATTTTTAATCTCCTATAATACATTCATCGCATAATTTTAAAAATGTTTCTTTCCCTTGGTCTGATGGAGATACTTTACTTCCTTTTTTCATATACTTATTTTCTTTATCAATCATTACTTTTATTTTTATATCTCGCATAAAACAGCACGATTTAATAGTTTGAATATCTCGTTTTATAGCGTCTATTATTAAACCTTCGTCCATACACAAGACTATTTCTGAAACACCTAATTTTAATAATTGTTCTACTTGAGTTATACTTATTTGGTTTCCCCCTAATGCCGTAGTATTATATACTCCGAAACTATCACATTGCATTACGCTCTTCTCTGACTCAAAAATATAAACTTTCTTACTTTCTTTAATGTATTCTTTATTCTGATATAAACCATAAAGATATTTGTGCTTAGGAAAAGGGATTAAAGGAAGGTATTTAAAATTTGTCATTTCGTCTGAATCCAATCTCCCCATGACTCCTATAATTTCCCCATGTTCATTGTAATGTGGAATTGTAATCCTATTACTCTCTTCAGAAAAACCAATTTTAAATTTAACTTGACTCGAAGGTAATATACCGTCATCTGCAAAACGTTTAAACCATTTATATCCATTATTATATTTATCTAAAACACTTTCGTCATAAGTTACTTCCTTTTCTTCATCTTCATAAGGTATATATAAGCTATCGAAGAAACCATCGAATAATACCTCTTCCTCTGGTTGATAATTACCTTCTATTTTCTTACCTAACATAGTTTGTGTTGTCTTTAATACTTCTCTATAGGTTAAACCTGTATGAGTGGCTATTAAAGAGAATAAATCCCCATTATGAGACGTTGTAAAATCTGTAGCTGATAAATTATCATTTAATTTGATTCTACAGCCACTAGGGTTATCTCCTCCTATTTTTGCAAATCTAATTTCTTTATCTGTAATATTAATACTATGATAATTATAATAACTTAATATTTTTTCAATTTGTTCTGGATTATTTTTTAAATACTCTTTCATATAGGTTTGTCACCTACTTTTTACCAAATTTATTATTTTGTTGATTAATATTACCTCTTTTTGGTCTACCTAAACATAATTCGCTTATGCCTCCACTAAACCCATTAAAATTAAGTATTACACACTCTCCTGTTTCACTACTTGTACTGCATGAACGAGATTTTGTAATAAAAACACAACGATAATTACCTTTCTCATCCAATTTTACTTTTTCTTCTTTCCATTTACCCTCTGGTGTTTTTACTCTTCTAAATGGTTCTATATAAAATCTATTATTAGGGTCTAATTCTTCTTTATACAATTGACGCATACATAATAAAGTAGATAAAACTTCATTCACCTGCTTCGCTTCTGCCAATTGGGATATAGACAACCAGAGTTCTCCAGAATACGTCTGTGACTGTTGCATAGCAAAAATTATAGCAACATTATATAATTTACTTAATTTTAAAAATGTTCTACTGTCCATTATTAAATTTTTATAAGATTGTTCTCTTTCTAAATTGCTTCCTTTCATTGTGTCATAAAGTAATATATCTATATTAGATTTTAAAACATATTTTTTTAATGTTTTCTCAACAGATTTCATATTGGCATCAGCTATACTGGTAAGTATTATTTTATCTGAATAATGTTCATTATAATATTTTCTTCCTAATTCAACATATTTTTTGTCCTCCTCTGATAATCCACCACTTTGTAATTTCTTTTTATTAATTTTTCTATATCCTAATTCGTAATAAATTATATAAGTTAAAAAACTTACAAAGAAATCACTGATTTCCATTTCATTACTGATTACCAATACTTTATTACCTTTACTTGCTAAAGACATAGCTAATTGTGTTAAGAATGTTGTTTTACCTGCATTCACCGTAGCAGATATTGCTGAAACTTGTTTTTTCTTAAATCCGAGTAATTCTTTACTTAAGTATGGACAAAAGTTTTGTTCGCCTATTTTGTCAAAAAGCATTCCCACCTTTTCTCCAGAATACAATCCCTCTAGAAAATTCTCTCCTAGTTCACCTTCATGGACGTGAATGTCATTTGCTACATAAGATACATCTATATATTCATTACTTCTATTTTGGTAATAATTTAGAAATTCATCTGTAGTCATTTTATCGCTTAATTCCATCCATGATAATTTAATTTGCCCCTTCTTGCTTTCTATCACTATTTTTTTCTCTAAATCCATTCCATCATTATATAAGTTTATTAATAAATTGTGAAGTAATAATTTATCTAAATAACTTTCAAAATTTTCAGATGTTGTTGTTTTGGCTAATATTTCAAAGCACTTAAAACCTCCCATATCTAAATATTCTTTTATTATTTCACCATTACAATTTAATCTGATGTCCGTATCCGTAACCTTAGACACATTTTCTTCACTAAGTTTATTAAGTATTGTAAATATTAATTCTCCTTCCTTTGTTATAAATAAATCAGTAGTTAAATCATATTCCTTCAGTAAATATATATCATTTATAACGCAACCCAAAACTGTCCCTTCATAAGATTTTCTGTTTGTCTGCAAGTATTTTGGCAACTCATTAAAAATTATTTTCATATAGCTATCTCCCCTTTATTAATTATTTTCAATATGTAATTTTTCTATTAATATATTTTCTATATTATCCATATCGTAATACCAAATTTCTAATAAATCAATATTATGTTCTTTAGCATATTCTCTTTTACGTTTGTCATGTTCTAATTGTTTTTCAAAATCTTTTTTTGTTTTATGGAATCCTTTTACAAATCTTTCATGTTGTTCACCTTGACATTCAATTAATGTATTATACTTTGGTAAATAAAAGTCATAAGATAAATTTCCATTTCCTAATCCAATTAAACCATTGTATTCTACTTGAATGTTATATTTTACATTATATTTAATTAAAATATCTTTAGTTTTTATTTCTAATTGAGAAGAATTACATTCTCTACAAAATACACCTGTATCGGCTTGATTTAAACTTGCTAAACTTCTTTCAAATTCACTCCCACAATTTTCACATATAAATTTATATTTGATATCAGTATATGGTGCAACTTCAAATGGTGATTTTTTATTATTATATGACCAATACTTGGTTTTCTCGGGATATAAACTTCCAAAGCTGTCTTTTGGATGAATTTTCTGATTATAACAATAAGGGCATCTATGACCTTTATGAAAATTATCACAACTTATCTCGTATCCTCCGTTATCATTATGATATTCATGTTCTTGACAATAAATCCATACTTTTTTATCACTTTGTGGGGCTATCTCCCAAGGACTAATTGTGTTTTTATTACTCCAATATTTCTCCAAGAAATCTTCACCAAAAGTGTTTATTCCCCATTGTGCAAAACTATCTTTCAGATGTACTTTTTGTCCATTATGGTTACAACAATAAGGGCATCTCCTACCTTTATAAAAATTATCTAAACTGACTAAATAACTTCCATGATAATCAGTTTTATCACATTTTATATATATTTTTTTACCACTTTGATAAGTTATACAATACGGATTAATGCCCAATTCATTATTCTTTTCCCAATCCCAATATTTGTTGAGTGATTCTCCTAGCTCTTGTTGAATGTAATATGCAAATGATTTTTCATAACTACTACAGCATGATGTACAATTATCACCTCTATCAAAGCCACCTAATTGTATATCGTATTCTTTACCACAATAAGGACATTTAACTCTAATGTAAACATTTCCTCTTTTTATTTTGTTCTTACTTTTATTTTTTCCATCTATAGTTTCTTCATTCCTGTGATAGCTTCCTATATATTTATATCCATCCCCTCTTTCTTCAACTCTTTTCTTATGTTTCTCATTATAATACATTTTCTATCACTCCTTTCCTTATATTACCATATTAACATTAAGTCACCAAAAATTACCTATGATTGATAAAAATTTTGACCTTTTAAATGCCCTTCTAAGCCCTTTAAATTTATTCATTGATAATTTATACCTACAAATAAAGCTCAAGTCGGTTTAACTTGAGCTATTTATTAATTATTTTTTATATTCTTTTATTTTCTTTTTATAATAATTAAACAAGCTATTAGGGTCTTTTCTTTGTCTTTTTACTTCATGCCAGTCCATTTTTCCTCTAACTTTCCAGTCCCCGTATCCTCCTTGTTCAACATGACAATCTTGGTTTAATCCCATATTTATTTCATCACCGTAATATATACAAACATCACCATCTAATGAAAATAACATATTAACGGCTTTAAATAGCTTATTCATATCATGTCCTACAGAATTGCTAATTCTGCTCATATCATGATTACATAAGAAGTTGACATCATATTTTGGGTCATTTTTAATTACTAATGGATTTCCTGTGTTTAAGGAATGTTTTATCCAACCAGATTCTTCAAAATTAAATGTTTTCATTCCACTCTCCGTAGCATATTTATTGCTTATTTCATATGTATCCCAAGCCTCTCCGACTATATAAGTATTAGGCTTTATACTATAAACTTCATCACAAAACCATTTCCAGAATTCAATTGGATTACCAGATGCATAGATGATGGCATCAAGTCTAAATCCGTCTATATTATGGTCTATTAACCAAAACTTTATTATATCCTTTATCATATCTCTTACTGTTTCAGATTGATTGTTTAACTGTGGCATGTCATAACTCCATTTTGCTAAATAATATTTCTGATTATCATGACATATTCTCCATTGATTATTTTGTTGTTTATCACTCCAGAAGTAACAATCATTTTGCCCTTTTATACTTTCTTTGAATAATTCATTTTGTGTACTTGTGTGACATAATACTAAATCTAATAAAACTTCTAAGTTATTTTCATGTGCTACTTCTACAAATCTATCAAAATCTTCTAATGTTCCGTATTCTTTTTTAATATCTGTGTAATCTATTATATCGTATCCATGTTGGTTACAAGAAGGAAATATAGGAGTCAGCCATAAGGTTGTTACTCCTAGTTCAACAAAGTAAGGAATTTTATTAGTTAAATCCTTTAAGTCTTTACAGAAGGCAGGAAAATATATTTCATAAATTATTCTTCTTTTACTTTTTATAATAATCACCTCTTATAATATATTTATTTTATTCCTAATGTTATTTAAATCCAATAGTTGATTTTTTTACTTTTTTATCTCTAACCATTCTTTCTATTGTATGTAATAAACAACTTTGATTAATTTTATGTAAACCTTTATCTACAGCATATATACCGCTATGATTACAAACTGTATGAATAAATGCTCCAGTTTGTCTTTCTGTCATTTTAGCCAATAATTCGTAATCTATATCGTCCTCATGTTTAAGTTTGCCAACATATAATTTAAACAATTCAACTCTTAATTCATAAGAAGGTAAAGGAATGGTTATAACCTTATCGAATCTCCCTTCTCTAATTAATGCTGGGTCTAATTGTTCTACTAGATTCGTTGCTCCTATAACTATAATCTTATTATCACTTGCTTCATTCATACAAGATAATAGTTTATTCATTGCACTTCTATATTCCTTGTTATCATCTCCTCCACGATTTACACCTATAGCGTCAATTTCATCTATGAATAATAAACCTCCACCTTTATTTTTTAAATTATCAAATACTTCTTGTACTCTTTTGCTACTTTCTCCCACATATTTATCAAGAAAATCTGAAGCTACTATTGATTTAAAATTCATATTAGATTCGCTAGCTATTGATTTAGCAAGTAATGTTTTTCCAGTACCTGGTGACCCTTCTAGTAATATACCACTTGGTAATTCACATCCAATCTCTTTATATTTTTCCATATTTTTTACAAAGTTTATTGTACTAAGCACGTCCTCTTTTATTTCTTTGTCAAGTATAACATCGTCTAATTTACATTCTTTTGTTTCTTTTTTACTTATGTTATTCAACTTCCATCTATCATAAGCTTTTTCATAATCTTCAATGATAGGTATACCCATTGATTCTCCATATTTAAATTTTAATATTTGTTTACATAATAATATTGCTATTCTTGTTAAGGTATCTTTATTGGTGGTTTCTAATTCTTCATAATCTATGAATTGATAAACACTAAAATCACTAATTAAGATGCATTCTTCAATGTCTGGTTTAAGTTTTGTAGAAGTTAGAAGGTCTAATTTTTCAAAAGCAAATAATAAACATTCAAAATCTACCGTTAATTGATATAAATCCTCGTTTGCAAGAAAATATCTTTTTCTATTTTTTTCATCCATAATATCATCTCCCTTATTATTTTAACATATTTAATATATCTCTAATTAAACTCATATAATAAATTAGTTCTTCCTCATTATTTAAAGTAAATTCCCATACATTGTTATATATGTCTTTTAACATATCTATATTATTTTTAAAATTATTACAACACGCTTTGCTTATTTCATCTAGATTTTCCAAATTTTCAATATTCATATCTTCAGCTTGTTTCTTTATAACTCTTTTGAAGTCATCGTTAGTTATTGGTGAAAGTCTATCATATTCATCGAATAATTCTTTAATTTCCTTTTTATATATTTCATTCATAAAATTATTACCTCCTTATAATCCTAATATGTCATTAATATCTCTACGCTCCCTTTTCTTTACATTAACTACTATATCAAAATCCTCATCTACAAAACTTGGTTCTATTTCTTCTGTTTTTTCTTTAGATTCTTGTTCGTCTAGTTGATTCTCGGCTATATAATGTTGTAATTGATTTTCTAACATTGATAAACAATATTTAATTCTTGAATTAACAGTTTTAAAATCTATATTGTTTAATATATCTAACATATCTTTTTCATATTTATTAATAAATTCATATATATCTTCTTGTGAAAAACTATCAGTAATTGCCTTATAAGTTTTTTGAAAGTAGATATTCTTTTCTTTCTCTTCTAATCCACAAATAGCTCTGATTCTTTCTCTATTCTCTTTCCTTATTTCTTTTAGCCAAAGCTTTCTTTCCTCTTCTTTATACTTGTCATTGTAACATTCTTCACTACAAAAGTATCTATTTTTTATCTCACCATTGTCATTTAGATATTCTTCTATATATGCAGTATCTTTAGGTATTTTAGATTTACAGTATTTACAAGTAACTATTTTAGACTTCGCCATTTAATCACCTTCTTTATTTAAATGTTAATTTAAGTCTCAATGTTGATAATAATGATTCCTTAAAATTTAATCCTATGCAATATGCATATAAATTACCAGTTTCTTCATCGAAATAAGAAGAAATTGTATGATTCCCACTTTTCTTATGAGATATATCTATTTTATGGGTATAATTATATTTTGAATCGTATTTTTCATAGAGAATATAATATTGATTCTCTTCCACTTTATTCCAACCTATTTTATAAAACTGTTTATCAATCCATTTATTTAATATTTTTTTCATATTTATCCCCCTTTAATTCTTTGCCACACATTGGACAATAATTGATTTTACATTTAACAGATATATCCCAATTATTTTTATCTAATCCATAGGCACATAAACTGCTCTCGGCAGAATGTAAAGTTATACCTAATTCTTCTCTATTATTTTCATTTATTGATTTGCCTTTTTCACAATACTCACACACATTAACCACCTCTTAATAATTCTTATATTCTTTTATATATCAAATATTTCACATATAAACTCATCAAGTTTATCTTTGTCAAGTGGAAAACCACTAGCTTTTGGATGCCCTCCTCCACCAAATTGTTTAGCTATATCTGTTAAATTAATATTATCTTTAACAGTTCTTAATGATACCGTTTCTTTTTTAATTATAGCTACAAAATCTAATTCTTCATGTCTTTCACATAATATATTTCCTAATTCACTTGTGTAAGAATCAGCCATAACTATACCTATTTTATAAAGTTTAAAATCTTTAATTATAAGTTCTTTTTCTTTTATATTAATGTAATTATCTATTTCTTTTTGTTTTATTTCTAATATTAATTTATCTGTTTTGCTAAATAATTCTTCATTATCTTTTATTCTATGCACCATATCATTAACGAATTTTTCTCTACCTAATATATAAAGCAAATCACTTAACTGTTTAGCTTCTTCGTTTTTAAATATTTCTTTCCATTCCCAAGTGTCATATTGTCTTACTAATTCAACAAAATTTTCAAGAGATTCATTACACAATCCTTTATTTATTAATTTATCTAACAAATAAGTAAAAGATAGATGTGTACCACTATTTTTGAATCCATCTGACAGGTGTGTCATTACATTTGCAAATGAATATTTATTTAAATGAGTTGCTGACGGGTGATGGTCTAATAATTGTACTTTTAAACCTTCTTTATTTATTATCTCTGCTAATTCTTCGTTTACAGATAAATCTGTTATAAATAATTGCTCGTAAATTCCAAATCTTAGTTCTTCCAATGATTGCCCTACGATATTATCAACTTCATTATTTCCTACTGAAAGGACATCCACTTTATCACCATATAAAAGTTTAAATATTACTTCGCAACCTATACCATCTAGGTCATTATGTGTTATTAATTTTATCATATATTAATCCTCCTCTTTAAATCTATAATTTATTTAGGTTTTCTATTACACGTTCTAAACATTTAATCACTCCCACAAGGGAGTGGAGATTAATTAATCTCCACTATTTATTATTGTAATTTAGTTAATACTTCAGTTAATTGTTCAGCATCTAATGATGCAACAGATTTGACACCTTTTTCTTTCATGAATTCTTTTACTATATTCTTAGCATTTGTATCTTTAAGTTTGTCTTTTAATTGAGATTTTAATTCATCTACTGATTTTTGTTCTTCTTCTTTTTCTTGTTGTTCAACTTCTTGTTGTACTTGTTTTAAATCTTTTTCAGCTTGTTTCTTTTCTTCTTCTTGTAATTGTTTGATATCATGTTTAACTTCTGATTTCTTTAATGAATTTTCAACACCCATTTTAAATGCTTTCATAAAGTTTTCTGCTGATAATTCTAATTTTTCTGGCAAACCTTCAAATCTACTACCACAATCAATTAAACCATTAGAAGTAAAATACATATATCTTTTAGCATCTACTTGCACACCGTCTTCAATAACTCTTTCTGTCGCTAAATTAACTATCATTTGTGCTGAATTAGATATTGGTGAATAAAAGTCAAATCTTAAATTTGTTGTAAGTTGTTCGTATTCATCGTTTGTTAATGTATCTTTTTTACCTTTATATTTAGTATGTCCTAAAATAAATAGTGCAACAGGCAATCTATCTAATTTATGTATCTCATTCATTACTAATTCTAATAATCTATCTCTACCTCTGGAATATCCACCAAAACAATCGTTCAAACTTTTAGATGGTTTACCTGCTTGTCTTCTACTTTCTTCCATAACATGTTCTATACCTATATCAAATAAAGTATCTAGTGTATCTATTACTACCATTTTTATACCTAATTCTTTATAATTCTTAACTAAATCATCTACTACTTGCACAAACCCTCTATTACCTTCTGAATCTTCTTTTTTATTAAATTTTAAAACTTCTTCATATTGTATATCTGGTAATGCCTTATAACCTTGTTCATTTCCACAACTGATTAATAACATTTCATCTAAACTATACTCTTGTTTCGCTAATTCATAAACTGTTGTTGTTTTTCCTATTTTCGCTTCACCCATTAATATATAATGTGAGTAAGATGTTAAATCAACTTTCACTTTATTTCTTTTTATAGCCATAATATCAACCTCCAAATTTTATTAATTATTTTTAATTTGTTATTCTTATTTATATCTTATAAGTTTATTTTTTATCTAATATTTTTCTTAAATCTTTTAAATCGTCTAACATCCAATACATATCCTCTTCACAATTTTCTTTATATGAAAAATTTATATAATGGTCGTCACTTCCATAGCAATCACCTCCTGGAGATTCAACTAACATTTCTTCAATTTCTTCTAATTTGTCTTGGTCTAATAATGTTATTATTTTATTTAAAACTCCTTTCAAATGTTCTTTTAATCCGTCATATTGTTTTTGGGCTAAGTTATCAATGTCTATACTCATTAATTCTTCTATATTCATATCTTAACACCTCCTTATATTATCGTATTAACAATTATACCTCCTAAATTACCTATGATTTAAAATTTATTTATTCATGTAGTAAACATTAAATTCTATATCTTCACTTATTATTGTAATCCTAGGATATCTATCTGCTATTTCTTTTGCTTTATTTACAGCACTGTGTACGTTATGAGTTGTATATTTTTCTAAGTATTCTAAAACTTCCTCATTCTCATCTATTTTATATAATTGAATCAAATATAAATCTTTTGTATTGATATAATCAACATATAACTTCAACTCTTCCACATTACCAACTCCTTCCTAAATAGTGATTCTATGATATACTCTGCTTAAAATTTAGCACACCCTTGTGATTTCGATTTCATTTCAATATGTTTGTCTTTTATAAAATCTTCAAAATTCACATAACCAACTCCTTCCTAGAGGGAATTAATTCCCTCTTTATAAGTTTATTAATTATTTTTAAAAATAAATTTTCATTCCATCTAAGTCATAATCACCAAATGCAATTGCATGTTTAACATGATAATTCTTTAATTCTAGTTCCTTCTTTACTTCACTAAGGTCAAATCTACCAGTTTCCAATCTTCTTATTTCAGTTTTATATTTACTTGGTTTTACATCTGAATATTTTACTACAAATCCATAAGATTCATGTAAATCATTTAATGATGATTTTAATACATCTATTATAGAATCAAATGTTTTATCTGTTATTTTAGTTATATAAGCCATACTTTTACATCCTTTAGGATGATTTAATCTTCTTGCTAATACCATGTCGTCTGTTATTTCATAATTCACAATCATATCAAGGTCATAACATATTTTCTTATATGTTAATGTATCTTTATCTAATTCAAATCCTAATTCTTTTAATTTCTCTCCTATTTCTTTATTAAATATATAATAATTGTTAAACATATTTTTCCTCCTTATTAATTATTTTTAATCTAAAAATCGAATAATTCGTCATCATCACCACCATCTGATAATATATCTAAATCTCCGTCCTCATCTAATAATTCTTTCTTAGGTTCATTACCTTTACTTAATAACTCGTTTAATGTTAAAGGTACTGGTATTGCTCCTTTACTATATCCTCTACCTATTGAAGATATTTCCATTCTTCTTTGCATAGACCCCATTCCTACACCATATTGCTGTTTCAAATCTTCAATATCCATTAATCCGTACTTAACAAGTTCTTTTTCTTCATCGCTTAACATATCTTCATTAAATGGCACTTCTTCACGTCTATTTATTAATCTAACTCTATACCCCATTTTACATAATTCATTATCGTCAAAGTTATCTAATAGCATTTTATTTATTAATTTAGCCATTTTCTTAGCTTTCTCACTATCCTCACCTAATGGGTATTCAAATGATTGATAAAATCCTATATCAGCCTTTTTCTTAGAATTATACTCTGGTATATATCCATTTATAACTAATAGATTCTCTTCTTCTAATCTGCTATCGTCTAAACAATCTTCTGTTATATAAAATTCTACGTTTGCTAATGCTTTTTCTTCTGCCTCGTCATTTATAACATATATTCTTTGCACATTGTAATTTGTATAAATCTTTTCTTCGTGTGTTTTAGGATTAGTATAACTTGAATATTCTATATTACCTTGTACTTTAAATTTTTTGTCTTTATAAGCATCTGATTTTAATATTGAGTGTACTGCCATTGAATAATCAAATTCATTACTACATTCCACTCTTTCTTCGTTTTCGTCTACAAATACCAGTTTACGGAAGTTTGCGATTCTATCTTCATATTTATCTTTATCTTTATATTTAAAGTTAGTTGATTCAAATTTACCGTCATTATCTAATATGGTATATATAGTTGAATCATTAACATTAAGTGTTCCATCTAAAGTTCTTTTGACATTATTCATAAATGATTTTATTTGAAGATTAAAATTGTCTTTGTCGCATTTCATGTTTAAATTTAACGTTCTAATATTACAGCCACTATCTAATAATTTATCGCTAAAAGCTTTTCTATTTTCTCTATCTGGCGCTATTGATAATTTTCCAATCATAACAAAATTTAAATTACTCATATACACATCTCTCCTTTTTATTAATTATTTTTATATTTGTTATTTTTATTAATGTTTAAATTTAACTATTTTTAATTCTCCCCAATCACCTTCTGCAACTTCGGGAATTTCTATCATATTAATAGGTCTACCACTCATAGTTCCGTCTGATATATCACCGTCAAAATATTCTTGATAAGCCTCTAAAACTTCTTCTTTAGTATTACCTCTGCATAATCTATGTAATATGTATAAACATTCATAACATTCCATATCTCCACCAAATTCAACATATACTAACCATAATTTTTTCTTTTTCATAATTACCCCTCCTTATTTAATATTTTATTAAATACTTCTTATATTCTACATTTTAATCACCCCTTATATTGTTGTATTAACAATTAAGTTGTAATAATTACCTATGAATTTATTTTTTATATCTTAAACTATATATTATCTCTCCTATTATTAATGACACTAAAACTACTACATAAGGAGTTACAAATTCTACTCGAAAAATTAATACTAGAGATAAGATTATAATAATACATCTTATAATCAAATCTTTTAAATTCATTTTTCTTCACCTCCTTCTATTAATGCTAAGAATCTATTTATGCCATATATTTTATCGCAATATTCAACTAAGTATTTTTCTGCATTTCTTTGTATTAAATCAACTCTTGCAGAGTATATTGTGTTATAAACTTTCACTACTTTTAAACTACCATTAGTTATTAATTTTATCATATTAATATCTCTCCTTTTATTAATTATTTTTATTTGCTTCCTATTTCATTCAACATTCCTTCTGAAAAAGTGGATAGAATACAGTTTTTTTCTTCTGTTTGACAGAAACATTTATTGCAGTCACCATTCGATAATAATTCACATATTTCTTTTGAGTCTAATTTATGCAATAAATCTTTTAATTCTTCTATGTTCATATCAACACCTCCTTATACTAATAATTATATCACATTGAAATATAATGTCAATAGGATTTATTAATTATTTTTATTTATTGATTCTAATAACAATTTTTGTTTATCATATTTTTTATATAAAGCATCTCTAACCTCACCATTATCTTGTAACACTTCAAATAATTTTAGATAATCATCTAATATTTCTTCTCTAACTTTTAACATCTCATCATTCATCTCGGCTTTCTTTAACATCTTAGGAAATCCAAAATAATTACTTGTACATTTATTAACAACAGTATTAGCTTTTATATATGACACTTTTTCTTGTTTTAATTCTTCTGGTAAAAAATCTTGCAACATCTCCATACATTTAAGTTGATGTTTTTTGTCTCCTATTCTAAATTGTAAATCGTTATAAGCCTTTTCCAATTTTTCTATATATAACTGTGTTTTATATCTTACCACAGCTGATTCTTTATTTAATATTTGCATTAGCCCAGCTTTATTTAGCATAAAGCAAGGCAATTCTTTATTTTGAGAACTTATATATGTGGAGGGCACAAAATTGTGCTGTCCTTCAATCCCTGCATTTTCAAGGGCTTTAATTTCATCTCTTATATCTCTTAATAATACTTTGTGTTGTTTTTCAACTTTATTTCCCTCTTCTTCTCTGAATTGATTAATTAAATCTATTGCTTCTAAAGAAGACATTCTTATTTCATTATTTTCAATTACAATCAAATTGTCCACAATATCACTCCTTAAATTACAAACACATTATTTTTTTTATTAATAATAGTAACTTTTTTACTCATATCAGAGAATAAAAATTCTTCTTCAGCTTTAAATTTTAATTGCTCTTTAGCATCCTCGCTACCATGATGAATTAAAATCTTTTGACAATTTAATCCTTTCATATAGTTGATTAATTCGTCTTGCTGAATATGCCCACTAAATGTTTTACAAATTATTGTTTCACATCTTATATTCACTCTTTTGTTTTCAATAGTAATACTTTTAGCTCCTTGTTGTATTTTTCCTGCTAACGTTGCAGGTGAGGAATAACCAACAAATACGATACAATCTTTACTTTTACCTGCTATTTCTTTTAAATACTCAAGAGAATGACCTCCACAAAGCATTCCCGATGAAGAAATAATCACACATGGTTCTTTTTGTTTAGCTAAAACTTGAGTTTTTTTATAATTGTCAACAAATATAAAGTTTTCCCAACTTAATACTCTTTTCCAACGTTCAAGTAAATCTCCTTCTAATATATTCTCATACACTTTATTTATTTCATTAGTTAATCTACTATCCACTATAACTTTTACATTTTTAAATTCTCTCTCATCTTTAAACATATGATATAATAAATCCATTATAGACTGACTTCTATCGTAACTGAAACAAGGAATCAGTACTCTATTCCCATTATAGACAACTTCTCTTATTTTAGCCAATAAATTAAAGATTTCTTGCTTATGCTCTTTCTTTGTAAATCCATCACTTCTATCCCCATAAGTAGATTCTAAAATTGCTATATTACATTTAGATACTTGCTTTCTATCAAAGGAATACGGTTTGGATAATTGATTGTTGCTACTACCTAAATCACTTGAATATAATAATTTAACCACTCTTCCACTAGGTTTTTTAATGTAAAGTATTATACTTGTACTTCCACAACAATGGTTATTATCTATGAATTGTACGGATAAATTACTATCTATTTTGTGAGTTTTATTTCTTTCTACTACTTTTATACGGTCAATTGTTTTATATGTATCTGATTCATCGTATAACAATTCATACTTTTTACCTTTATTATTCATGCTTATTACATTTCTTTGATGAATAAAAGCACTGTCAAGCAACATAGGTTTCATTATCTCTGAATTTTCATAAGTTGTCACTATATCACCTTGAAAACCTCTACTTATTCCAGCTGGTATATTTGCTATATGGTCAGGCATGGCAGTGTGCAACAAGCACACAACTTGCAAGGTTAAATGGTATATTATCAATCATTTTTTTATTACTATTATAATCTTCTACCATGTTGTTAGTTTGAATTCCTCCAGATTCAAGTAATATTAAATTCCTATTCCCATTGTCTAAAGGATATTCCACAGCTATACAACTACCAGTAACATCTTCTGTAGACCCACCAATACTCGTTATAATTATTTTATTTTTAAACTTTTTATTGTTAGCAAAATGATGCTTAAATTTTTTCTTTTCTATTATATTTAAATTTTCTTTTCTGTTATCTAATATATCACCATTTAAATATTCTATTTTATTATCTGAATTAGTTAACAAATTAGGTAAATCATAAGTATAATGTTCATCTTGTCCCACTATGTATTTACCACATCTTTTCCATATTTTATCTTTGACTAAATCTATATCTTCAATATCTATTAAAATTGTTTCTCCTGTTTCTTCTGTGGTTAAATCGTCATACAGTACTATTTCAGCATAATCTTCATGTTTTATTATTTCATTAGGTTCATTTGAATCATGCTGATTATTTGATATACATATTCCAAATTCTCTATATTCATTCAAATGTTTATTACATAACATTTCTTTATTTTTATGTAATAGTTTTTTACCACAAACTTTACAGTGTCTCTCCATATCTTATCTCTCCTTTATAGTACATAACTACTTCTTTGATATTTTTTCTTTTTCAGTTGTAAGCATTCCTTTAGTTCTTAATTCATTATAACAACTTTCGCAATAACTAACTTCTTCATTTTTTAATTTCTTTCCACAATGAATACAATATTTACTCATATCTTTATTCTCCTTTCTAGGGAGGAATCCTCCCTCTTCGTATTATAAAATTTATTAATTATTTTTAGTCATCCAAAGGTTCTTTTAAATATTCACAATCAAAGACGTCATCAATGAATGCACATTTATGAAAGTCTGTACATTCATTAAAGTCTGGACAGAAATGGCAACAAATATTAGTTCCACGATGTAACCCACATTCAGTTGGTTCCTCACATTCTTTTATATCTTCTTGTTTATTTTCTTTACAAGTGCAATTTTCACATTCACTATCTAATTCATCTAATTTATTCTCCATATGTTCACATATATCTGCTTTTTCTGCATATTCGCATAATTTATCACATTTATCAAAGTTCTCACACGTATAACAACATCTATTGTCAAACTCATCACATTCAACTTCTTCATTACATTTAAAGTCTTCACCTAATACCTCTTTGACAGCTTCCCCTAATGTCATATCTGGTTCTGTATCACCTTCTATTTCTTTTATTTTATCTTGTATTTCTTCTTCAGAAGGTTTATCTGGTATAATATTTACATAGGATTTCATCTCTTCCATAAAAGCGTTCCATTCTGATTCTGTCATTTCCTCCTTATCCATATCTTCTAATGCTTTTGCTAATCGTTCCTCTTCTGTTAATTCTTCTTTGACTATTCCATATTTCACGCAATCCTCGTAATCCATCCAAAAATCGCGTCCTTTATAAGAGTCTAACATTTCTTGAGTTATCTTTGTGTTTTTAACAACTAAATCATCTAAATATTGTTGTGTTTTAGCCTTTCTATCTGCCTCTAAACTCCAGTCGGATAATTTCATCATATTTCCAAGACTCATTTCATGGCACATAACACTAGCGAATCTTGACACTGTTCTATAATCACATGCACACAGAAGATAAAAACCAGCTGAATAGGCATGACTACTTACTCTTCCTTTAAATATTACACCTTGCTCATCTTTCATCCTTTCTATTATGTCCCATATTTCTAAGAATTTAAATAAATCACCCCCCTCTGAATTAATTCTAAATTCTATTTCATCACAATATAAAGGTAAGTAATCTGATTTATATTTAAGTCTATCATTTGCCTCCATTATTGCTTGATTTTTAGTATATACATCTAAAAGTTGTTCTATTACTACATTCCCTAAAACTTCATTTAATTCACCATCGAATAAAATTATCATAATATCTATCCTCCTAAATTTTATTAATTATTTTTAATTACATATTTATTGTTAAATCATTTTCTTCATATAAACCGTATTTAATTGCCAAATCTTTTATTACAATTAATATTGCCTCAATTAATAACTTGTCTTCGTTTATTATGTCTAATTTATTTATTTTATCTGCTTTTGTTTTACTTACACCATTTTTAATAGCATTATTTTTTCTATTTTTCAATCTAGTATTTAAATTTACTCCAAATCTACTGTCTATTTCTTTATATATTTCATCATATACAACCTTATGATTTATACCAGTTTTATATGTTATCTTATTAACCATATTTTTCACATCTGCTCTCCAATTATCTTTCGACAATGATATTAAGTCTTGTATATTATCTAATGAATTTTGAAGTCCTTTTATATCTTTTTCCATTTGTTTCTGTTTTAATTCTTGTTCAACCATACTATCAAATAATATTTTGAATGACTGAAGATTAGGTGATAATTCTGTTGTGTCTATTGTTTGCATTTGTGCTGATTCCATTTCGTTGAAACGTTTAACGTATGTAGCACTAAATAGTATACCTTTTTCACCGGTAAGTTTATTAGCTAATAATTCACAACCCATTTTAGTACATTCATAACATTTATTTGTTTTACCACTTGCATCTTTATATGTGCTTTCAATAAAATAATCACTCACCACAACATTGTGGTCGGTAAGTGTTGGTATTATTCCAATAACTTTTCTACTTTTACTACCTTTAGGTGGTTCATATCCTTCTAACATTCTTAATACTTCCCAATGTTCCTTTTTCATCATTTTAGCAACCTCTGTGCTCGGTATAGTTTTTATCTTTTTATTTCTATCTATGTCAATTATATTATTCATATTTATCACTCCCTTATTAATTATTTTTAATCCTTTACTATTTTTGTCGAGGTATTTCAATAAGTTTACATTTTAATCACCTTCTTATTATAGTATTATCAAAACTGCTATTGAAATTACCTATGATTTAAAATTTATATTTCATATTATCTCCTCCTTATAGTAATAATTATATCATACTTATATTATTTGTCAACACATTTTATTAATTATTTTTGCATCAAATCTAAAATAGCACATATGGTTATATCGTTATTATTTTTTCTTAAATTATCACAATCTGCCTTATAACAACAGTTATTACAACTGTCTATTGCGAAATCTTGATATAATATATTCAATATTCTATTCGCTTTATCAGCACACTGTTGTTTCATCTTTTTTATCATATTCTCTTCATTAATACTAATACTAATTTCATTCCAGCTAATTACATGACTTATTTGACAATAATTATTAAAATCTGTTCCTTCCCAAACAGGTCGTATTAATTTTATTGTTCCGTTTTTAAACTCTAATTCAATTTTCACTATATCATCAGACATAGACAATCTATTAAAAGGACTCAAGTCATTTGTAAATGAATGATATTCAATATTGTCTATTTTCTTAATAACACATTCAAAATTATAATATTCATTATCTACTTTTGATATATTTAATTTTGTAAAATTTTTAATCGGTATTTTAATAACTTCACAATTTTCACAAACGAATGTTACCGATTTTATATCTTTATCACACACTTCATTACTATCTGTAATTTTAATACATCTTTTCATAATATCTCCTCCTAATAAAAATATATTAAAATATCACTAAATTGCGACAAACTCTAAAATGGCATAAATAAATTATAATGAAATATTTTCTATTCTATTTTTAGCTATGTTAAAATAGTTTTCATCAAGTTCTATACCTACGAATCTTCTATTTAAATTCATACAGGCTACACCTGTACTTCCACTACCCATAGTAAAGTCTAATACCAAATCCCCTTTATCAGTATAAGTTTTTACAAGATACTCAAGCAATGTTACTGGCTTTTGAGTAGGATGTTTAACAAATTCTTTGCTATTAGGTCTTAAAGAGTTAAACTTTAATATTGTACTAGGATTTTTTAAATTAGCATTATATTTACTACTATTAACTTCTATATATCCCAATGCGTTTTGTTCACTCGTTGAATTATGAAACACATAACCTGTTTTATGTGCCTGTTCTATTCTTTTACTTTTTCTAGGAATCATTTGTTTATTGTATTTACATTGCTTTTTATAAAATACACTTATAATTTCATGATAATTTAATGGTTGTCTATTGGCATTACCTATATTTGAAGGATTACTTTTTTCCCATATCCAATCATACTTAAAATCTTTAATATTGCTCAATCTCAATTCACTACTAAATGGTTCAGCTCCAAATAATATTATAGGTGTGATTTCTTTTGTTAACTTTTCAAGCCTTTCCCACATTTTATCATAAGGAATTGGATTATCCCATTTTGTTTTGTTTTTATTTAATTTTCCATAAGGAGGGTCAGTTATTATTGCATCAAACTTAACTCCTAAAGATATTAATCTATCCATAACCTCCAAACAATCCCCTTGATATAATTTATATCTTTCATTTTCAAACATCTAATCTCCTCCTAATAAAAATATATTAGTTTTAAGCCATTTCCTATAGTTAATTTGATTCCTTTAAACGTTTTCAATTCGTAACCGTCATCAAAATTAAAAAACAATTTTAAATATTTTAATAATCCTTCATAAGTATATTCGTCAATGATTACTCCAGTCGGTTCTTTTTGTTTTAGCGATATATATTTTTCTAGCTCCTCTTCAAAATATTCATAATATATTTTATAATTATTCATAATATCCCCTCCTTAATCATAACTAACTTCTTTACCTAATTCTCTAATACATTTAAAAACTGGAAACCTTAAAGATAATCCTCCTTTATCGTTATAGGTTTCTTCAAAGTATTGTATTTCAGCTATACGATTTAAATATTCTTCTTGATTATTCCAAATTTGTTCTCTTTGTTTATCATCAAATCCACTTCCTACGCCAAGCTGATAACCTTTATAATCACATATAAGATTGCCTAATGTGCCTTTAAATTTCCCACTTCCTTCTTCAAATCCAATTATTTTTAAGTCACAAGTATTCATAATTTTAAGTTTTAACAATGTTTTACTTCTTTTGAATTCATAAGGTTTATCAAGATTAATCATACAGCCTTCAGCACCATTAGCTCTGCATATGGACAGTACTTCTAAAACTTTATCGTTATCAGTACCATGATATAATACAGGTGTTATACTAATAAATTCATTTTGTTTTATATTGTCTAATATTTTTCTTCTTTCAGAATACTTAAATACGCCTTTTTTATTATCAAATTCATCAATAGGTAATATATCAAATATCATATATTTTACACCATGTTTCTCTTTTTCTTTAGTTGATACAATTTTCATAGTATCCTTATAAACATTTTCATAATTACTATCTATCGCTAATAGCTCTCCATCTATACAAATGTTGTTTAATCCTAATTCTTTAATACTGTTTTCTATGTCAATTAAACCTTCAAATATCTTATTTTGTCTACTCTTCATTATTATTTTACCATTTCTTATTTGCGTAAAGCATCTACAATTATGTACGGCAACTTTATTAGCAAAATAAGTATGATTACCTTCTATTTCTAAATCATAACTCATTGTTCTTTTTTTATTATCTCTTAAAAAAGATTGGTCTATTTCTCCAACTTTAACCTTAACTAATCCAAATTTACCAAATTTATTCCACCAATCATATTCTTCTACATCTTCCCATTTTTTACCTATCTTATATCTTAAACATTTAGGTATATATTTTGTTATATTATCAAATAATATTTCTGTCGCTTTAACACCTAAAGATACTGAATATGACCATGATATATCATCTTTTAATTTTTTTTCACAACATACATTTATATCATCCGTATTTAATTTATACTTTAAAAATTCGGCAAACATTAAAACTTCTTCATCGTCTTGTCTAGCTAAAGTAAAGACTGCTCTAGGTCTGACATTAGAAACGTCATCGCCATCATCTTTACTTTGAGTTTTATGTCCATCATCCATATAAAATGTAGCTAATGTTAACCAATCTATATTATCTAAAATCTCCTCATTAAGTTTATAACTAACGCCTCTTATATTATTCTTATTTGTCATAAAACCAGGTAAGTTTCTATATGTTTTAATAGTAAACCCTCTCATTTTACTTCCATATCCACTAATGCGATTTGTTTCACTTCCATAATTATTTTTAAATAATATTTTATATTTATTTAACCTTTCATTTTCGCTATCATTATCAACATAATCTACTCTAAATCTTGTGGGAAATGTATTCATATCATCTTTAATTACAGCCCCATCTCCAATTCCAAGTCCTAAAAGTACAGATATTTCTTCTTGAGATGGTATGTACTCATATATATAAATATAATCATTTACTTTTATATCGTCTGCTTTCATCCAACCTTTATCTGTGAAAATTTTATGATTTCTAGTTACGTTTAAACTTCTGTATCCTCCTCTTCCTAAATCAGTATAATATTTAATTCTTAACCATTCTTCTTTCGGCTTATATCCATTTCTAAAAACATTGATGACTTTTTTATTAGATATTTCTTTAGTATATTCATTAAAACTTAATACCTCATCACCTACTTTTACATCTTTTATTTTTTTATTAGTTCCATCACTCATTAATATATTTGTGTACCCCACAAAGCAACCATCATATTTCTCTGTTACAAATTTATCACCTTTAGGTAATTTATTTAAATCGACTTTACTTCCCAACATAATATTGAATTGTGGTATAAATTCATATCCTAAAGCTTTATTAACTGTCTTAGCATCAGCACCTATTTTTAAATTCTTAGTAAATAATCCTCTCACAAAATCCTGTAAATCTTCATCTAATGAATTTATATATCCTTGCACAACACCTATATTTATATCAGTCCCAGAATTATGTAGACTTAAATATCTAAACATATCTCGTATATCACTATAAGTATTTTGATATATTTGTACTTTTTTATTTATTTTTTTCTTACTTAATCCAGTTGTTATATTACTATCTAATAAAAATTTCAGACAAAATAAAAATAATTCATTATCCTTATTTTGTTTAATTATTGTTTCTTTGCTTTTTTTGCTATTCACATTTGCAATTTTATCAAATATTTCTTTTACTTCTTTTAACTCTCCCATACATTAACCCCTCCTTAATTATATAAAAAAGAATATTTTACTTTATTGTCACTATATATTCCTATTTTTACAAACTCTCTATAAAAATCTTCGTCTTTTATATTTTTTATATCCTCTTTCTTATCTAAATCAATAACCCATGAATCATCTCTGTTTCCTCTTTCACGTTTCCAATTATTATCTTTCTCTATATTAATTCCAGTTAGTATAATTTTCTTTTCTTCGTTATTAAGTAAAACATTATAAGTAATATATATTCTATCTCCGTATTTTTTAAATTTTATTTTTATAATTTTTTCATTTTCTATATTATGATATGCATTTTTTATTAATCTATCAAGGTTATTTGTCAAAACTCTTATACTAGCATATGGGTGTTTAACTGTATAAGCTAAGTCTAAAATTAAATCTTCATAAAAATTTCCTTTATAGAATTCTCTATTGATTTTCATATCAAGATATTTATTAATTTTATTCATATTTTAATCCTCCTATCCTTTTAATATCATACCTCCAGTTATTAAAAATATTATTGCTGTTATCAATATCAGTATATCACTCATTTTTATCCCACCTTTTATTAATTATTTTTAAAATTATCAACAATTTTATATAAATCCTTCCATTTAGTAAATTTAACATAATAATCATTTATGTATATTTGATAACTATTTCTTCTGAATGTTCTATCTCTAAATATAAGTTTCACTCTATATTTATCACTTTCAAATATTGAATAGAAAAATCCATCTTCTGTCAATCGTACATTCAATTCTTTTTTTAAGTATTTAATTGCATCATACATAATATCACCTATGATATTTGTTCTAAATCTTCTTCAGTAAAATTTATCCCTAATAGCTTGGATATTTCGTAAACTCCTTTAGGTGTAAATTTAAGTTGTGAATAATTATGTTCGTTTTTTACACCAACATTAAGTTTGTACCATGATTTATTTATATTAGCATATGGAAACCAATTATTACCCTGTTTATAAATAATTTTATTTTCATTAAGTATACTATTTAGTTTTCTAGCCGAAGATAATTTAAACAATTTAGCAAGTTGAGTCGATGTATATGTCCCTTCTCCATTTATAAAATCATCAAACCAATTTGCTTTAATTTTAAATTCTTTATTTTGTTTCATTAAATCAGTAACCATACTCAATTGCACTTCTTCTGAAAATGATGGGAAGTATTTTTGAACAAACTCCAATTCATTACCCTCTACAACATATCCTCCCGTATGATTTAATATAGGCAATACTTCATAACAAATCCATTCTTGAAATTCTTCTGCTTCTGGCAATGGAGAACTTAATGTTAATTGATTTAAACCTCCTTCGTTAAGTAAAATTCCACCTCTTTGACCTAATAGTTTATAATCAAACTCACCCTTATAGCAAGGGGAAGTTTCTTTATTTAATAATAACTGACCCTTAGGTGATACATATTTATTTATATACTCAGTATAACTATGTTTTCCACTAAGATTATATCCTAATGCAGTCACTACATCTTTTCCTATAAACCAATTATGCTCTTTTATTTTAATAACTCTTATTTCTCCAAATTTTTTATGCATAAAATTTCTATATTCATTCATAATAATTCCTCCTTTTATTATTAATTATTTTCAAGTAAATCAACAATTCCGTATAAATCACTCCATCTAGTAAATTTAATCATATAATCATTTATAAATATTTTATAATTATCTCTTATAAATGTTCTATCTCTAAATATTAATTTGATTTTATATTTATCACTTTGAAATATACTATAGAAATATCCGTCTACCTTCAATTCTACTTCCAGTTCTGTTTTCATATATTCTATTGCTTTAATCATAGCATCAACATCCCTCATTTATATTTTAAACAACCACTTTCCTTTATATGGTTTATTTCTATTTATTAATGAATTTATATTTTTGGGATAACGTCCATATAAAAACTTTAAAAATCTTTTCAACTCATATTTATCCGATAATATTATATTCTCATTAGTTTTAATATTTACAGCCCTAATCATTTAATCACCACCTTATTTATTTTTAAGAAGATTGACTTCTTCTTTCTCATAATATTTACAGCTTTCACAAGATTCACACTCGCAACTTAATAAGCTATTCAATTCAGAAAGTTCAGATGGGTCTAAACTTTCTTTTCCATGAAGTTCACATTTATGAATTGTAAATTCAACTGAAGGTGTATTACTTTGTTGTAAAACACATATTCTTAAAAGAGTATATACATCTATTATACCTTCATTACCTTCTTGAGTAATTGCTTGTATAATCTTATTTTTGTAATAATACAGTATTGATATGTTATAATTTCCATCTAACTTAGCTAATAATGTAAAATGTTTAGCATCTCCTATATTCGTATCTATATATTCATATAATTTTTTAGATGTTAATTTCAAAGTCACCTCTAATACATCAAGTCCTTTTAATTTTTCAACTTTTTCCTTTACTTCCTCCATTATCAACTCCTCTAGCTTTTCGCCAAATATTTCGTTTTTACTTTTATTCATATTACCAACCTCCTTATATTAATAATTATATCATATATGAAATAAAAGTCAATACTTTTATTAATTATTTTCATATATATTACCAATTACTTTATTTTCAACTTTACCAAATTTAGGTATAAGTCTGTAAAAACTATCTTTTTCGTCTTGAATACACCAACAACCTTTAATCATAACTACTCTGCCCACAATATGATTTAAAATTCTAGTTGTTTCTACTATATCACTTTCATGTATTTCTTTCCCTGTAATATCATTATAACCTGTGTATTGCATTATTTCAACATCATTCCAGTAATCATATATATCACTAGCAAATAAATGTGAATAACAACTTCCATCTGCAATATCAATTCTAGCTATATTAAACATCGTTTTTTCTTCTTTATCCCATGCCCTAAACTTTAAGTTTTTCATATTTATCACCACCTTATATTATTGTATTAACATAAACTTTATAAAAATTACCTATGATTATTATTTTATTATTATTTAAATCCTCTTTTAAAAAATTAGAGGGAAATTAATCCCTCTTTATAAATTCAAATCACTCAAATCAAAGTCAAACTCATCTTGTTTCTTTTCTTCTACATTTACAGTTTCACGTGAAACACTTTGTTCTATATTCATGCCATTAGCTAAATACGATTGTTCAATCTGCATGTGTAATCGAAGAATGTCTTTAATGTAAGCTGTTTGACTTGATTTTCCTTTTAACCATTCAGATATATCTTTATCTTTTTCATTAAAAGTCAATCTAACCTCTCTAATCGTCTTTGTCATAATTACTCACCTACTTATATAACTTATTAGCTATATTTAATAGCCCTTCAGCTTGTAAATTGATATTATCTGATGAAGTAGTTTGTGGATATAACTTTTTCATTGTGGATGATATTATCTTACTTCCACCACCTATTATAAGTATATTAGTATTTTTAATGTTATTTGCTTGGCCTTTAATTTCATTTATCAAACCTACTATAAACTTTTTAACTAATTCTTCTTTATAAGTAAAGTCTCCTACTAATAAACTTTCTTCATTATCAAATATCCTTTTTGCCTGTTCTAACGATAACGATAAATCATATTGAATATTTAAATACTCTCTGCAAGAATTGTATAAATTTAATAATCCTAATCTTATACTAAATCCATCTTTTAATTGCATTTTATTATCGTAGACTGTAATATCGCAAGTATTCCCACCTATATCCACAACCATCGTATCTACATTTTTATTTAATTTATTCATTATACCTGGTATAGATTTGATTGAATAAGACTCTGGAAGTATTGTAATATTCTCAATTACTATGCTTCTTTTAATCCCATTTATAATTATAGTCTTTTTATTATTCTTTTTAATATAATCTTCCATTTTATCTTTCTTTTTATATTGATTAACAGGACAACAAGTTACCAAATTGATATTGTTTTCCGTATCTTTTGTAGCATTTGCTATACAATAATAAAGTAATATTAAATAATTGTCTTTTTTATATTTTAAAAGTTCATTTTCATACTTTCCTTCACCAATTAAATAATCCTCATCATCTATAGTGAATTTTTGATTTTGCGAAAAGTCATCTAATCCCTTTTCGCATTTTTTAATTCTCGATTCACAAATACAACTCCCATTATTAGATATAGCTATCGATGTTAAATTACCGATGTCTACACCTACATTGATAATATTTTTACTCATAATATATCCTCCCAATATATTGATTTTCATACAACACTACTCACATAGGTTATATAATAAAAAATACGACATAAATTAATAATGATTTTCAATTAATACATTACAATAATTTTACATCGTATTCACCTCCTTTACTTTAATATATGCTCTAATTACAAAAATGTTGACTATATACTCACATATTTTGTAAAAATTTTATTCGTTATACTATTCTCTCTAGGATGCCCAAAATACCTTGTAAATGCTTGTTTAAGGGGTTCTGCATTGGTTAAAGGAGTAATTAATCCCTTATTTTATTTATAAAAATAATTTTTTAAATATTTCCTCGACAACATTTACTACTATACTATTACCCGCTTGTTTATATAGTTGTGTATCAGATGTAGGTGCTAATTGTGCCTTATAAAAATCTTCGTCACTAAACCCCATCAATCTAAAACATTCTAATGGTGTAAGCCTTCTAATATCGTGATTTGTTATTTCCTCAATTTTATCTAATAAATTATATTTTTTCAAAAATTTATTAGTATATTCTATATATTCTAATGGTAAATCAACATCTATTATATAATTATCATCCATTCTACTACCAGCTTTAGTTGTAATTGTATATGCTATACTAGCATTATTTTTCACATGAGGTCTAAATTTAAAAGTATTACCTTTTTGTTCTTGTTTAAAGCTATTTCTTAAATAAAAGTCCTTTGTTTTCATTAAATTATATTTATTATCAACGTTTTCTTCTAATACATCTTTTAATTTTAACTTTAATGGAATTTCCTCTGGAAATTTATAGGGTTTACGTTCTCCTAAAATACTAATACAATAAATTCTCCTTCTGTTTTGTGGAATTCCATAATCTTTCGCATTTAATATTTTATAATAAGATGTATATCCAAAAGATTCTAAGTCTTTCATATATTGTTCAAAATTATGTTTATGTTTTTTTGACAATACATTGCTTACATTCTCCCAAATAACATATTTGGGTCTACATTGTTTTATAATTTCAACACTATTCCACATCAAACTACTTTTTGTTCCGCTACCTTTATCTCCACCTTTTTGTCTTCCAACAGAACTATAACTTTGACAAGGACTTCCATGTGTTATTAAATCTATATTTTTTGGCAATTTGTCTATATTTATTTTTGTTATATCTCCCAAATTTAAGCTTTCATCTACTCCATGTATTGCACAATAACTTTTTATAGCAAATTTATCCACCTCACTAAATCCTACAAGTTCATAATTTATTCCTATATTTGATAATGCTTTTTCAAATGCACCTATTCCCGAAAATAAACTTAATACTCTTAATTTATTACTCATATTAATTTCCCCCTTTATTTCAATATTTTTACATATCCATCTTTTTCAATTAATAATTTTATATCTTCGAATTCTTCATTTATGTCATTCATATCTTTATGTAATGTACATTGCTCATATTTTTCAAGACAACCTCCTTGAGTCCGCATAAAGTGTTTAAGACTAAGTCTTTTAAATCATCTATTTTCTCTTTAATTCCTCCATAAATATTCCTCCTATTTTATTAATTATTTTCTAAAATAAATTATTTATCACCACCTTATATTATTATATTAACATAATTGTTTTGAAAATTACCTATAGTTATTTATTATTGTGAAAATTCTGTTTTGCAAACCTATATGATGTATTTGTTCATCATTAACATATATTTCAATATCTAATTTTAAAAATTCTCCTTCTGGAGTATAAACATTATCTATTTTCTTTGTGACATTAATTTCATATAAGGTTAATCTTTCTAAAATCTTTTTTAATCCTTCTGCCCACAATACACCTTGGTTTGTTATCCAATAAGCTTTCATAACCTCTTCTTTTAATAAAGGCATTGATTCTGATATCATTTTATTAAAATTTTTAAATTCTATATCAACTATATCTCTTAACAAATTATAATCACAATCTAATCTCATATTAACCATCTCCTATTTTGTTAATTATTTATATCCTCAAACCTAGTAATATCAACGGGAGGGTAAGTTTACCCCCCTACTAAGCCCTTTTTTATCACCTACTAAGGTAAGAAACTAGGGCTGTTATAAATAGATAAAAAGATAAATAGATAAATAGATAAATATTTATCTTTTTTCTTTTATTTTTTCTTCGTGACGAATTTTCCATGTGTCATAGTCATTTAGTTTAATATAAAGATATTTTGCAAATTTAAAATTTCCATCTTCGCACATTTTATTTTCATATTTTCTTGATACTTCTATTAAATATTTATTACATAAATCCACTATTATGTTACTTATTGTTTTTAAATTATCTTTACTATCCCCATTTAAACCTATATTTACAGCTATATCTTTTCTTGTTATTCTTGTTTCAGTATTTTCATTACAACGATATTTTAATAACATATATACTTTTATTAAATTAGAATTACCAGTATCAAGTAAACATCTTAATAAGTCTTCTTCAACAATTACATATTTTCTTCCATTTTCATTTGCATAGTTGATTATGTATACTATTTTACCATTAACTTCTTTAGCAATTATAGCATTTCCTTTTAATTTAGATAATTTTCTAACGTTCCTAATAACTGTGTTTACTTTTTTACCACTATAATTTTCAATTTTATCTTTATTTCCAATGATGACATCTTTGTAAATATACCTGTGATTTTCACCAGAGGTATAACTGCTTAATAATGTTAATGTTATTAAAAGTTTATAATCACATTTTTTGTCTTTCATATTCTTTTCGTCTGTACTTATTGGAAATTTTACAACACTATCTTTTGGTATACTTACGGCAACTGTGTCTTTATCTATTATTAAATCTTTTATTTCATCATCTACGTTAACCATTTCGCCTATTAAATCATAATCTAATTGTCTTTGATAGTCAATATTATCTATATCTGTAATTTTATCAAACTGATTTCCTATTAAATCATAATTTAATTGTTTTTGATATTCTAATTCATCCATTTCCATTTCACCTCCTTCATTAATTGTTATATTGATTCATTGCATTATAGACTACATAGCCATCTTTCACACCTGCATAATAGTCGTCTTTTTCCATATCACCTATCATTATAGCTACAGATATAGGTTCACCAACTTCTGACGATACACTATAACTTATGTTTTTACTTGCATCAGCATATTGTTCTACCAGTCTATTCCAAGATTCTCTATTATGTTCTATGCTATATTTAAATTCATCTTGAGTGTAATTAAAAGTCACTAATATATATCCATTATCAACCTTAACATTGTATTCAACATATGCACCAGATTCAGCTATAGCAAGTTCAATCATTTCTTCCACATAATCTCTTGCATTATACAGTGTATCTTGATTATCTACTTCTATTTGTTCATCTTGTTGTATAGGTTCTTGATTTATTTCATTGGTCTTATCTATATTATTACAACCTACCATGCTTATTGATAATACACCTGTTAATAATAAGGCTTTTATTTTTTTATTCATAATTCCCGTCTCCTTTATTAATTATTTTTACATATCCATTCTTTCCATTAATAATTTTAAATCTTCAAATTCTTCTTTTATTTCATTTATATCTTTATGCACATCGCAATCATTACAAAAATGATTGCATATACTTTGACTATCACATATAGTATTTATTACTAACTCTTCCAATCTTTCCATTTTTTCTATTAATTCTTCCATCATAACTTATATCTCCTTTATTAATTATTTTTATAAAGTTTCAAATTTTTTAATCCATTTAGGTATATCTTTATTATATATACCTAAATTAACAGTAACTATATTATCTGAATTAGTTCCAGTTAAACCTTTAGTTCTTATTGTCAAATAACCTTCTCTTTCTAATTTAAGTAAATCTTTTTCATGTGCTTTAAGTATGATTATTTCACTCCCATACTCTTTGAAATCAGATATTCGTTTATCTAAAGCTCGATATATCTTTAAATTATCATAGTTACCTATATTTGCAGGTAACTTCCAATGTATATAATCAAGTACAGACCATGCTGTATAAGTGCCTATTTGTCCTGCATTCATGTTTAAATCTTGATTTACAATTATATACATAACTTGGCTCATATATTCACCTCCTTATATTATATCTATTATTTTCTAGTTATTGTAAAATTATCATTTTTCCAATTTTCTCTACAATCACCAGAATATTCACATTTATTACAATTATGGAATTTATTGCAATATTCTTCAAATAAATATTCCACTTCATCAAATGTATATTCTTTTTGTTCTGGTTCTACTAATTTACATTCTTTCCAAAATGTTTTATCAGATGTATTCCAAGAAGTCCCACCATTATTAAAAGTATAAAATTTTCCGTCTTTATATTCTGAAAAATATCTTTTACGCCATTCCTCCTTTTTAGAATCTCTAACTAACACTTTTGTATCCTTTGGTATTTTGCTCCAATCTACTTCTTCTCTTTCCCAAATTAAATTTCCATCAGAATCATACACATACATTATATCATTATTTGTATTTCCATCATATTTTAAATCCTCTTTATAATATTTCATAATATTATAAAATGACCCTGTATAAGATACGGAATGGTCTAATGTATATATTTCGTTTAAAACTATATAATATTTTGTTCCATATCTTATTTGAAATACCATACCATTCTTTAAATCTGATTTATTCATATACACATCTCTCCTTTTATTAATTATTTTTAACGGCAACTCATCTTTGTAATACTCACACCTTCAATAACTTTTTCGTTGTTTTTTAATTCAACGATATATTTATAATTGCTACCATCAAATTCAACTCCTATTACCTTTGCTCTTTCTTTTTTAATTCCTTTCCCTGGCTTATAATAACAACTATCTCCTATAAAAAACATAATATCTACCTCCTTATACATATAATTATATAACTTTTATTTAAGTTGTTTTTGTATTCACTATATCCGTTCAACTCTTCAGAGTACCTAAAATCCTTGTTAAATGCCATTCTAAAAGATTTTATAAATGGAGTAGAGGGTTTAATCCTCTCGTCTAGTATAGTATTTACAATTCTTAGCAGTCCACTTTTTAAATATCATATATTTCTTTTTTACTAAACATCGAATGTAATCTGTCCAACTACCTAAAAAATTAGTATAAGATTCAACTGTGCTAAACTCACAATTAACACATGACATTTTATCTTTTCCTTTATTTTTACATTCTTTAATATAATCCTCTCTTGCTTTTGAATAAGTCCACTTTACATTCTCGTCTTTATTAAACAACTCTGCCGACTTCCTACATTTATCTAAAAAATCATCATCTACTTTTTTATTTAGTTGATTTTGTATATCGCCATTTCTATTAAATATTATCATAACTTCCTCCTTTTATTAATTATTTTTACTTCAATGTCTTATTAATAATTTATTGCATTTTCTTTATTTATAAAAAAATGTATTCCAGTACCACATTCATTCCATCTATTATTATCAAAATTATCTACGCGTACTATTTCTCCAACTTTGTATATGAAATTAATGTCATAATCACTTCTTATTTCTTTTACTTTCTTTCCTGTTCTAATATTTTCTATGTCTAATACTTTAGCTTTATTGCATCTACATTTTGCAGTGGTCGCACTACTCCTTTTAGCATCTTCTAATATTAATAATTCGATTAGACATCCACCAGCTTTTTTATATCCTATAAAACTACCAGTTTCTGGGCAAGCTAAATTATAACCAATAGTATGAATATTTGTTTTCACATTTTTTAAATTAGCACTATTTAAATCAGCACTATTTAAATTAGCATCTTTTAAATTAGAATTACTTAAATTAGAATAACTTAAATCAGCATCTTCTAAATTAGCACGTCTTAAATTAGCATTACTTAAATCTACACATCTTAAATTAGCACATCTTAAATCTGCTTCTCTTAAATTAGTATATCTTAAATCTGCATATTTTAAATCAGCATGCATTAAATTAGTATGATTTAAATTAGCATTACTTAAATCTATACATCTTAAATTAGCACGCTTTCCTCCTTCACCTTTTAACCACAATTCATGTTCCTTTAATATTTTATTTAATTCTTCTTGATTTATATTTTTCATAATATCTACCTCCTTATACATATAATTATATCACTTTTATTTATATTGTCAAATACTTTATTAATTATTTTTAATCAAATATACTTATCTGTTCAAATTTCCTTGTATAAGATTTACATATTTTATCTAATTCTAATATATTCTCTGGTGATACAGTTATATCTTCAAACTTATCTACTTCAAATTTAGATAAAAACATATCTTTAATTGTATTATATCCATACTTATCATCTGATATTTTATTTATACCTAAATATCGTTTTATCTGTTTCACATATGTATTACTCTCTTTCTTTTTAACATGAACTAATGACTTGATTTCTTTAGCTTCTTTAATAAAATCATCCATTTCACATTTTAATTCTTTAGGTAATATTGTATTGCTTTGAATTAATTGATTTTGTAACTCTTTGTACTTTTCTTCTACGTTTATCAAATATCTTCTATATTCTTTTGATTTTTTCTTTAATTCGGGATTAGCTCTATTACTTGCTCCTGCCACTAAACATATTTCTTTTGCTGTTTCAATTTTTAGAATATATTCGTGCAATGTAGCATTGTTCCCTTCAACTTTAAAGGCGAAGCGAAAAAAGTCAGTGTTTTCAACGGCATCAACTATTTCTAATTGATTTTTAATCCAATTTGTAAAGTCTTTTTTAACACATAATCCTTCATGTAATTCTCTTCCTTTTACAACTTTTGTGTTTTTATCTGTCTTATAAACAGGTATAAAGTTTTTATCATTTTCTATCATTATTAGTCCATTCATATTTATCTCTCCTTTATTAATTATTTTTAATTTCTTTTATTATATCTTTTATTAAGTTGATTTTTCTATTAATTGTCACACTACTTACATTTAATGTTTTAGAAATTTCATTTTGTTTGTATCCATCCATTAGCATATTCATAATTATATGTAATTCTTCTGCATTAATCTTATTGTATTTCCCCTCATTACGTATCGCAATTATATTGTCAAATTCTTTTAATAATTCAATGTACTCAATATCTTTATATTCTAAATCTATTTTCCCTATAGTATCTAATAGAGTAGTTTCTTCTTCATCGTTTACGTTCTTATCTAGTGATGTAAGTACATCTTTATCCCTATAAACATTATCTCTAATGTATACATTGTATGAATTATATATAATTGCACAAATAAAACTTTTTATATTTCCTTTAGACTCATCAAATTTATTTCTAGATTCCCAAAGTTGCAATAATGAATGTTGAATCATATCCTCTCTACATCTGGAAAACCCATTATAATTTTTATTATATATCTTACCTGCTAATTCTAAAGATAAATTTAAATATTCTGTATCACTTATTATTGTTTTGTTCATTACTTATTCCCCCTATTATCAATAGTTTATTAATTGTTTTTATCTGTAAGCTGGGTCGTCTTCACAGTCAATTTCCATTAGTTTTTCCCAAATATTCCATTTGTTTTGCTCAAATGGGCAATCCTCACAATCGAAATCTTCGTTTTGATATTCTTCAACAATACAACCAGATACACATACTTCAGCTTCACTCAATATCAATATTAACGTTTCTAGCTCTTGGTCTGTTAATTTTAATGTTTTCATATTTATCACCTTTCTTTATCTTATATATTATTAATTGTCTTTAAACTATTTCCCAAGATATTATTATAAAATTATTTGTTTCGTAATAATTATTATTTGAATAAGTTATACCATAAATATCATAGTCATATGCCGTATTACTTCCATAACTATCAAAGTTATCGGTAACTTTTAGATTACTACCACTTGCCCACGTATAACCTTTATCGGATAAAAAATATAAAAAATCTTCTGCTTTTTCTTTAGTATTACAACTTACTGCTATGTCCTCATATATAAATTTATTCAAATCTATAGTATTTTTATTCACGTCATTTCTCCTAAATATTTTTTTATTTTCGTTAAAAGATTACACTCCATACAATTATTAGTATTTAATAATAATTTTTTAAGATAATTTAATTCTTCTTGTGTCATTTCTATTTTCATAATACCTCCTCCTTTATTCATTATTTTTTATTTCATTTATGACTTCTCTCATTCTATGAATTTTTTTCTTTACAGTATTCTGACTGCAATCAAGCATCTTAGCTATTTCTACCTGTGTATAACCATTATCAGATAATTTAATAATTGTATGTAATTCATTTATGTTTGTTTTTCTACTTGTATGTTTATTTCTTTCTTCTATGTTTCTATTAAACTTTTTCATTAGTTCATTAAATTCTATATCATTGTAATGTATATCATCTTTACCTATTATATCTTCTAAGCCCAGTATATATCCTTCATCACTCTCTTGTTCTATATAGGTATATTTGTCTTGATACTTATATACAAAGTCTCTAAAGTATTTCTTAAAGCTCCTATCGGCTATTAAATTAAGATAACTGTTTAAGGATATATTTTTTTTATTATCGTATCTTTTTATAGATTTACACATTTCTAAAATTGCTAGTCCTATTGCATCATCTCTATCATTAGGAAATTGTTTATATTTCTTATTCCACATTCCTTTTGTTATTTTTATCATTAATTCCCCTTGTTCTTCTGTTATTCTATTCATCTTTATCACCCCTTTGTTTATCTTATAATATAAGTATATGAGCTATTCACTAAAAAGTCAATGCTTTCTAGTGAATTTTATTAATTGTTTTTATACTTCAACTAATCTAACAGATACATTATGATTTAAACAATATTCTCTTTCCACCATAACACCTTTACTATTAACAAAATTTCTGTCTACTATCCACATCTCGTCACACATCTTTAAAAGTTCTATGCAAAGGTCTATACCTATATCATAAGGATAACTATCGTATAAGTAACCAAATGTATGCACAGGGCTTATAAATACACAATTTGGATATTCTTTAACTAATCTTTTAACTTTCTCTTCTATATCTCTTTTATTTTCTTCTAATCCACTATAGGAATGACTTATATAAATTTTCTTTGTGAATTTACTTCTTTCTATTTCATCAAATGATATTATGCTTGTTTCTTCATCAAGTATTTCCCATTCATATATTTTGTAATATCTATCATAAAAATCTATTGAGAAATAACTTAATCCTATTTCGTCAAATCTATAACAAGTTTCACGTCCAAATTCGTAATTTCTTATATTATATTTTGTCAATTTATCTCTACTGCACCAAATTATACCTTCATCATCTAAATATTTAAATAAATCTATTGATTCTTTTTCTGTTTTACAGTTGATAACTATATCTCCTTTTTTGAATTCTTCTATGTCTAATGTATTTCTATTTAATTTATTCATATTATATAACCTCCCATTTTATTATTTTATAATTTTGACTTCTGTAATAGGTTGTGCTAGCATACAATATTCCCATATCTTCAAAGTTGTAACCTGTTCTGTTTTCATACATAAAATAGTAAGTTTCTCTTCCTAAAGGTTTGCCTGTTTCCCAAATAAATTCATGTTCTTTTAAAACGTTAAAAAAATCATTCACTTTCTCTTCAGTATCGCACCAAACAGCAACTCTACCATTTACAAATTCTTCTAAATCAATAGTATCTCTATTCCAAATATATTCATATTCAAAATAATTCATTATTTTTTCAATCAAAGCATTCTTTTTGTTAAAATACGGGCAATTCACACAATCAAACGGTTTATATTGATATTCTTCGATTATACAACCCGATTCACATTCATTTGTATTGCTGATTAATATTTTTAACACTTCAAATTCTTTATCAGTTAATTCTATTTCCATATTAATTCTCCCATTCAAAATCATAAGTTACTTTACCTTGTTTAAAATGATAATATATATCATTAAATTCTCTTGTTATTTTCACACATTTAAATAAATCGTGATAATCATTCACATATATTGTATCTCCTAATTTATAATCATAGTTTGTTTTCATACACTCCATCACACCATTACAATACATTAATTCTAAAAATTTCATAATTACATTCCTTCCTTTTATTAATTATTTAGTTTTCAATATTATTCGTCAATAAGTTTATTAATTATTTTTCAACTTACACCATTTTCTAAATACAGTATAATACATTTCTCCTAAATCATTATATACAAAACCTTCATTCTCATTTGTTATATCAACAATACATCCATCACACTCATACATCCAATCTTTTACGTCTTTTTTAGCAACTAACTCTACATGGAAACAATATTTCTTATTTTTATCAAATATAAGCTCTTTTGAATTATTATTTATAGGTTTATCTTCTAAATTATCTAATGATAAAATTCCCGCGTCTGAATAAATATCACCTTTATCTATATCAAAAAATATTTTTCCTTCAAATTCTTTAGGTTTACCACCTTGAAAACTTGATTTTGTTTGTATTGTTCCTATAACGTCATTTATAATATCATTTCCATATATATTTTCTTTTTCTATGGATTTAACATCTACTTCTATTTTATTGCAACTATAAGGAAATACAACATATTCCTCACCTTCTACTTTAACGATGCCTATGTATTCAGTTTCTGGCTCTACGATTAATCCGTTGCATACACTTGTCCAAGTAAATTTCTTGCCATTATAAAGATAATACTTATTTTCACTAAAGATATATAGTGATTGTAAATCAAATTTATCTAACATATTATATAACCCCCCATTTTATTACTTTATATTTTTGATTTCTATAATATTCGTTAATACTGTATTAATTATTTTTAATCTGTAATTTCAACTTCATAATTGTATAAAGCATCATATAAGATTGTTGGTATTAAATCTTTGTAATAATCAGCTACTTGTTTTATATTCTTTTCTTTATAGTATTTATAAACCTCAAATGCTTTTTCTTGGGTATCATAAGTTCCCAAATATTCATTTTTAGATTTTCTATTTTTTGGATTTATTAAACTACAATGTACTATATATTTACCATTTTTATCACAAAATGTACCTATAGCCGATTTACCTCTATCATTCTGTCTTTTAACAAATAAACTATTAATCGTTTTGGGGACATAAATACAGGTATCGGGTGAATATAGTTTATTATGCTTCACCAATATATCTTTATCAAGACACATTTGTTGACCTTCTATTTGATAGAAATTATATTCATCCCATTCTCCAAAGTTTTGAAAATTGTGAAATTCTTCACTGACACTGCAATTTATATAAGTAGGTTTTTCTTCGTGATATTTTGAATCGTAACATCTTTGTAACATATTTTTCCAAGTTTTATATACTCTAGTATTTTTACCATTTTCTTTTGATTTATATTTTCCTTCACCAATATAACCAATTCCCAACACCTTAGGCTCATAAGGACATTTAATTAAACCATTTTTAAAAGATTGATATGTTGCTCCTTTAAAAGTCCAATTATATTGAGGAAAATAAATATCAATATCTAATGCATTTCTATACTTCGCAATTACCATCTCACTACCAAAGTTATTTGTATTTCTTAATCCAATTTTTATTTTATACATCTGCTTTCCCCTTATACATTATTTTATTAATTATTTTTAAACTTCTAAATCAAATCCCCTTAAATGATTATAATAACTTTCTCTTTTATCTGCTCTGTCTAACACATCCACTCTACATTGAAGAAAATCTATAACCTTTTCTAAAAAATCATCATCAAAATCTTGATTAATTTCTTTACAATATATAGCGTCTTCTTCTACGCTATTTGCTACTATTTCGTACGCTTCTTTAACATTCATAGTACCTAACATATTAATTTCCCCCTTTATTTTATCTTTTGTATATTATTATACTTCCATGCACCAATTAGCATAAACGATGTAACATTCACCTTTATCATTAAAACAATAACCTGCTTTTTCACTTATAACTTTAACAACTTCTTTACCATCTATTTCTTTTTCCCATCCACTCAATTCTCCTAAATGTTTGGGAATTAACTCTTTACAAAATACATATTGTTTTCCTACTTCAAACTCTTCTACTTTATCTCCTAAGCACATACATTGACTAGGTAAAATTATTTTCTCTTCACCGTTTTCTTCTATTACGCCTGCAAGTTCATCTATTATTGTTACTAATTCTCCTTTGTATATATAATTTTTGTCTTTGTTAAATAAATCTATATTTTTCATATTACCAGCTCCTTTTATTTATTATATATTAAGTATATCATAACCAAATTATCTTTGTCAACTGTTTTATTAATTATTTTTTATATTTTTTATTAATTTTAATTTCGATTCATCATAAGCTAAATATCCATTGTCTATTGATAAAGCATAAAACGGTTCACATATTCCTTGAGTATCACAACTATCAATAACAGTTGCTACTTCTCCTGTTTCTATTATTTGGACTTTATCACCTATTTCAAATTTCATATTTACCACTCCTTTTTTGTTTTATGTATTAAGTATATCATACCCTTTACTATTTTGTCAACATATTTATTAATTATTTATAAATTTTATAATATGCTATTAAATCATACGCACCTCTAGTCCCTCTACTCATATACCATTCTTTAAACTGCTCTTTGCTTATACAATTATATATCCTAATGACTTCTGAATCTGGTATATTTTCAAATAACACATTGTTACATAAAAAAGTTTTAAATCCTTCGTAGTTATATTTACTATATAGATTATTTATCGAAATACCACCTCTTTGTATTTCTAGTTTTATATTTCTAATTCTTTCTTTATTTTTTTCGATTATATTTCCCCCTGCACAGTTCATAGGTTTAATTATCATTTTATTCATCCCCCTTGTTTTTATCTTATATATACATTATATGATATTTATTATAATTTATCAACTGTTTTATTAATTATTTCTAAAATTAAATATGAATAATAGTAAACCAAATATTATACTCAATTCTATCATACCACCTATGCATATTATATATTTCATATTTATCACCCCTTTTAATATAATAATAGTACATATTGATATATTTGTCAATAAGAATGAGTAAAAAAATAGACTAGAATTATCTAGTCTTAATATTATTTTATTATCTATTAAGATTTATTAGTTTACTTGCCCATTTTTTATCACCAGTCAAAAATTCAAATAATTCATTTAACCCTTTTTCTTCTTCAAATTCTTTAATTCTAATTACAGTAAATATTTCATTAGGTTTCAAATTATCATTTTCTCTTTCTGCCCAATCATCTTCATCATAAAACTTATAATCTTCTTTTGATTCAGCATGTTTCCATTTATCAAATATATAATTTAATATTTCATTCATTCTTTTATTATCTTTTTCTTTATCTTTATGACCACTTTCTTCATCATATTCTATTATTAATTTACAAGATGGAATAAAATAATCTAATCTATAATTTAATACAGTATATTGAGTTTTAATTTGATTTTCATCAAACCATGCAAGCAATATTTTATGTATTAATAATTCTTTTCTTATATGGGTAGATGCAATATTAATATGTTCTATCTCATAATTTGGATTTAATTCTTTTATAGCATGACTATATGCTCTAACATCATGTATATTATTATCTCTTAGCCATTCTAACCCCTTTATAGATATCTCATATGTTCTATTCATCTTACCACTTTTATCCTTATATTCATTCGACTTAAAATACTCTTCAGTGTTAAACCCTAGTGTTTGCAACGTTTTTACTTCTTTTGTTATCTTCTTTAATAAATCAGATTTATCTATTGTTTTTCTATTACCTTCCATTTCTCTTAATTCATTAATTTTATCACACAATTGCACGTGATTCATTTTACATTCTTTTAATTCTAACATATTCATCATTCTCCTTTTTATTTATTATTTTTATTGATATTTCATTAACTTTATTAATTATTTTTATTCTACACTCAATTTACATCAACTCCTTTCTTATATTACTGTATTAACATTAGAATATCAAAAATTACCTATAAACAAAAAAAGAAACTAGAGAAAAACCTCTAATTTCTTGAAGAGTTCGTTCCATAATATAAATGGTGATACTTAAATGATAGTTCATTAGCATTCATATTGTATCCATTTATATCAAGATAATTTTTTGTATTTTGTATAGTCCATATAATATTATCTAATACTTGTAATACAAACATATCATGAATGATTCCAGACTGATATATTCCTGTAGCCGTTAAGGTAACATTTAATCCTCCATGTTGTAATTCCTTTGTTAAAACAGTTAATTTTCCACTTAAATTACTACGTTTCATTGGGTCTAAACCATTATTAGTATATTTATTACATAATGTTTTGAATAAATATTCACTATTCATATTTAAATCATAATAAAGCACATTTCTACTTCTCGTTGTATTAACATATACTTCTTGTTCTATTGTATCTTTAACTAATTCTTTCATTATATCATCACATAGTATTTTATTTCCATTTACATTAATATAACTGTAGTCTTCAGCTACGTCAGAAACCTTAATTTCTAATAGGTCTTTGAATTTCTTACCTAATACTTTATTAAATATCATGTATATTAATAATTTGTCTTGTGCATTTATAAGTGAATTAATTATATCTAATATTTGAGTTTTTGTGAAGTATTTAGATTCGTCAAAGTATAAACATTTTTCCATTAATTCATCTTCTTTTAAATCATATTTGATATTTTTATTATCTAATATTTCTTTTAAAATTCTAAATCCATCGTAGAAACTACTTCTATTAATTGTCTTTAGATTTTTTATAGCAAAATCTTTTATTTTTTCTTCATTTATATTTTCTATACCGACCTTATCAATTAAATCATTCACTTTATTTTCCATTCTATTCATTTTAATTTGTTTATCACACATCTTAGTCATTTTAACTCCTTCCTTAGTTGTCTGCCTTGCTTATTATAACATATGATATCCTTAATGACAACTAACTTTATTAATTTTTCTTTTTATATATTATATACAAATTAGAGTTTAAATATTCACAATTTATTAATTATTTTGAAAATGAGCAAAAAAAATAAGAGGTTTTATGCCTCTTGAAAGTAACGATTATTTAATTCTGTTTTTAATTACCCTTTATTAATTATTATCAAACTCATCTAAAGTAATCATGTTATCAAATCTTTTTTTTATTCTTCTTTCCCATTCGCGATTCATCACATCAAACATACAACTCATACCAAATAACTCTTTACATTTATTTTTTAAATCTTCATTCGTACATATATTATAACACGCAGGCGTATTTATTTTACATTCTTCACAATTCATTGTATCAACCTCCTTTATTAATTATTTTTATTATCATAAGTGATATAGCTACTTCTTTACAATAATTATACCACTTATGATATATTTGTTAATAGTTACTTAATTAAATATTGGATTAGATTCCACTATATCCTTTCTGTCACCTTCTGACTGATGGTAATAAGTTGAGAATGTAACTCTAGTACTACTATGCCCAAGTATTTTAGCTACCTTTTCAATAGGTATATTATTTTGTACTAAACTACTACAACACATATGACGAAAACTATGAGGAGTGAGATGATTTATTCCCATATCTTGACATAATGTTGTAATTACTTTCTCAAGCCCTCCCTCGCTAATTCTAGTTCTATAACTTGATATAAATAAACTATCATCTTTTGCTTTAATTTTTAATCTTTCTGATAAATATTTTCGATATAATTCTAATGTGCTTGAATTTAGATTACATTCCTTAATAGTATTTCCTTTTTGTCTTACTTGAAATCTACCATATTCATCTATAGAATCTATGTTTAAACTTCTTAGTTCCATATTTCTTAAACCACAACATAACATTACGTCTATCATCAATGTATCTCGTAAATTTTTAAATGAAGGTTTGTTATTATATTTATTTTTCATAAAGTTTCTTATTTCTTTAACTTTATTTATATCTACATTGTATTTCTTTCCTTGTATAGGAAGTTGCTTTAGCTCCTCACTTGCATTAAAGTTTACCAATCTAAATGCAACAAGGTAACCATAAAATGATTTACAACTAGCTATTCTTCTATTAAGACTTTGATTAGATAACCCTTCATTCTTTTTTTTGTTTAACCAATTTTGTAATTGGATTATAGTAGAATTTTGTATATCATCTATTCTTTTAAATCCACAATACTCAATCATTTCCTTTACTACTGGAATATATGATTTAATACTTTTAGGTGATAAGTTTTTAATCTCTTGTAGGTATTTAATATAACCATTTATTAATCTTTCCATATCATTATTAACCATCTTTTTTCCTCCCTTTTAATATCTCATATATATATAAGTATATATTACATGGTATATTTTGTCAATGGTTTTTATTAATAATTTCCATAATCTTTTTTGAATCATATAAAAATAGATTAGAATAAAATCCAGTCTGCAAGTTTATTAATTATTTTCTTTTCTTAACTTTTCTATTATTTTTATTTGCCCTATACCTGTTATTAATGTTTTAATTCCAAATTTACTACCATACGGAGTATTATAACTGTATTCTATTATTTCAAAATAACCATTGTCAATATACTTCTGATAAGGTTTATTATCTTTCATTAAATATTTATTATCTCTCAACCATTCAAACAGTTTATTTCTTCCTAGTTTGATTCCTTCGTCTTTTATAAGTTTTGCAAAGTCGCCTATAGAAATACTATCTGATGTTTTTGAAATGGTTTCAGCAAAATCAACTAAAGGTTTATCCTCTTCTATCTTACCTAATAATGGTTTTGTTGCTTCTTCTACTTCTATTTTTACTAATTCCTTATGTGCGTTAACGACTTCTAAAGAGTCCTCACTAAATAATTGTAATTGCAATTCTTCTTTTCTTGTTAGTTGCGACACTTGTTTTTTATATCTTTCTTCAAATTGAATTAAATATCTTCTATAATCTTTTGATTTTTGCTTTAGCGTTTCATTCGCTCTTGGTGATGCTCCAGCAACTAAACATATTTCTTTTGCAATCTCAAGTTTTAATATGTAATCTGTTTTAGTTTGTCCTGTTTTTGAAAGCTCGTCTTTAAAAACGTGCTTATAAAAATCTTTTTCAGTAGCATCAACTGAATTTAAACTGTTTTTAATCCAATGTGAAAAATCAGCTTGTACTCCTAAACCCTTATGTAATTCTCTACCATTTACAACCTTTTCTCCTTTGTTAGTTTCATATATAGGAATAAATTCTTCTACACTTTCTATTAATTTTAATTCATTCATTTTCTATTCCCCTTTTTATTAATTATTTTATTATACGAAATCTTGGATTTTCTCTTCTGAAATTTTCTATCACATCATATATGTCCCATCTGTTAAAATCTGACACTAAACTCATTATCCCTACTCCAATATCAAATATAAAATTATGCGTATCACATTCCATTATAAAATGTTTCACTTGTTCATGATTCATAGGAGTGTTTAATCCAATTTCTTCAACTTCTTTCATACAACTATAATAATCTTTTGTTTCTAATTTATATCCATCATACTCTTTATCTATTGGAAATAATCCATATACTTCATTTGGCGTTAACTCTTCTAATAAATACATTGTTATATTAGGTAGTGAGTAACTAAATATGACGGAATCTAATTTTTCTATATTATCTTCGTTTGATGATACGTGACGATAAACCATACTACTACTTAACATTATATTCAAATTATTATATCCAACTTTTTTAAACAAGTTATACAATTTTGCTAATGCTTTTAATCTACTATCATTATCTTTATATGAATTCCTTAGATTTATTAAAAAATCAAATACTTCATTCCATTCAGTATTAAATCTAATAGCTAAATTATAAACTCTATCTATTTCATTATATGTAAACGGAATAATATCGTCCTTATGTATCTCTCTATCTATTTTTATTTTTTCAATAAGTTTATTTTTTCTTTTTTCTTCTAATTCCCCACCTACAGCTCTATATTTCCATAACTCACCTAATAGCATAGAATCATAAAATAAATTTCCGTAATTATTTTTCATAATATATCTCCTCCCTTTTATTATTAATTATTTTTATTATCATTTTAATTCTTTTACTCATCTTTTTACATATTTTAATCACGCCCTTTCTTTATTTATATATTAACATAGATATTATATAAATTACCTATGATTAATATTTTCCATAATCTTTTTTGTTCTTTATATGATAAAAGAAGGTGATTTCTCACCTCCCTGGTTAATTATTTTTTATTGCAATTTACCATTTAATGACGTATAGCTTCGTCTAATTCTTCTTGTGTAGGTTCTTCGTCTTCGCCATTCCATCTAAAGAAATCTTGCAATATTGCGTCATCATTATATTGACAGAATTCACAATCTACATCCTCATTACTGCATCTACCTTCAAATTCACAAATTTTAAACATATTATATCCCTCCTAATTAATTATTTTTTATATCATTTTTAATTTCATCGAAAGAATATCTTTTGCCATTGTCAATTTTATCCCTTTCTTCTATTATCTTTGATATTTCTTTATCTTCTTCTATATCTTCTAACCAACTTTTAAGTTCATTTAATTGACTTTTATATATGAAATTATAATTTTGTCTTTTTTGTATTTCTTTTGTTGCAAATGCAATACTTTCAGCTTCATAAGACATATCATTTATATCTTTTTCTCTCCAATTATGCATTATACCTTCTATTCTGCTAAAATTATGTTTGATTTCTTTATTATTACTTTCTATTCTTTCTTCTAACTCTTTTATTTTTCCTTCAATTATATTTTTCATAATTACCCCTCCTATTTATCTTTATATACTAATCATATCATAATTTACTATCATTTGTCAACACTTTTATTAATTATTTTTACTATCATTCATCATTATATTATTTAATTTAATATATTTTTTTTCTTTATTATCGTATATTTTTAATTCTCCACAATCAGCTCCATGTCTACCATATAGTAATAATTCAATTATCTTCCCTTTGGATAATCTATCTCTAACTCCTACAAGTTTATTACATTTAGTGCAATATATATGGTATTTATGATAATCCTTTTCAAGCTCTAAATTGGATTCAAAGAATTCATCATCATTTACTCCGTATTTATGGCAACATTCTTTCCACTCTTCCCCATGGCTTGTACTTTTTTTATGTTTCTTGTCAGACAATAGATGTAAAAGTTCGTGATTTATAATATGTTTTATAGTGTTATCGTCATAACAGTTAATACGTTTGGCAAATTTAAACTTAACAGGTTCTACAAATTCTCCACTTCTTTTATATATGCCAGAGAAGTAACCTAGACTATTTTTAAGTCGTCCGTCTATGGTTATTGGAATTGTATCAATTACATCTCCTATTACAATTCTGTCTTCTTCGTCTAAAGTAGAAACAAAATTCTTCATATAACTTCTTATTTCTTTTTCTCCTATTCTATTAATATTTTTCCCCATCATTTTAACCCCCTTGATATTATTTATTAATTATTTTTACTATCATTTCAAGAGCTGGAAGGTTATTTAAAACCCTCCTTAATTGTTGTCTTTCTTCATATATTCAAAATCCCTAATTCTATATTTGACTTCGTATCTCATGTTATGCAATATCTCTGAAAGACCATCAGTTAAATCTTCCATTGTATTTTCTTTATCAATATCTACTATATCATTTAATAAATAATCAATCATAATTAATTTTTTTTCTATCTTTTTTCTTTCGTCACGCGTTAAATATCTAGCAGTAGCATAGATACATTTTTCTTCTTGTTCATATTCACAATTACCTCCCCACATCTTATTATAATCACAATTTACACATACATTTTTATCCATAATAATTATCATCTCCTTATATAAATAATATCATGTTTAACCATCATTGTCAAGAGTTTTATTAATTATTTGTAGTTAGTAATTAAAACTTCTATGCTCTTATGTCCATTATCTTTTTTATGGTAATTACAATTTGAATAATCATAATCTAAGTAGTTTACATTATAATTTTTGCTCCAGTTTATTAATATTTCGTTTTTACTTCCATTATGTTCTAATACATTAGATATTGCAAATTTTATACCTTTTTCATTTAATCTGTCACATAATGATAATAATTCTTTTTCAGTTTCTTCATTCCAACCTGTATTGTAAGTAGCTTCTGTTACTAAGTATGGTGGGTCTAAATATACAAAGTCATTTTCTCCTAATTTGTTAATATCTAAAGATATAAAATTTTTATTTGTAAATTCTATATCTTTTTTCTGAATTGCATTTGAAAAATCTTTAAATTTTTGTTTTAAACTTGGATTAAAATTTCTTTTCCCAAAAGGCATATTAAATTTTCCTTTCTTATTAAATCTTACTTGATTATTAAAAGAATGGGCTAATAAAGTATAAAGTACATACCATTCTTTATTACCATCATTGTAAGCTTTTCTTAATTCTAAATAACCTTCTTTGTTTTCTTTACTTAAATCATATTCGTTAATTATTTTTTCTATCATTTCGATAGCTTTCTCTGTATTATTATTTTGTATTCCTTTATATGTATTTATTACTTGAGTGCATAAATCATTGGCTATTATTTTATTAGCATTAACATTCACTGCTACATTACAACCACCTGTAAATAAATCTACAAAAGTGTTTATATTTTTTGGAAATAGTGGTAATATTTGATTTAATAATTTCCCTTTTCCGCCTGTGTAATTCATTGGACTTTTAATATATTTTTCCATCATTCAATCCCTCCTATTTGTTATCTTACTTATATAATAACACACTTTATATTTTATTGTCAACAACTTTTTTAATTATTTTATTAATTATTTTTAAGAGCTGTGAGTTTTAAAGGATAACTCACAAAACCTTCAATTTTATCCTATTAATTTATATTGATTTTGTAAATTTTCAAGTACTATTAAGGTATCTGAATTTCTTTTAGTATACCAACATTTTTTATTTCTATTCCATTTGAATCCAAATTGTTTCAACATGTTTCTAAAATTTTCCGATGGTTTACCTTCAAAATATAATTCTATTCCATTTTTTTCAAAGTTTTCTACTATATCAAATTTATCACTATTATTTTTATTATTTTTTTCTGTTGTCTTTTTAGATTTTTTAACTTTTCTTTCAACCACTTTAACTGTCTCGTCATAATTACCAAGTTTTAAAGATGGATAGAAATTAACGCTAAAATAATCTATTTGAGAGTCACAATCAGAATATCTATATTGATTTATTATTTCCCAAACTCTTGCAACTAATTTTTTGCCATATATTGATAGTTCTGGATATTCGATATACGGTGATATTTCATAATTGATTATATTTTTATCATCATTTGCATAAACACTTTTAGGAGTTTCTTTCACAATTACAGTTAAACTACAACCACCAGAAAATTCATTTTTTGTAACACTAAATTTGCAGTCTGGAAATTCTTCTTTTAATTGTTTTCTAACTAATTTTGCTATTGTTTTAATATCTAAATCTCTATTATATTTGTCACCCTTCCAACCATTTGCAGTATAAAATTCATTTCTTGTGCTTTCTGCTGTTTCCTCTGTTTTTATATTATCTCTATTTTTCCAAATAGGAAATAACATATCATACTCATTATTGATAGCTTTCATTACTTCAACGTCTCCGCCTTTGTCCGGATGATGTTTAAAAGCTAGTTTCTTAAATTGTTTCTTTAAGTCTTCTAAAGAGTTTATATTTTTAAAATATTTCATATCATTTATCCCCTTTCAATTATCTTACTTATATTATAGAACTTAACTCATATAAAAGTCAAGTGCTATCTTATTAATTATTTTCAAGAGCTGGAGGGAATTAATCCCTTACCATTTATTACAGTATTCGTCATCATCGTATTTGTTTAAGTATGAAGTCTTTGAAGTCATCTTAAAATCGTATTCATTATCTACATCATTTATTTCTATTATATATTTTTTTCTGTTATAAGATACTTGTATATCAGTAGCTCCAAAAGGAATATCATCTAATACTTTTTTAATGTTGTTATAATTTAGTTTTTCTATTGATTTATCCCAACAACCTATTGTAAAACCTTCCTTATTTAATTTCTCTTCAATTCTTTGTTTATTTGCTTTCATAATATCAACCCCTTTTATTTATTATTATGCTTTAATTATATCATACATCATTTTATTTTGTCAAGAGCTTTTTATTAATTATTTTTATAATCTTTTTAAAAATTTTTATTTATTACTATAGTTATATAGTATCATATTTAATTTTATAAATCAATAATAAATATAAAC